ATATAACTTTTATCAATTCGGCGATGTTAATGAATCTGCTTATTCTGCTTCGACTCCTTCTTGGGTTGTTCAAATTGGCACACGTATAGGGTCAGTTAAAAAAGTATATATAAATGGAAACCTTGGTACAACACCTTCATCCACTTCTTACGATGTTTCTGTTACTACAGTTACAATTGGGAAAGGTGATAATTTTGCGATAACTGGTGAAATTGGAGAAATTATGATCTACACAGGCACAATGAGTGATACAAGCAGACAATCGCTAGAAAGTTATTTAGCCCAAAAATGGAGTTTAACTGCTTCGCTTCCCGGCGGTCATTCACACTTAACGCAAAGAGCGGGGGCTATAACGACAGTAGCAAATACTAAATTTAGTATGGTGGGAGTACGACGCGCAATTACAGCAACAGGAGGAACAGTTACAACAAGTGGAGGGTTCAGAATTCATTCATTTACAAGTATCGGAACAACAAATTTTGTTCTAACATCACCATCTTCAATTACAGCACAAGTCTTGGTTGTGGCAGGTGGAGGTGCTGGTGGCTATGATGATGGTGGTGGCGGCGGAGCAGGAGGAGTTATTTATAATGCTGCGTTTACAATTACATCTGGAACATATGGAGTTGTTGTTGGTAATGGAGGTACATCAAATGGAGCAAGTGGAGGAAATTCAGTATTATCTTCACTGACAGCTGTTGGTGGAGGTGGGGGTGCTAATGGTAACGGAAATGGGAGTACTGGAGGAAGTGGAGGAGGTATTGGCTGGGGAGTAGCAAATGGATCTACACCAGGATCTGGAACAGCAGGCCAAGGCTTTGCTGGTGGTAGTGGAACAACGGCTCCTAATTATGCTGTTGGAGGTGGTGGTGGTGCCGGCGGTGTTGGCGGAACAGGGTCGGGTATAACTCCGGGTAATGGAGGAATTGGAGTAAGTCATACAATTGCTGGGACAACGTATAACGTTGGTGGCGGAGGTGGAGGAGGTCTAGCTGTTCAAAATACAAATGGAACGAACTCAACAGCATCTTTTGGCGGTGGTAATGGTGCTGGACGTGGATCAAGTGCGGCAGTCGCAGGTTCCCCAAATACTGGAGGAGGAGGTGGCGGTGCTAATAACATGCAGGCACCTAATGGTGCTTTTGGTGGAACAGGTCTTGTAATTATTGCTTATTCGATATAATAATGCGTTGTCTGAATTGGTATATTCTGCTGTTGAAATAGGATGTCTATTACAACAACACCATATTTTAGACCCACTGCTATTTCAGGTTGCGCACTTTGGTTTGATGGAACGGATTCAAGCACAATTACACTTTCATCTGGTTCATTAACGCAATGGAATGATAAATCGGGAAACGGGAGAAATCTAACCGCCGTTTCAGGTTATGCTAATGCGACAGTTTCATCCGCTTTTCAAAATGGATTGAATGTTTTTAATTTTTCGGGAAATGGACTTTATCGAACTGCTGGAGGTGCCGTTGTTTATCCGCAGGATTGTTATATAGTTTTAGCATTAAAAAGTACAACTGCTCATGTTGATGTTCTTGGAATGGGTGATACTGGCAATGACAATTTTAACAGTTTAACTTTCGGTGAATATAGTGCTAGTCGCTGGCATAATGGTTCAAGTGGTTTTGGCCGAACTCCTAATTGTGTTTCTTCAACAACTGAAACATCCACCTCATTTCTTTTAATGCAATGGTCTATTGCTAATAATAATTTTCTTCTTCGCAGAAATGGCTTGCAATTAGTTCAAACAGCAAGTTATACCTATGGTTTTAGTAATCCTTCTACATCTGTTTTTCAAATTGGATTTCGTCATACAGATAGATCACAAGCCAATTTCAGTGGTTATATTGGTGAAATTATTGTTTTTAATAGCCAACTTGGCACTACACAGCAACAACAAGTGGAATCATATTTGGCCCAAAAATGGGGATTAACTGGGTCTTTACCTGGCGGTCACCCTAGTCTGCGTACAATAATTTATAGAGCACCACGAGCAATCACTCTTACAATGACGCCTTTTTTTACGGGATTTACACCAAGGCAGATTCCGGGTTTGGGACTTTGGCTGGATTCTACTGATTCTAGCACAATATCATTTAGTTCCGGTTCAAATGTAAGTCAATGGCGTGATAAATCGGGTTCATCTAATCATTTTAGTCTAACAAGTGGAACAACTACAACCATTTTGGATAATGGAAAAACTGTTATAAACTTTCCTTCCGGTGCCATTATGACTTCTGCTAATCAAATTACTTTTACAACTTCATCGGCATTTTACATTGTGTCTCGTTTAACTACTACCAACTCCATTGTTATGTTATTAGGATTTACAAATTTAGCAAATGGTGGTGGTAGTGGTGGAGATTTTTCAATTCGTTTTGTTTCATCGGCTTTACATGGAACAATTGCTCAAGGAAATGGTCAAGATTTTGCTAATAGAACATATTATGTAAATGGATCATTTGATCCTTCTTTTGGAAGCAATGTCTACCTGAATGTATATTCAATTATTGGTACAGTTGCTCCACTTATAGGTGGAACTTCATTCTTAACATTATCAAGTAATTTTATGAGTCGTTTTTTTATTGGATATATTGCAGAATTTCTCTATTATCCAGCAGGTGTCACTAGTACACAACGCCAGCAGATTGAATCCTATCTAGCCCAAAAATGGGGTTTAGATTCATCTCTTCCCGGTGGTCATTTACACTTAACTCAGCCAGCAGGTGCTCGTACAGCCCTTTCACTGGCAAATTCAAAATTTTCTTTTACACCGATATTTTCATACATATTAAAATATACATATACAGGTTCAAATCAATCTTTTGTTGTTCCATCCGGAATTACGTCTGTAAATGTATATATGTGGGGAGCTGGAGGCGGTGCTGGTCTTGGAGGAGGCGGTGGAGCGGGTTGTTATGTACAGGGTGTTCTTCCAGTAATTCCTGGTGAAACTCTAACAATTGTAGTTGGACAAGGAGGTGGAAATAAACAACGTTCCTTTGGAAAAACATATGGAGGCGGCGGACAAGGTGGTGGTCCTGATAACGGTCGCTCAGATACACCAGCTTCACAAGGAGGTGGACGCTCTGCGATTGTTCGGTCTTCAACTGATCTTGTAACGGCTGCTGCTGGAGGCGGAGGTCGCGGTGCTCGTGGCGGCCGAGGAAGACTTGTTACAGGTGAAAATGGAACAGGTGTAGTAACTGGAGGAAGCCAAAGCGCTGGTGGAACAAACAATGGTGCCATATATTCAGGTGGAAATGCTAATCAAGATAATTCTGCTGGTGGCGGCGCAGGATATTATGGTGGCGGTGGAGGTGGTCAAGATCAAGCAGGTGGAGGTGGATCATGCTTAACATCAAATCTATCGTTACTAACAGGCGAATCAACTTTTGGAACTGAAAGTTCAAATGGGGTTCTAGCACCTCAAACTTCTTCTCCGTATTATAATTCAGATGTTGCTTTTGGTGCTACTTCATCATACGGATATAATTATGGTTCGGGTGGAAATGGACTAGTTGTAATTAGTTTTGCTAGTAAATCAACGGTTGCCAGTTTAACATATTCTCGTCTTATTTTATCGGCTTGGTTTGGTTCAGTAGCATACAGATTTGGACTTGATGTAACTACAGTCGTAAATAATGCCTTTGGAGGAAATCCGAGCAATACAATTACACTCAATGTTGCTACACTTACAAATCCACAAATTGGGACAACAAAGTTTACTTATATTGTTTACATGTTTAATGGTATACAGAAATTCTCTTCACCATATGCTGAAGGAACTGTGCTAACTTTTTCTTCTTTAATTTAAGAATCCGCTGCTTGAGTTGCCAACTCATCCGCCAAGTTATTTCCTTGTGCCTCGTAGCTGTTTCCAGTCTGATGCCCTTTCACATGCTTTATTTCCAGCAGTGGCTTGATTTCCGTGTACAAAGCGACCATAGGCTCAATAATGTCTAAATGAAGAACAGGCTTGCCATCCGCTTTCTTCCAGCCCTTCTTTTTCCATCCAGCAGCCCACGTAGTAATACAATTTATAGAATACATACTGTCTGTATAAATTGTAGTTGGGTTTTGTCTTTCTTTTACGATTCGTAAGGCATGATAAAATGCCTGAAGTTCGGCGCGCTGATTTGTTTGTGGTTCATCCGGCTGGAGTTTTTCGGAAATTCGCTTGAATATATATCCATCTATGAGTACTGCTACACCATAGCCTGCTCTTGCGCCCCGCTGTCCATTGCCTCTAGTAGATCCATCACAAAAAATGTCAGTTTTCATCTAGTACCTACTCTATTATGAGTAGGAGTCTTTAGACTAATTAAGTTAAGATAGAACTTTCTTAATCTTATCAGCAACTGCTCCATCCGGTGAAGGAACACATGTCAAACAATGATAATAATAAGAAGTAGCCGACTTGGCAGCCTTTCCATCTTTCCCACCCGCTCCGCAATGCTGGCAGCACTTATTTGGCCGATACTCTTCAATCCATTCCGCGTGGTTTCTAGCAAGATGAGTCTTCAGATTTCCCTTGTTTGTTGACTTGACCGGACAGAATGGACAATCATAATTCTTAAGCATTGCTGCTGACTGAGTGTGTAGAATCAACTTATCGGCGTGGTTATTCTTAATGTGCTGGTCTAGGAGACCTTTCTGATAGGTTGAATAGTTGTCGCAATATTTACATACGTGGTCCATAGTTTTCTCATGGACGCGCTTAATGTGATAATGCATAGTGCTTGCCTTATCTGCTGGTACACGGAGGCTACATTGACTGCAGCAGATTTCATTTTGATTATTTCGATGATACATCTGCTTTTGTTTCCGGCGCGCATAGGCTTCAATTTTTTAGTGTGTTTAAACATAAGGAACAAACGGTAAGGAATAAGAAGGATGAAGATTGCGATTGTTACGCTCTGTATCGGCCCTGATTATACACGAGCAATGGAAATTGGTTTTCAAAGCAAGAGGGAATATGCTAAGCGACATGGATATGATTTTATTCTCGGCGGCGAAGAGTTCTGGGACCGCACCCGTCCTATTCCGTGGTCTAAGATTCCCTTCTTTCTTTCAGTTCTTGACAAATACGACTGGATTTGGTTTTCGGATGCGGATAGTATTGTAACCAATCCTGATATTCGGCTAGAGGATTTGATTTCGGGAATCTTTGCTTCGGATCTGAAGAAAGACGCCGCCTGGTGGCAAGATGGTTGCGGAAACATTAATAGTGGACAGATTCTAGCACGTGGTAAATCGGCTGTTGTTCAGCGCTGGCTCAAAGAAACAGGCGAACAGACAGATTTGCTATATCACGGCTGGTGGGAGAATGCTGGAATGATTCGGGTCTGGCAGCGGGATGCGGAGATTCAAGCAGGAATTGAACTTCGCCGGGACTTCAAGTGTATCAATGCCTATCTCTTTCCCACTGAAGGGCGGGAGGCTTGGTTGCCCGGCGATTTTGTTCTTCATTTGGCGGGTGTCTATGAGCCTAATAATATCTGCCGATTTATGAAATATGCGCAGAAGTGTGTTGCTGAGAACACACGGCCAGATATGGGCCTCATGATGGAATGGATTAGAAACCCCCCTGCTTCCCTAAAAGATGCTACTCTATAATAGAGGATGGACAGTCATTTTTATATTGCACTAGCACATGCCCTTGTTATTGCTCCCACTTTGATTTATATTGGCTTAGCTCGGGAAAAGTTGCCGCCATCTGCTTACATGGCTATCGGTGCAGCCGGTATTGGTATTTTCTTCCATCACGCCTACAAATTCTACAGTCGCGCAGATTACGAAAGTGGCTGGGTCAATTTAATTCACATTCTGCTTATTGCTCCGCTCCTTATGGTGATTGGCTGGTACGGAAAACAGACCAGTCGTCGCTTCTTTGAGATGCTTCTAATGTTTGGATTTGCAGCACTCGGATACCATGGACTAACAGTTGTAAAGACACTGTCAAATCTTACAGAATAACCCCCGTAAACTTTAGGGACAATGAAATGGGATAAGATAATTTTCATTTGTGTAGCACTGGCTGCTCTTTCATTTTTCGTCAGTGAAAGACCACCATATCTCTTGAGTAAACCCCGAGCAGAATTGGATGCTCTGCCTTATTGGAATGAATCCGATATATATGCGCCGACTGTGTCTGGTAAATGTATTGTCTGGATAACGAATGGATATCCACCGTATTGGGCATCCGGTAATGAAATGTGTACACACGCAATGAATCAGGCTTTGATAGCACGAGGGCACGAAGTTTGGGTGGGTGTTCCCGGTTTCCCTCCTGTTATGTACGAAGGTGTCCGGTGTTTTGACTTGCGTAATCGGGATATGCTGGATATTTTGTTGCCCCGGACACATGTTATCGGTGCTTGTACATTAATTTATAAGCGCGCGGCTGTTCGTCTAGCAAAGAAATTCCAAACGGCTTTCTTGGATTGTATTCACACATACGCTATTAAACGAACATACTGGAATGATTTAGGGCCGCTGGGCGACCGATTCTGGGTTGTTTTCAATACAACCTGGATGCGGGATTATTACAAGGAAGACTGGAAGGACCAATCTATTATGCTACATCCTCCCGTTGATTGGAAAATGTACACGATTCCTACAGAGCAGCGAAAACCCACATTTGTAACACTTATAAACTGTAATGCAAATAAGGGCGGGAAGCATCTTGTAGAAATTGCGTCGCGGGCTCCCGACATTAAATTCATGGGTGTGCTGGGCGGATATGATAAGCAAATAACGGATAAGAGTTATGAAAATTTAACCTATTATCCGCATACGCCGAATATTAAGTCAGTCTATGAAAAAACGTGGGTATTGCTAATCTTAAGTGAATGGGAAACCTACGGACGAGTGGCGATTGAGGCAATGTCTTCCGGCATTGTGGTCATTGCTTGTCCCCTGACTGGAATTAAGGAGGCGTGCGGAGATGCGGCAATTTATCATGAACGAGATGATATTGCTGGAATCATTGGAACTCTCCGGCGTCTTCGTAAAGATACAAAGTTTTATCAGGAAATGTCTTCAAAGGGCGTTGAGCGTGCTAAGAGCATGAATACAGCAGCGGATATGGAAGTCTTCTGCGTATGGTTTGAAGAAAAGGTGGTAAAAAGCAGCATACCTCTGGAGAGTCGTCAGCCTACAGCCTTAGGACTTCTTGAAAATTGTTTACCGATGGACCAGTCATAAAAATCTTTGCCCTTAATATAATGCCGGCTACAGGATCAAAAGCTCAGGTTTTTCACGGAACTGCTGTCCACACGAGCGGTGGTTTAACAAAGAAGGACCTTGTCCTCAATAAGCACGGACGTATCGTAAGCCGTCGCAAGATGATGCTCGGCAAGAAGGCGGTCAAGCACTTGTTTGCGTCCGGCTACAAGCCCAAGAAGGGCACGTTCAAGCTCTTCCACAAGGCCAAGAAGGGCACGCGCAAGGCCGGCAAGCGTTTCTTTTAAATTGGCGGATATCTATCCTTTGTATTAAAGTATAATAATAGTATCTATTACAAATGGATCCTATTGATTTTAATATATATGAACCAACCGATTTATGCACTATTATGAGAAAAAATTGTAGTGATAAAGGTCACCCTAATATAAATTATGCATGGCACAATTATACTTTATTCTATACCCAACGTTTTAAAAATATAAAACCTAAGCGAATTTTTGAATTAGGCCTTGGCTCTAATAATCCAAATATTCCCTCAAATATGGGAGCATCTGGAGTACCCGGCGCATCACTTTATGGATGGAGTGAATATTATCCTGATGCTAAAGTGTACGGTGCTGATATAGATTATGAATGTCTATTTTCTACCGAGAAGATTAAGACATTTTATTGCGATCAATTGAATCCTGCAAGTATTCAGAAGTTATGGCAGCAATATGAATTATTAGATGGATTTGATATCATGATTGATGATGGATGTCACACATTTGATGGAATAGTTACATTCTTTGAAAATAGTATTCATAAATTAAATCGTGGTGGATATTATTGCATTGAAGATATTGTTACAGATCATATTTTACAATGGGAAGATAAAGTTTCTCAATGGGGAAGGAAATATCCTAATTTCATATTTCAAATCTTTAAAATAAATAATTTACTAAATAAATCAGATAATAACATGATTGTTGTATATCTACCAAATAAAATTTGAAATCTGTATAAAAAGGAAAAAACACTTAAATGCCCATATATTATAAGGTTGTTAAGGGTTCTGTGGGCAACATTTCGCAGTTTGAGTTGGATGTTGCTAACTTACTAGCATCTGGATTTATTCCAGTTGGTGGCGTGGCTATTAATGGTACCGATATGTATCAATCTCTTGCTCGTAATACTGAAGTGGATCCTAATATGATGCCACCTAATCCATCAAGGCAGCAAAGGCCCGGAGCCATGATGCAATCTGCGCCTTCAACAACCCCTCGTTAGGTGCTTTAGATTCCTCAGGCCGATACCAATAAATTCGCCATTTTCCCTCAGTATTTTTTGCTAAGACAAGACCCAACTTGAGGGGCGCAACTTGCTGTAAGAGTGAATTTGTATCAATCGCTTTTATACTCGGAAACTGACGAATAATCTGCTGGAAAATCGCCGTCATTGCTGGAATTTGTGGAACAGAGATAATGGGAAAAAACATCGCATCCATTGTTGGAAAATTCAGAGTTGGAAGTTGAGCCTCCGTCCGTTCAATAATAACTGAGCAACTAATACTCGGAATCACTTTCTGGAAAAAAGTCAATGCTTGCGGCGGAACATGGATATCATGGGTGATGTATAGAACAGCAGGGGCTGGAAGATGCTTGATAATTGAACAGATAACTGACCAATCCGCCATTCCTGGGTTTTGTAAAATATACTTCCAGTCTGTTAAGAAAATCGGGGATTTATTGGAGCCGCAGAGCAACATTTTTGTTTGAACTGTGGAGGGGAGAAATTCATAGGGAATCCAAGTAGTGTCGGATTTTGTTAGAATATATGTGATACTTCCTTGTAGGAGGCTAGAATATGCTTCAAGAGAAATATTTTCCTCTGTCATTAGTTTTTGATGGTCGGCAAGTTTTATATCCCGAAGGTAAATAGATGTTAGACGCTACCGATCTTAAACAGATTGGCCTGATTCTCGGGGTATCTTTATTCTTAGATTTGTTCTGGCTAATGGCACGGGCGGAGTATCATTCGCGGTTGTTTGCTGATATTCAGAAGTCTCCGTTGACAATTCGATTTCTACCAGCGGTGGCTGTGTATATTCTGATTGCTCTTGCAGTATGGTTTTTTGTATTTCAGGTCGCTGACAGCAGCATTGCCAAAAATCCAGGAAAAGCGTTTGCAGTTGGTGCCACATTAGGATTCTCTATGTATGGGCTATATGATTTAACAAATTTTGCCACATTGCGGGGATACACGCTGGAAATGACTTTAGTGGATATGGCCTGGGGAACATTCTTGTGCGGAACTGCTGCTGGTGTGACAGCGTATCTTCTGAAATAATATTTTAATATTGTAGAATGGAAACTTTGGAAGAAAAGCAAAATAAACTAAATATGCTAAAATCGCAAGTTGAGCAGATAGAAAATAATTTTCAAGAAATCGGTGTCCTGGCAAATCAAGCAGATAAACTTGCTAAAAACACACGAGAAGAAATGAGTAACATTCGTTACATTTCAGATATCAAAAATGGAAGATTAGCGAAATATAAGGAGGCTAAATCTTCATCTCAAAAAATTTTTGGCCTTGTTGGTTTAAACAAAAAAGATACTGAAAGAAGATTAAAGTTAGCAAAAGGAAAGTTATTAGATGAAATTGAAGCACAATTTCTCCCTAAATATAATCCGATGATTCAAAAAATTAGCGAACTTCAACAAGAAAAAAGTAAATTAATAACCCCCATACAAAATGAAATTATGACTCTTCAAAATGAAATTGTTACACTGAAAAAAGATAACAATACTCGTGCTGAGCAAAATAGAAATAAGCAAATTGAAGCCCAAAAGAGTGATCTGATAAAGAGATATACAAACTTAGGGTATAAGTATTTTCCTAATCAAACAGAAAGGACTAGTTCATGTGCCGGAATGCCACAATATGCTACACAATACATGAACTGTACACCAACAGAAAGAATAGTTCCAAAAAGTGATTATTTTGAATATTCAACGGAAGAGAAAGAAAAACCACTAAATTCTACGGGATGGACTTCAACAACTAAAACAATTGTTACGCCTGCGCATGAAGAATATGTTCCGGGTCAATCCTATGAATATATGGGACAGACACATTATGCTGAAACAAAAACAAGAACAGTTCCGGAGTCTTCAAAAGAAGTGACTATCTGGACGCGTCCTTTACCGGAGGGCTATCCTAAGACGGTAAAATATAACGACTTTACTCGGGTAATTGATATGCTTGAAAATCAGCCTAACACACAGACAAGAAAGCGAAAGAACAGAAAGCAGAGAAAAACAAGAAAGCATTGAAATCTTCTCAAATAGTTTAACTATTTCAGAGGAAGGTCGGTCCATCTGGGTTTCGATCCCAGCACCTTGCGGTAAGTGTTCTTGTAACACGACAATAACAGCCACACGCTCTACCAAATGAGCTAATAGACCAGTGCGAAAGAGTAAGACTCCTTCACAATGTTAGTCTAGGGCTTTCTTTTTAAGTCTAAACGCACTAAATAGTTGGCCGGTAAGCCCACTGCAGGAGTGCTTGTCTCTGTCTAGGCCTGCACTGAAGATCTCCAGCAGTACAATTCTTACGAACTGCACCGGCGTGACGAGTAAAGGCTATCCAACGCTTCTTTTGGACTGTATCCAATTCAGGTAGGCGGCGGCCAATAAAGTACCGGCAATACCATTGAAACCACCCTTTGGTGTCGGGATTTTTGCTGGAAGAAAGAATATCATACTGTCTTCTTCTCGTAACCTTTTTAGATGAAGGAATCCAGCCATTTAAACGCCATTGTGATAGCGGAAGACGACTTTTGATTTTGAACATGTTAATCTGCTCATTTGCTTTCTCAGGACTGAGTTTCTTTCGTGTAAGAGCCGCTTGGAACCATTCGCGGGGGAACTCTGCAGTGTCATTATTTATATAACGGCCTTCAAAAACTCCCTTTTCTAGCATCTGCTGAGGTGTAAGTTGTGGTGCGAAACGGCCATCTCGGATTTTCCCATAGGGTTTGCTGAGTTTATATGTTGTGTTTCTAGCATGAATAATACGACCCGGTTTATAAAAAGAAATAGGTTTCGCTTTTTTTACTTTTTGTGTAAGTTGCTTGAGAAGCATCCCTACTTACGGCCGCGGGTTTTTCTCGTCTTGCGGCTTTTATACTTGCGTTTTCTGTGACGAGTATTTGGATTAGTGAACAGTCGCGATGTAACCGCAAATAAATTATTTGGGCTTAGATTTTGGATATTTTTATATACAATTTCTTCGGATTCAGCATTATAAAGAACTGGCTTCTTGTTTTTGTTCTTGTTCTTGTTATTGGTCTTATTAGCCTCGTTGGCCTCGTTAGCCTCAATGGGTTGATTCTCAGCTTCATTGGCTTGATTGGACTGGTTGCTCTGGTTGGCCTGATTGTTCTGATTAGCCTGGTTCGTATTTCCTAGCAATGACTGCTCTGTAATTTCGGGTGCTTCTTCAGGTGTTTCCATTCCTACTTATAAAATTGAAAATCCGCAGCACGGAACAAAAAGCAATGGACCAAACTAAACAGTTTCTGGCATGGCTATCTCCCACTGAGAGAAGGGCGCATGAACTGGGTGCTCTTATGCTCGGCACTTCATATGACCCGATTAAGACACACGGCTATCAAAAGTATCTTGAAGCCATGCGCCTAAAAATTGAAAAACAAGCCACGGAGACAGTTGCAACAACCGAAAAGAAATGAACGCAACACCAAATAATGACGACACACTTAAAGCAATTTTACAGATAGCATTCATAATTAGTTATTTTATATTCCTGAAGACCTTTTATCCACCCCTCTTTTATCTAATATTCGTATTCATGCTTTGCTCAATATTCATTTCTTTCTGCCGTTCTTTCTTTGAAACCGGCGTTAGGACTTAAAAATTTTCGCGCAATATAACATACACAACACTGGAATCCCTCCTGAAAACTCTTCTTACAAAAAACAACGCTTTTTTCGTGGGACATCGAAAAAACTTGCAGAATCAGTGGTCCACCTGGCGTTCTACCCTCCCCTACATTAAGCCGTATTATGCCGTTAAGTGTAACAATAACTCAATTCTGATGGGTTCTCTAGCACAATACGGTAGTGGTTTTGACTGTGCTTCATTAAGAGAAGTGCGCGAAGTCCGAGCACTAGCAACACCGCAAATTCCTATCATCTTCGCACATCCCTGCAAGATTATTGATGAAATTGGCGCAGTTCAGAGCCTAGATGTAACAACAACGGTTATTGATTCACCTGAGGAGGTGTTAAAACTCAAGAAGAATGGATGGAAGGGATCAGTAATGGTTCGTCTGCTAGTAGATGATAAGGGTTCAAAGCAGCCTTTCTCGGCAAAGTTTGGAGCTCCAGCAGCTTGGTGGCCCGAGATTTGTCGGGAACTACAGAAGTACGAGATTACATGCTCCGGGTTTAGTTTTCATGTTGGATCAGAATGTGGAAAACCGGAGAATTTTTATAATGCGATTAAGACGGGTTCTGAATTTCGGAATCTACTTTCTTCATATCAGAGAAAGCCTATAAACACAATTGATATCGGCGGGGGGTTTCTTTCAGATGCGGCTTCACTTCACGCATGCGCCCAGGAAATTAACAGGGCTCGCCACAAATATTTTAGTCCAGCATCAAATACTGTTACGTGGATTGCTGAGCCCGGACGTTATTTTGCTTCTACATTTTTTACATTATATGTTCCTATTATCGGTAAGAAGCGTCGTGTTGACGGGGAAGGTTGGCGTTATACAATTAATGAAAGCATTTATGGTTCATTTAGTAATATTCCGTTTGACCACCAGCGGCCTAAGCCAATTCCTCTAAAGATTTCTGGCAGAGTCGCTAAAATCTATCCGGCAGAAATCTATGGCCGAACATGCGATTCGGGGGATTGTCTTGGGAAAGACTTTATGATGCCTGAGATGGATGAAGGTGATTGGTTACGCTTTGATAATATGGGCGCGTATACAACAGTTACTGCGTCTGAATTTAATGGCTTTCCTAAGCCGGAATTATATATTGAGGAATAATAGAAATGCAGACTCCTCCTCGTCCTCCACCGGGTCCTTTAGTTCCTCCGCCTGCTCCTCGGCGTTCTCGTCCTGCGCCTGTCGCAGGAGTTGCAGGGCCTGCTAGAGGCCGTGCTCTAATGCCTCCGCTAATCTTCGGAAATGGTGGCGTTCCCCCACCTGGTGGTGAACCTACTCGTTCTCGGAAGCAGAGAAAACAGAGGAAGCAGAAGCAGACGCGTAAACAAAAGCAGCAGAAGAATTAGGGTGATGTGTTTTTCTCAACCAATGAGTTTAGCAATAGGTCTTGGAGGCATATTGCTGGGTTTATACTTTTTTACAATAAACAAATATGCTGCGATCGGTATTCTGTATTTTGCTTTAATGGAAATTATACAGTTCTTTCAGTATTCTGTTATTGACAAATGCGATGATCCGTGGAATAAATTTCTTACAAATCTTGGCTACTTGCATATATCCTTTCAGCCAGTATTCTGGAATATCTGGCTCTTTGCTTTTGTGGAGAAACCAATGTGGATTTTTGTCTACATGTCAATTGCTGCTGGACTCCTCCTGTTTTCCCGCATTTTTAATGTAAAAGACGATGAACTCTGTGACACACGCAATGAACCCCTCTGTGGTAAACAAACTTGTGCTTTCACAGGGGAGCGCCATGTCGCATGGAATGTGCGATTAAGAGCAGCAGGGGCGAATTATTACACACCAAGTATCGCCCTTCATTTCTTTATGCTTTTCATTCCCACCCTTGTAACCTTTCAAGCAAAACCAATTATTGCGATGCTTCTAGCAGGTCCTTGGTTTGGATTGCTTCTAACTAGCAATATCCACGAGGCTCCTGCGATTTGGTGCTATACGGTTATAGCACAGTTCTTAATTTCACAAACGCTCCTTATGAAATAAATTTGAATACCAGCAAAATACTTAGGCACATACAGGAATATCCGAAATGCGTCTGTTTATTGTTGAATCACCGGCAAAGTGCCAGAAAATTCGCTCCTTCCTTGGAGACGGATGGAAAGTAATCGCTAGTATGGGTCATGTTCGTGGCTTGGAGGAATCACTGGATGCTCTTGGTCGCGAAAGCGGTTGGAATCCACGATTTGAAGTGCTCAAAGGAAAGACAAAGGCCGTTAAAGAAATTAAGGATGCGGCGAAGGGGGCCACTGAAGTCTGGCTGGGTACAGACGATGATCGCGAAGGGGAGGCAATTGCGTGGCATCTCTGTCAGTTGCTCAAGTTGTCACCGGAGACTACACCCCGTGCGATTTTCCACGAGGTAACAGAAACTGCTATTCAGGCGTCCGTGGCAGATAAGAATAAACGCTTGAACGGACCGATGGTTCAAGCACAGTTTGCTCGTTCTATGCTAGACTTACTAGTGGGTTTCTCCATTTCTCCTGTTCTATGGAAGAATATCGCATACGGACTTTCTGCTGGACGCTGCCAGACTCCTGCACTCCATCTTGTGTTTGACAAGGAAATGGAGATTGCGGGATTTGCTTCTAAGCAGTCATGGGTGTATGAGGCAAATTTCACACCTGCTGGCCTAGATTTCCCTATTGCTAGTACAGGAACATGGTTTCCTCAAGGATTGGATGAAGTCCGTGAATATCTGTCAGCAGTTCCAGCAGCCGGAAAGTTGGTGGATATTACGGATAAGACTATGAATCAGTCTCCACCAATGCCACTCATTACTTCTTCTCTCCAGCAGGAATGCTCTTCAGTCTATCATATTAATCCGAAGACATCTATGATGATTGCTCAGCGACTATATGAGGCAGGTCATATTACTTATATGCGAACGGATAATCCTATTTTGGGACCGGACTGTCTAGCAGAGTGCCGTGAATTTGTGGAGGGGAAATATGGAGAGAATTATCTTGGCCATGCTTCTGGGGGAGGAGGTACCGCAGGTAAGAAAAAGAAGAAGGCAAAAGCTGAAAAGGAGGCTGTAGTTCAAGGGGCGCACGAAGCAATTCATCCGACCCACATGGATCTTGTATCACTCCCCACTGAGGAGACATGGTCTGACCAGGATCGCAAGGTGTATTCTCATATTTGGAAGCGGACCCTACAGTCTGTGATGGCAGCGGCTCAGCAGAAGAGCAGATCATTTACCTTTCAATTGGAAGGCGCTCCTGACGAGCAGAAATGGAAGGGTTCTCTTAGCACACTCGTATTCAAGGGCTGGAAGATTCTGAACGAGGAGAATGATACTGAGAAAGATGAGCAGTTTGCTAAGACTGATAGCCTTTCCAAAAACGCAAAAGCAAAATGGTCCGATATGGTGGGGCGGCAAGTCGCAACACAGCCACCTTCACGGTTTTCAGAGGCCCAACTTGTCCAGCAGTTGGAGGAAAAGGGTATTGGACGTCCTTCAACATTTGCTTCTTTGATTGCAACAATCCTTGATCGCAAGTATGTGGAGAAGAAGACTAGTAAAGGAGTTCCAGTAGATCTATATAAGTTGGAAAAAGTGGGCCCTAAGGGTGCTGTAAAGGAGACCACTGTAAAGAAGGATGTGGGTGGTGACAAGGATAAGATTCATCTGACATCACTCGGCAAGTCAGTGATTGACTTTGTGGATATTCGGTTCTCGGATATCTTTGCCTATGGATTTACTGCTGGAATGGAAGAGGACTTGGATTTGGTTTCTCACGGAAAGAAGGAGCGGGTTGCTATTCTAGATGGATTGTGGAATACGATGAAGGATCGCGTTGGAGATAATGCAGCTGCCGGAGCAGAAGGTTCCACAGGAGCAGGAAATACAAAATCAATCAAGGAATTTACTCTAGAGAATTGTACTATTTCAATTGCAAATACCAAGAAGGGTGTACTTCTTATCAAGAAAACGCCCGGTGTAGAAAAAGCCGAGTTTGCTGCGATGCCTCCCACTACGGATGCGGCTACAATCACACAGGAAGAGGCAGAGGCTCTATTCATGGCAAAGGAGGGTGATTCTCTAGGAGATCTAGATGGAATGCCAGTTCTCTTGAAGAAAGGTCAGTATGGCGCTTATGTAGAATGGAATGGTGTTAGACAGTCATATAAGACAGATACAGAGTTTTCTGAGTTATGTGAACAACTCAAGAACAAAACAGGTGGAACACAGGATACTGATTCTAGTCTTCCAACCTTCTGTCGTGTCATAGGGGATTATACAATTAAGAGGGGACCTTATGGACTATTCTTCTATCGCGGCGGTGCAGCCAAGAGGATTTTCGCCAAGTTTCCAGCAGGTCTAGCTGCTGAGACTATTGGTGTGGCTGACTGTGCTGCGGCATATAAATTGGCTGCTGATACAAAGGCTTCAAGTGGAGGCAGGGGTGGAAGGGGTCGTGGTGGCATCCGAGGAAGAGGCCGTGGGCATTAAATCATCTTAATTCGTCGCAAAGCAAAAATTCCTGTTATTGCTATAGCAATTGAAACTAGCATAAAAACTCTATCATTATATGTTTCATTTTTTAAAATCATATGACTGGCTTCCACATCTGAAGGCAAATCGCAAATATAACAGGTATCTTTTGTTCTAATATCCGATAATTCCTTTCCAGCATATGCCTCATCTTGGTCTAGATTGATTTGCTTATTGAACACAATTTTAAAATCGGGATGGGTTTGTGCATAAAATCCCGTAAACCAGTCAATGTGGTGTTGAATCGGAAAACATTCGGTTAAAAGTTTCTGTGCTCCCGTGCGTGAAATAAAATAAGAATTAAATCCGACAAATTCTTTGCATTGAAGCCATTTGTTCTCTTTCTTACCTTCATCGGGAAATGGCTTATTAGCTCCTGCTCGACATCTGAGATTTCCTACCGACCAGACATCCCATTTTGTAGAATCATGGAGCCACTCATTCTCTTCAAAAAGGCGCCGAATACGTGACCAGTCTCCCGATTGTAAGACAAGATCGTCTTCAACTACAAGAAACACATTCTCATGACTTTTTACAAGATTCTGCCAGAGTGTAATGTGACTTAATGCACAACCAACTCCACCAATTGAATCCAGCATATCGTGACTTCTGCGCGTGTGATTTTTAATATTATAGCGACAGAGTGTTGACACACGATTATCCGTATCTATGTTAAGCGTGGAACCATCAACCGCCGAGAAGCGTTTCAAATTCGGAATTCGTTTAATTTCAGGCTGCGCAATCATACGCTCCCAGCGTTCAGTGCGTTTATCTAGATTAATACAGAAGGTTTTAACGGAGTCTATTGCCCACATCTAATAAAGTTACGGTTATTTATCGGCGAAATATTCCGTTAGATCCACATTTAATTTTCGTTCATGCTGACTCAGTTTGATGTACGGAAGTTGACGCATTCCTTTATGGTCCTTTAACTTACTAGCAAAACATGCTTTCTTCTGTTCGTCTGTCCATTCATTCTTATTACAATCATAAAAGAACTTATGCATTGTATCTTTGGATTCCAGAATATAAATCGGAGCATTTTTATGTAAATTCTTCTGGAGAATTCGCTGTAAGGCATAGTGCTGGGTAAAATAGGTATCCTCCACTTCAACGGGATTTGAATTTTCACGGCCAAGTCCCCAATTTACACCATCTTTAATGATAAATTTCTTATACTCAGCCATGCCATTTGTTACCGCTCCGTTGTATTCATCAAACCAGAGCGTTATAACAGGACTATTTTCAGGAGCCATTATAAACCAGTTTTCAATATTCAACGGTGTCTTTGCTTGAAACGCTGTTAGTTCACTCTTTCTAGCATAGGAATCATTGCGAATCTTGTCTATTGACCCTTTCTCATTAATAATAATGGAAGCATCCATCCAGCATCCTCCGTGGTTTTTAAGAAGATATAGACGATACCAATCTGCTTTGTGCTGGGGCAAAAATTTGTCAAACGTTGAGGGCAAGGCAGAGTCGGGAATATATTCTTTTATTGTGGTCGCATTTAGAAAACGAATATCCCAACCGTCTAAACGTTTTGTATTATATTCCTTCATTTGCTGGATCATAAGGGGCGGATCTTTATCCCAGAATTGCCAGATAATCTTGGGTATGTTATACTGGGCTTGTGCTTGTTCTTGCGCCTGTATTGTTAAATAAAGTACAACTGACAATACTAGTATTGCTGACAATAGTATTGTAAGAAAATTACGACCAATTTTCATCCCTATTAGGGTTAACTAATTTGTTTCAAAGTATGTGTTCCACTTAATTGGAAGATCTCTATTGGCACCATTAATTTTTATATAAGGAAGCCGACGAAGACTTTCAAAATCCGAGTAATTCTTGATTAAACATGCTTTTGTCTCTTCTTTACTTTTGCCATCACATAAGAAGTCTATCTTAAGCATTGTTTCTTTTGCTTCATTTACTATTATATTGGGGTTAGGAACTAATTCATTCTGTATAATTCGCTGTAAAGCATAATGTTGAGTAAAATATGTCTCTTCTATTTTGTCTTCATTTCTTCCGCAACTGGTATCAACACCTTCTCTCCATAAGATTTTTTTGTAATTCATAAAGCCCATGCGAATGGCCGAATCATATTCCGAGAACCATGCTTCCACCATTCGGCTATTAACAGGCGCCATAATAAACCAATTTTCAACATTAAGTGGAGATTTGAACTGGAAAACAGTTAATTCACTTTGTTGTTGGATAGATTGAGCATACAAGGCATCAATTGCCTGCGGGTCATTAATAATAATAGATGCATCCATCCAGACTCCTCCATAATGTTTCAATAGATAGACCCGAAGCCAATCGGCTTTATGAGCGGGCTTTAATTCATTATAATTTGGCGGATAGTCAAATGGTGAAATATATTGTCCCGCCGTATTTTCATTTAAATAATTAATCTTCCATCCTGTTAATTTGGCCGCATTATTCTCTTTGATTGTTTTAATCATTGAAGGAGGGTCTTTATCCCAATACTGCCAGATGATTTTGGGTAAATTGTAGGGGCCTTGAACTTTTTGCGGGCGCAGAAAAGGCAAAACCAATAAAATCAGAGATAAGAAACCTATCATTAGTAATAAATTGAAAAGTATTTGTCGCATCCCTACTAATAATTCAGATTATGTGCTTATAGAGTAATATAAAAACTCTGATTTGGTTTTGGTGCGGTATCCTGTAGAGCAACACCTTGTGTTATTGCAGAATTCAACCATTCTAGCAGAGTAGTCCATGTTACAGGCTGTTTATCGCTGAGGATTTGATAATAATGCCGATTATTTACATAAAGAGGGTCTTTAGTATTGGCTGAATCACAACGATAATTGCTAGAAAGCCAGGTTCCTGCTGCTGGTTCAGGCGTGATTCCATATACAGTTTCATGCTGTTGCATCCTAGAATTATACCAAATCATAGGATATAAGCGATAAATCATTGATTCTACTTACACACGGCTAGAATATCCGTCTGTTCTCTGCTGTCCATTCTCAGTGGCTGCTTTGATAGCCTTTTGTTGCCGATCATACTTTGTCGGATTATTGAATTGTCTTTGACTTACAGCTGAATTACGACAATCTTCCAGGGCTCGGCAATCAAACGGCTCTCCACGAATTGTTGCTTTCGGTCTATTCACTTCACTTAGGATCTTCTGCTGTTGTACAGTCATCACCATTTGTTCAGGAAAGACCTGCTCCATTTGTTGACTGAGTGACTGCGGTGATTCCGGCATATACTGATACTCGGTACATCCTTTGGTCAACCGACGAGAAAGATTATGTAAGTCACTTTCTTTATCAACGGCTCTAGCAAAATCACCATAGGGCATGTCTGTGGAAGCACGACCACCCATGCGAATAGGTTTGACTGCTAAACCTTCACCGCCCGTATAGGGACCCAGACCCGAACCACGATCTCCTGTGAAATAATTTGTACAAATGCGGGTAAAAGGACGATAATCAGTCGGGAGCGGTCCTTCAGTCGGCGGTAAGATAAAGCGATTTGCTAGTAGCGTCGGATCCCAATGGCTTTTCAAACAGATATCGGGAAATGCTTGCTCCAGTGAATTGTAAGCATCTACTCCACGTAAAGGCTCCTCATCATAGGGATTTCTTGACGGACAATAAATTACTTTTGTATTATCTTTGAGTTCAGCCATATGCTCTACTTACTAGCAGAAGAAAACTTGGCGGATACATTATTTACACCACTATCAATTGTATTTGATTTTGCCAATTGGTCTATCGACTCCTCAACTTGAAGAGTAATATTAAATTCACAGTCATTGTTGTTGATAACGGCCCCAAATCGGTCAACCCATTGGAAATGGAATTTATCCAACTTGCCTAAGACCGGATTAAATATTTTAGGGGATTGAATATATGTCTGTGAAAAATTTCCGAATGTATTCAGAAGAAGTTTTGCGAAATATTTGGAACTTTGGCCGAATGTATCCTGTGATTGATTCAAATATTCCTTTTCACTAATGTCAATTGTATTCATATCCATCTCGTCGTTCATTTTGAGATAGATATAATCATCAATAATACGAATAAATGTTATTGCTGTTTGCTGAGTTGCAAAGGTTGTATCTATTTTATCAAAACCCAAGTTCCAACCGAGACCCCATTCATCAAAAGCAGCAGAATAGGGCGCAATAAGTGATGATTTGAAACGGATTTGGAATGGAATCGGGTCACTCAGACGAGAACGTTTTAAGAAGGACGGTGGAAGAATACCTTGATAACGAATATTCACATAATTTGTTAGACTTATGAGTGCGTTTGTTGAAGCCGCATTCACAGTTGCTTGATTAGTTTGAATACTATTATAAAGTGTAACATATTGTGTTAATGCTAATCTGAAAGCATTGGCAACGGCTGTTCCGTCGAAGGTTTCTCCGAGATATGTGGCAGAACCTAGACCAAGTCCTAATGATTTCTTCACTTTAAAAGAATTATTAAATCGGATAAGTGCTAGCGCATAATGCCGGCTATAGAAATTACCATTTGTAAATCGCACAGATTCATTTACAATGTTTCCACTGCTGTCTATACTCATAGCTGGAGTTCCACCAACAAGAGCATCTATATCTTCCATAAGTTCATTCAGCGTCAGAACACCAAAATCAGTCCAATTTCTTCCAATAAATCGCATACCCGATGTAAAACGTGCTGTAGGAACATAACCGCGAACATTTAGAACATTAGTATTATTTTTTCGGATGACCACGTCGTGAATATAGGATAAGAAATTATATCCCGAATCATCGTCACGGGCCTTATAAATAGTTCCCTTCTCTTTCCCCCAAGCAGCCGAATCATTCACACTAGTTTTATTATAATCAGCGACGCGTGTTGGACCATATCGGACATCAGCACTAATTACATCTTGGCTTCTATTTACCGAGTCATCGTATAAGAAGATTTGTGTATCTGCTAGTTCTCCTGAGATTCCAGCAATAGTTCCATCACCAAATCGGCTGATATCTTGGGCAGGATCATATGTTGCGGCTGTATTTGTATAACTTATTTTTGTAATCAAGTGTACTGCAGGGTTATTAGGAGCAAGTAATTGAATTTGGAAATTGGTTGGATTGGTGGATTGATACGGCGTATTGCGTTTTGTTAAAAGATAATTATTTTGATAATCAACCAATAAGTTTTTATCGGCTGAAGTGTATTTGAAAACTTGCTTTGTAAATGATAATGCGTAAAATGCTCCGAGGGTTCCATCACTGTTGACTGGTATGACCGAGTATGTATTTGCTAGTGGTGCAGGTTCTTGAATACCTGTTCCATCTGGTTTATAATAGGGTGGATAAGGTTTTAGCGGTGTTGGGGAACCGCAAATATCAAATGTATAATATGTTCCCCACTCTGGATTACGATTACGTAGAGGCTCTAGTTGACCTGGTGCTGCGGGTGTAAATGAACCAATTTGAACTATCCTACTTCGCTGAAGCGTCATGAGCGGTGATATATTTGCTAGAGCAGATGGATCTATATTTAATATATTTGTAGTACGATAAATTTTTAGAAATTTTATTTTACTATTATAATATTGAAGATCCAAAGAGGGTTGATTGAGACCATTTTGCAAGAAAGGTGTTGCTGTAAATGTTGGATTTATATATCCGAATTTAATTACCATTTCTTGAATACCGCAGAATATATCATATGGAGGTTGAAATGTAAATCCAGTTACGCCACTAGCATCAAAACCAAATGATAAAGTTGTAGTATCTGTTGGCGGTGGCGAATAATCTGGCGGTAAGGGATTATAACTACAATCATACGTAATCGCAGAAGGATTATCGCATAAATAAAGAGGCGAACCAACAACTGCGGGTTTTATCGTGGGATTCCAATTTATATTTGAATCATAACTTCCATTGAATGTATTTGTTATACTAGACCAACTTAATCCAATTGTACTATAGGATACTTTTGCTGTACTTGTGTAGACTGGCTGCGCATTTACAATAGTAGATGTAACAGGAAACATTGTAAAACTTGAAATAATTGGAGGAGTATTTGAATATGTTAAATCCGTTTGTTCACGCGGAATAATTATCATTTCGGGATTTGTAATTGTATTTGCGATGAAAGGATTTATAATTTTAAAAGTTGTCTTTGCAGTTGAAAAGAGGTTGAAACTTGAAATGTTTGAAGATGAAATATAAACACTATTTGAAACAACATTTGTAATAATATTGGAGGAATTTGAGTAGAACCATAGACTTTTATCCCGTGTTGTTATATTAGAACCTATATTGGATGAAGAAGGACCCAGTTTCTTAAAACTGTAGGCTGCGCCATTATTTGGGTCATATCCTGTTTCATTATCGGTTGTCCTAATCAGATAATCTAGATAATCATTACTTACTTTATTACTATCATATCCCGCAATATAATTTGATGATAGATCATATGTGTAAAATTGGTTATTATAAATGGCCGGATTACGATTTGTAATTGTACTTAAAAATGGCATTTTCCGAAATGATAAATCATTCGTCACAGGATATTTTACTCCATAAGGTGAAGATAATACACAATATGGTCTAATTATAAATTGACCATAATTATCTGCTCGTGTATGAAGATAGAAAAAATATCGGTTATTACCAATCACGCGTAAATTTATTTCTAATGAAGAAGCTCCCGCAGTTGATGTATATTTATTAAAATAATTTTTTGGTCGTGGCATATAGACTGAACCCGGTACTAAAGCATTACTTACATCATACATAAATGCTGCTCTATCGCGATACATATAGACATCAAAATCAACCGGAAATGTACGATTTGCTTCTGCATCAATTCTGAATTTTACATCAAACATATAATTGCTAACATCAACTGCTTGTTCGTATTTATCTGTATTAAGTTGAAAGAATATACGTGACCGATTATCGGGAACAAGTAAATCTGTTGATTGAACCGATCTTGTGAAAATCGGTTTTTGTTGACGAATATAATTAAGATAATTATTTCCACTAATCATACTATCGCTTGTTTCAAACATACTTTGACTAATATCAAACATGAAGAAAGTCGGATTTGCCTGAATAGAAGGGTCAAGAATACACACATTATCAGCGTCAAAAAGAGTTGGGGGTATAATATATGATTCAGATGCATCGGCTATTGCTTTTTGAGTTGCAGTTCGTGGCAATGTCATAAAAGACATTGTTTGCCGGCAACGACTTTTAAATGTAAACTGAGTGTAAGTTACTGGTTCAACTTTAAAAGGAACATCCACATATCCAGATACAAATTCACTTGAGTTACTAATATCTATGTAACCATTTGTGTCAATAGGGACTAGAGATGAGTAATTGCTATAACTTGTAACATTGGATGTTAAAAGCGGCCATGTCCCGCTTATATCTGCTGGAAGAACTAATGATGTATCAATTTGCCTATTTACAATATTTGCGCTTAACTGTGTGGCATAAATTCCAATAATACCGCTGGCATCATAGGTTGATATTTCATTTGATGTATTAGCAAAGAATGTTCTTGTATATTTTCCATAATCAATCGCAAATGAGTCAGTTATATTCTGATGAATAAAAGAATAAAAATCGCCAATGGCTGCGTTTTGATTTGTTACACTTGCTTGAAGAGTAGCATATTGCGTTGCAGTATTACTTCCACTAGTAATCTGTTTAATTAATGCATTACTGTAAACAAAGTTCAAATCTGAATTAATACTCGTATTAATTGAAGGTGCAATGATTTTGAATCGTCCAACTGTTGTGTCATACGAGCAGGTGTACTTATTTGCTAAGAAAAAGCTATATGTGTTAAGTTGTCTATATGCATCCATAAAAGTTTGATTTGCGGCAAGTTTAACAACTGCTGTTACATACACGTCAGATAATCCGCGAAATCCATATACAATTCGGTCAAACGGTTGTTCGCCTGTAGCATTTAATGTATCTGAAGTATTTGTTGTTGTTCCACTAGTGCTGGCTGCTAGCAAATCAGGTGTTGATAATGTAAGCAGATTAATTTGAGCCGGATCTAACATCATTTCTTTTAAAATTGGGTAGTAATATGCGACTGTTGCCTCATCTCCACTATAGAATTGGTTTGTTAAGTTTGTTGATGCTGAATAGAAATATCGAGAAATAATATCTGCTTTCGTCAATCCACTAGCATATGTACCTGTTAAACTATTAAATGTATTATCTCCTGGTTGATTAAATAGTTCTGTATAATCACCGCCGATTTGAAAACGGGCTAAAAATGCTCCCTTACCTCCACTAATATCCGCAAAAAGAGGCGTCTTATTTAATTGAATATTAAGTTCATTTACGAGACTAATTGCATCATATGTTCCCTGACGAATACTTGAAACAATAACATTACTTACATCTACACCATCTTCATCACGAACACGCCCAAGTTCTAAAATACTTAAAGAGGTATTATTCTTAATAGGACTGAAATAATAAAAAGAGGAAAGAAGTTTTAATTGTGTTATCGCAATATTTGTAATTGATTTATAAGTTCGTGGAAGTCGTATATAGAAATCAGTTGGTTGTATATAAATATTTGTATCACGATCGCGACTATTAATCATAATTAATGCTGTATTTTTATTCGTTTCAAATTTGGGATCGGGTAACTTAGCAGTATCTACGATTTCTTGGGCTTTCCCAGATGATGTATAATCAACGTATGAATATTTTGTGGATGTATTTTCATACTTTCTGCGGTCTTCTTCCTTATTCAGGGATATACTACCCGCTAAAAATTGTTGAAATTTATTCTGCGGTAAGTCTGCGATACTAGCATCGGAGCCCGAGTCTGAACCTGAGTCTGAACCTGAGTCTGAATCTGAATCTGATTCATTGTCCGAGGTATATGGTTTATAATATTTTTGAGACATGTCCCTCCTGGCTTACGCTTCGTTTTCATATTGGATAAAAAACGCATTCTGCTAAATAGGGTTGGATGTCATTCGCATCACAAACAAATAATGGGTTTGTAAATAGTATTCAAACACCGACGGATACAGTTCCAAATGCGATTGGATTGAGTGATATTGAATCTATTCGTGCTAATTTAACAAATGTTCAGAAAATGGTGAATTTTGATACGAAAGCAGTCTATGTAAATATTATTGGTAAATATGATAAAATTCCTATTCAAGTTATTGATCCAATCAATATTAGCAATACATTTTTTGTAGGTGGAACTGACTATACTGGTTCAGGTTCAGGTGTCACTGGATCTGGAACATCCATTACAAATGGAACTTCCCGTATTGATGTATTTAGCAATTTGAGTACAGCTACAAATGGAGTAGTTCAAATTACTGCAAATAGTACACTTGCTGCTTCATTTGATTCAAATGGTAATTTTCTATATCAGACACGAGGCTATGCTGGTGTATCAACTGGAACATTTACAGTTAATGGAAACTTTGTAACAACACGCTTTCGTCTTCCTAGCAGTATAAATGTTAGTTCTATGTATTTACAGGCAGATGCTTCAGGAAATGGATTCTGGCGCACACTTGATACTCTTGAGAATTCTAATGTACGTTTCCAAGCCGTCAGTAACGGTCCTTCTGGTTGGCAAAAGGGATTTAATTTTACAAGTCTAAGTTCAACTCGTGGAAATATAAGCTCGTTAGGATTTATTGATGCAAATGGAATTTGGAATATCGGGCAATCCAATTATGTTCTTAATGCTGATTTGAAATCGTCTAATAATGTTCTGGTTGCTTCTAACATACGATTCAAGGAGGCAACTGGTCAAGTTGGCCACTTTGTTCGTGCGGCTAATATTTATGGTGATCTTGAGTATGTTGCTGCGGGGACAATTGATACATATCTAACAGACCAAATCACATCATGTAATTCTGCTACGACCGTTCTAGCACAGAATAATTCTATCTCATTCGGTATTGGCGGCGGTGAAGTGGCTCGGATTAACTCAAATGGCTTTTTGGGATTAGCGAATCAGCTTCCTTTGGCAACGCTTGATAATTCAAATGCGACTATACTGCGTAGTACTCTTCAATTGCCTAATTTGTATCCAGGATATTCTGCTAGAAAAGGTTATTTGTTAACAGCTATTGATAATTTCGGTACTGCAACGTGGCAGAATATTAGTAGTATAGCAGATGGTAATGGAAATGCAATTACAATTGGTGCTGTTGGAGCGGCAATTGCTCTCGCCGTAAATGGACAGAATGTTCTATATGCGACTACAACTAGTAATCTAATTGCTAGCGGTGGTGCTTCGGCCATAACATTGGATATAAGCGGCGTTGTTATTGCTCAACAATATCGGGGATATTCGGATACTATTAATTTCACTAAAGCGGACGGTGCAGTACAAGCAGTTATCACAGCGGCTGGAAATGTAGGTATTGGTACAACAACACCGGGATATATGCTAACTGTTGCTGAAAGCGGATATGTTGGAGGCAATCTTACTGTTAATACTTCACTACGAGGAAACCAGCAAATAACTGCGGGTGTTGGATTTGTTGGTGACGGTTCACAGATTACTAATATTAATCCATTGAATGTTGGAACAAGTTCAAATAATTTATCCTTCTTCTATTCCGATACTCGTGCTAATCTTTCCAATCAATCCACCCAGACATCACAGAATTTATCAACGATGTTTGGAACTGTATCAACTGCTACGTTTGAAGTCTTTAGCACACTCAGCACACAGACATATGGTGTTTGGAATAGTTTATCTACAACTACTGGAGGCGTCTTGTCAACACTTTATGGTGTATCTAATGTGCTTAGTACAGTCCAGAGTAGTGCATTTAGTACACTCAGTAGTGGAACTGCTGGAATTTACACAATATTAAGTACTAATGCTGTAGCGGCTGCTTCAACAGCAGTGGGAAATTTATCAACTACGAGTAATTATTTTAGCAGTTTCATTTCATCTATTGCTGCGGCTGGGCTAGTTAATACATCCACTAGCATTGCCGGTCTTTCAACCCTCATAGGTCCCGGATATTATGCGAATAGCACAACAACGTATACATATATTAATCAACAGTTCAGTACAGCTTCTAGCAGACTTGGATTAGCAGATGAAATAATTGCAATTCTGAATGATGGTGCCAGTTTTGAGCAGATTCATATTGGTTCCGTGCTTCCCACTCCGCGAATTTCAAGTTCTGTTTATACTGCGGATATCAGCGGTAACGTATTTTTTCGCAATGGACCGGTTTACATGAGTACAATTGTTGGTGTTCAATATCCCCTTGGCTCCTCTCTAGATGGCGCATTAGATGTAAATGGACTCATTTATAGCAAGGGGATTGCCAGTAAATTTGGAGACGGTCCCACTTTTTTCAGACAGGGTTCAACACTTGGTGGCTGGGGTGCAGATAATCGCTTTATTATAGGAAAATCATCGCTTTCTTATTTTGGAACAGGCATTGATATTAGTGGAAATATTAATCTAACAGGAAATCTATATGTAAATGATAATGAAATTGAATTGTCCCCAACATGGAATAAAGTTGGTTCAAATGCAACGTATACAACCGGATTTGTAGGAATAGGAACAACTGTACCTCAGAATAGTTTAGATGTAGCGGGAATTATTCGGTGCCAAGGCTTACAGATTGTTAGTTTTGTAGATCCGGGAACAGGAGGGGGAAATACAGGAGATATCGCACTCGTTAATATTCGGACATCTACGTTGGCTGTATCTACAATTAATTCATTTCCGGCTTTCCCAACTCGTTCAGGTTGGAGCGATTTATTATTACAGTCATCGCTGACTACGGTGGCTAAAGTTCTTTGCTCAACAAGTGTGGTCTTAAATGCGTCATCTTTTCTAATGGCTTCCGCAAATCATAATATGGTAAATACAACTGGTTCTTTAAGAACAGGGTATACTTATTTAACTGTAAATGGATATCAGAGTTTGAGCACAATGATTTCTGTTCCTGCTAATTCTGGAGGCTCCGTGTCACTAGCACATCGTATCTTTGAAGGACCGGGAACTTATACCGTTGCTGCGTGGTCCTATGCGGATTCTGGTACAGGTTCTCTCGTAGGAATAAGAGCAGATGTTTCGGCAGTAGGTAATATGTTTTGATGCTGAATTCTAAGAAAACGTTCTTCAATTACAGTCTGCGGCAACCAAACCTTCTTTTTCTCTACTACCACATAATACATACTTCTATCTTCCATATCGGATAGATGTCCTAATATGCGATTTCCAGCAGATATTCCTCCATCTATTCCTACTGCCTTGCAGGAGCAATATTTGAAATCATGTACGTGTTTACTTTCAATTGTTTCCTTACATTTTTTACAATAAATCGCATGTCTTGTTTGTGTATATCTTAAGCCACCATAGATAATAGAAGGCATATCTACTTATTATCTTACAAGTTCATCTAAGTAGGCACAAACCTGCTGGAAGAACTTGCGTTGAATGGCACCATCGGGAGTCTTCCAACGAGCCCTTTCAGCCGGCATCTCAATTGTAGCAACTAATTGATTGCCCAACTTATGCAGTAACTTTTGTTTCTTGTGAAGAGCCAACAGTTTCTCTACTAGTGTTGATGTCGTACATGCTGGATTACCCGATTCAACAACGCCTACGAATGCGGGAATTATACCAATATCAATTACAATGGCCTGTGGGGGAATTTGAACGCCCGCATTTGTAACCGTGGCTTGATCTTTGTCATAGTAATAAACACTGTAGAAATCATTGCCACTGCGGGCATCTTTACCAATAAAGAACTTATAATTGTCGGGATATGATGTTGCTTGAGGGATGGGGAGGCCACTGCGTGTCTGTCTAGTGGCGGGCTGTCTTGTTGCGGTCTGTGCTTGAGGAAGAGGCTGCGTTTCTCTTGCAGCTTTCCTTGTATATTGCGGAACACGATAATCTGGCACAACCTGCCGTATAGTTCTACCTAAGATGTCCATGTTAGATAATGTCAATTGTCTGCGCGGATTCATCGGGTCCATTACCTCAGTGCCACGTTCTCTTTCATGCCGAATATGCCGGTCAAGATATTCTGCTCTTAGGCAAGTTCCAGCACTTGTCTTAATAAGAGAAACCATTTCCTCATCAGCCATTGCTTTTAAATTCTTTCCTGTAAAAGGCTCCTCGGAATTAGCACATTGGCTTGAAATCCAATTCTTCATTGCTTCACGTGGACCTACAGGAATCTTACTGGCCTTGCGTGTGTAGAGCATTGGAGGGCTTCCTTCAGTTCCTTCTTGCGGTAAACGCTGGAGGCGCCTTTGAACGCGGCCGCCTACTTTTACGCATTTGCCTGTTTCGGGATTCAGAATCTTTCCAGCAGGACATCTGTTTTCTTGTACTTGCCCTCGTGTCTGTAAAGGCCCTTGTCCTTGCAAAGCTGGAAAAGCTGGCCCTTGAGACATAAAAAAACTCCTTTGCGAATCAGGTGCTAGTACAGGAAGTCGTGACTGCCGCATAGAACGTGTTACAGCTCTAGCAAGTTGAGGCACTGTATCATAAACAGGAATCGGCGTAAGACGCGTAACGGGTTGATATGCGGGCTGATATGTATTTAGTCTTCGAGTGACAGCGGGTACAGTTTGAATACGTCTTCCAAGACGACCTCCTGATTTTACACAGCGAAGTGTCTGCGGATTAAAAACTGAACCAGGTGGGCATAGAGACATCCTATATAAGAACGGCGAAAATAAGTAATATAAAGAAAATGGGCGGTGTTGTAGGTCCGCCAGCTACGCAAGGGCCAGCGTATACAATAGCCGAAGGAGGCAGTATTCTTTCTCAACGCATTTATTCAGGTGTTCCCTTTGTAGCAGGAAAGTTGGGAACAAGTGAATTTGATGCTCTTCATTGGTTTGTAACTCATAATGGTGCTCCATTCCCGCGTGATATTCGGCGCAATATGGTAATAAACGCAGGTCTCTTTCCCAATCAAATCATAGAAGGTTCCGATTGTCTACAGGAATGGTGCCAATATATGATAGAAAACTTTCATTTAATGGATGAGATCGCAATGTGGAATCCAATTAAACCACTGGAGGAACGTATTTTTATTGAGCAGTTTGTTCCACAAGTAAAAAAATTTCTACCTCTTCGGGCTCTTGAGCCATTTTATCAGGATTTGCCAGAGAATCGTTGGAGTCTAGCAATAGAAACGCCTTTCTGTGTTGTATCTCCTTTTGTGGAGTCAATTGAAATTCAATGGATAAAACGGGACATGTTATTTCCCTTTTCACTGTGGTCCTCAAAGGCAAAATTTTGCGGCGGGATTTGTTCGGGATATTCACCCTTAATTTGCGATAAAGAAGAGATATGCTCGTGGCCATCTCATATCTTAGAGAAGGGATGGTGGGGAGGTGTTAATTTTATTGTGGATTCTTGTGTGGCTACGGGTGCTAAAATTGTCTTTGTTGGAGCCGGTGCTTTGAGTCTGCCTGTTTGCTTTGAATTAAAGAAAAGAGGTATCTCTGCTATACACACCGGGGGAGGAACACAGATTATTTTTGGTATTCGGGGAAGACGATGGCTCAATCATGGAGTTATTTCAAAGTTTTTTAATCAATACTGGATATCGCCACAAGTATCTGAAATTCCATCTGCTGGAAATGTAATTGAAGGCGGTTGTTATTTTTGAATTATATTTGTATTAAGCCAATTTTCATACCAGTCTACTGATCTTTTAAAATTCATAGAAGGTTGAAAGACAATTGGACGACGTTCTCGCATGAAAGCAAAAACAGGTTGTTGAGGTTGCTTCCAAAGTGTCATCAAGAACATTAGACAGGCCGCTGCTGAACGTTGCATTCCTGCAGCACAGTGAATTAGAATATTTTTATCTTCATGATATTCTTTTAGAAGTTTATAGACTATTTCCGGACTCCAGTCAAGCATATTCTGAATCTCTTCTTCTTCCAAATTATCATGAACGGGAATTCTGTAATAAATCATTTGTCCGGGAAGTTGAATAAATGGTATATCTTTCGTACAATTAAAAATAACAGTTACATTATTTTCAGTCAGAAATTTTTCATCTAATGCTGCTCGGATACCGCCTAACCAAAGACGACCGGGAATCATTTCAGTTGCGGCAGAACTGTCGGGTCCAATGAGTGGCATCTAATCCACGCTTTCAAATGATTCTGCGCTAGGCGACGCAGGAGCAGTTGAGGGCTGTCCTCCAGAAGTTATAAAGTAAATAATTTCAGAACTTAACGGCGGCCCTTGTGTCATGGACACTGGCCCTTGTGTCATGGACACTGGCCCTTGTGTCATGGACGCTGGCCCTTGTGTCATGGACACTGGCGGCATCACTGGAAGAGCAGGAGGAACTGGATGAGCATCATGTACGAAATCAAATGCAAATGAATTATCCACATACAAGATGGGTGTCCACTCAATACTCTGATTGGAGATTGCTTGTATAGCACGACTAATCGCTTGATTTTCCACTTTCTTTGATTCAATATAAATACGAACCTCGTGATATGTATTCACCCATAGAAATTTAACAACTCTCTTTACATGTGATTCATCTGTCCAATCAGGACGATTGAAATAATTGAACCGTGAATACTGAACCAAATCAGGAAGAAGTACCTCCCACTTTTTTAGTAGTGCCTTTCCCTTCTTGGTAGTCTCAGTGTCCACTTCATCAAGTGACTTAATCCAAATAGGAATTTCCTTTTCAATCCTATCCCGAGAGAAACTGGGAAGAGGAGCATATTTCTCAATAATATCAAGCCACATTTCAATGGCATCCTCATCATCCATTTCCTTGAACAAATCTTTGCACACCTGATAGGTCATCTCAGGGCGATTTTTGATACACAGAGTGTCTAGATTAAACTTGGCATCATGATATTTAGTTAGGATAGAAGGCACCGGCTTCTTATTCTTCCCGCACCAAGCGTAAATCTGATACTGTAGATGGATCAATTGACCCATCGTAAAAGGCGCATTTGTAGTTGGATTCTTAGGCGTTAGTGGATCAGGAAAACCGTAATCTGAATGATGGAGATACATCTTCATGCTCTTAATAAGAGTATCACCGTGAATCCTATAGACGCAGCGATTTGAAATATCTGTCCACTCTATACAATTATCAGGCGATGGATCCTCCATTGTTTCATAATTCGGAATTGGCAGAATCTTCTTTTGGCACTTCTTGTTGAGCCAAGCATTTACTAGACGCTGCATCTGGTAGCGAATGTGGGCGAATGATTCCCATAGAGAACGATACGCATCTGCCTTCTTATAAATATAAGTGGTTTGTAGAAATTCTGATACTTCGGAAGGAACCTTAAATTCAGATTTTGGCAACTTGTTAAATGGATTTATTAGATCAGACAAATGTTCTCTCAGTTTATGAAATGGAAGACTTACCATAAGATTTCCCGTAGAAATATCCGGATTATCAATCAATCTGCGGAAAATACGAGTACAACCAGGCGCACAGCGTGTATTATAGAAGTCATCCAGTGTATTAGGATTAAATTTACTTTTACAATTCTTCTTATTAATTTTATTTCCTACAAGAAGCCATTGCCTCATTGGTGGATAACTAATTCTACTTTGTGGTTGGCCAAAAGAAAGTCCCGGATTAAATCGCGGAAGATCTGGATCAACTTCCTCTTCTATTTCCTCCCTAACCGGAAATTCAATACTTGATAAACGGAGGAATCGCATGCTGGGAGTTTCTCCCACATGACTAAAGTCTAGTATTCTTGCAACGGGCTCTTGATTTTCGGACATTCCTATAATTACTAATTGTTCTGCAGTTGCGGCTGATGTTCTATGTTGCGGGCTGCCTTCAATTTTTTGTATTTATATAGAGCCTTTGGCTTTACAATAATCCTATAGAGAATTTCTGTTTCTTTATCTTCCCAAAGATATCCATCTGCAGGAGCACAGTCTTTTGTAAAGAATTTGTTTTGAACAGAATTGTATAGAAAATGTTGCTTTTGTACTTCATGATAGACCCATTCAAGTTCAGGAAGACCAGCAAGATCTTCTTTTTTAAGAATCTGATTCTTGCTAGAAAGAGTCGTATTATATGAATTATGAAGTTCACATCCCGAACATTGAATCATCTGACGAGCAGGACACTGCTTATAAAGCATAGTCTCTTGATTAAGAATCCAGAATTCGCATTGTGTAGAACCATCACTTAGATCACCTGTTATTTCAAGCCGACACTCTTCGCCAACACCCAATACTTTATTCTTTGCCTCCCGAAATGGAATATTTAGTTCACGACACACCGACTCTAAGAAGAGAACGTCATGTTTGAAAATTACTGATGAAAGGTCTTCTAGAAATCCACGAGGAATACGAACCATTGTTTTTGCTTGATATGCTGCGCAAGGTGCGGTTAAGTCAAATTTTTCATTTGCGTAATTCTAGCAGGGATGTCGGCTTACTGGGGGCCGCGATTATGGTATCTGCTTCATACATTTTCTGTTAAGGTGGAATTAACAGTGGATAATCGGAGTTTATGGGGAAATTTTTTAAAAGTCTCTCTTGCTGTGATGAATTGTCCAAAATGTCAGAGTCATTTTTCAGGAGAGCTGCGTGGTCTAAATCTGAAAGTGATAACAAAAGCCGAATTTGAAGAATGGTTTTATGCCCTACATAATGAGATTAATCAGACCAATATAAAACCGCTTTTTAGCATAGAAGAATGGGCTGCTGAGAAAGCCAAACCTGTAGATAAAGAGCGTCTAGCAGTAGTAATTAATGAATTATCGGCACATTTTCTACAAAATGAGCGGACAACACATCTAAATGCGGGTTCGAGTCGTATTTGGCGTAGTCTAGCAATCCGATTTTTAGTACAACTCTAACCAGTACATACAACCGCAATTTCCGGATCATCTGTGGCTGGAGCCATATTTCGTGTAATTCCAAGGACATCAGAGTTGAGTTGTGTATTACAGATATCTAGAATATGCCAGTAAGCAACAGCAAGACCCCATCCTAGCAGAGAACTTAATAAAATACTAAATCCCGTATCACATCCAGTTTGATAGCGAATACCCATGAATGTAACCAATAATACAGAAGATGCTAGAATACTAATTTGAGTCCTTGACATGCGCCGCATGTAGGCTTCAAATAACTTGTTATTGCCTTTCTTTTTCATCAAAATATAGGAGTTATACATGACGAAAGACAAAATGAAAGCGGTTTGAGTCATCCATTCACTCGGAAATGTAAAAGGCCGGGCAGTTCCGCTAAAAGGATAGCAAGTGGAAGGTCCTTCAGGCATGGGAGAACTCAACCATGAAACAACATCATCGCCTAACATCGGAGCAAATTTTCCGAATATTGTTTGTATAATTATGACAATAAAGTAAACCATGATTACGCCTAAACTTACTAGAGACCACGTTGGCTGAAAGAACAGAATACCTAGAAAGAGAAAACTAATAGACATTAAAAAGGGAAAATTCTGGATACTATTCAATGAAAAATCCCGGATGTTTTGAAATATAAATGTTGACATCCTACCCTATTCTATAGTCTATTTAATTATTGTGTCCTAATCGGAGGGATTAGCACAGACATAAATAGGTTTTTCATCAGGGATGCGCTTTTCAAGCAGTGGTAAGTGAAGAGCATTTACGATTCTTCTGCCAAAAGTGGTGACAATAACAAAAACGAAGATTAATCCAACGATTATTCCGAAGATTAAACTAATGATTGCAGCCCACCACGGTTCGCAATTTGTCGCAACGCGGATACATCCTAATCCGGCAACCATTATAAATGTCATAATTGTGAATATCCGGAGCCAATAAGCCGTTGTAGGACGCATGGAAAGTTCATCTTTGAATATTAATCCTTGCGTCGCTACGAAACTAAACAAATAACCCATAACAGACATGTAGTAAGAGGGTACAACACCTTCAATTAAATTGCTGCTATGAGAAAGAACTGACATCATACGAGACCATGATGCTCCAGGAAAATGACCACTACAATGGTCAAATGCTCCTCCTAAGGCGCCTCCTGCTCTTGCCAGTGATGGTGATTGACTACGCAGCAAATCACTCAGAAATCCTTGTGCTAGACCAGTTGAAATAATTCCAGCCGCGAAAGATGCTAATGCAGGTTGCCATCCAAGAATAAAAGTTAAGAAAAGCGAACCACTCAATAAAATATCCGGAAGAGTCCGAAAAGCATATTTTGCTTGTCCTTTAAACTCTTCGGATATAAATTTTGCCTGATCTGCCAATGAATCTAGAATACCTGCTCGGCTCTGTCCTACTAAAATTCCAGCTGCAAATGCTTGAGCCATCCCTATAGTATATATCTAATTAAAGATGTGTGGCGTAAATAAATAGGTTAGAGGAATAGATAATGGGAATACCTTCATTTTACCGACATCTTTTACGACGCAATGCGAAAGCATATGCTGCGGGTTCTTACAAGTCACTTGGTTTACCCGGAGTTTCGCATTTTATGCTTGATTTTAACTGTATTATTTATGCGGCTATGAAAACACTTAAGTCTGTGACTTCTGAAGCCTATGAAGTGGGATTACGACGGGAAGTAGGTGTATGGTTAGAGCGCCTTGTAAGTCTTATTGGGCCGACAGATGAAATATTTATAGCGGTAGATGGACCGGTGCCTCTAGCAAAGATTCATCAACAGAGGTTGCGGCGTTTTAAGTCAGTTTGGTTAAGACGACGGGATGAAGCTTTGCGGGCTGAACTCAGTCTTCCAGTGGCTGCAGAAGGATGGGACCGAAACGCAATTACACCAGGAACGGCATTTATGAATGAAATGAATAGATTTTTGGCTGCGTGGGCTTTAAAATGGAATAAAATGGGTGGAAGCCAGTGTGCGTTAAGTGGCTCGGACACAGCAGGTGAAGGAGAACACAAGATAATGCGGCGACTTTCAACAATGACTGGTAAAAATGTGATTGTCTATGGTTTAGACGCAGATTTGATTTTGCTAGGAATGCTTCATGCGGATTTGACTGGTAATCGGATTTTGCTGTGTCGTGAAAATGGTGAAGGTACTCTTACGGATGTGGCTGAAATGACAATACAATTCTTTGATCCTACGGCTGTCTTGGAAACACTTTGGCTTGCGCATTGCCGCGATGGAACTTCTCGGTCGGTATGGTTGCGGGACTATGTGGCAATAATGTCGGTTCTAGGAAATGATTTTATGCCACACTCATTGGGATGGACAATTCGGGATGATGCAATTTCTTTTATTCTTGATGGGTTGGAATATATTTGCATGAAGGAAAAGCTGCGTTTAACGGTGGATGGGAAAATTAACATTCACGTTTTAGGAAAATTCTTTTTATGGTGTTCGGATGAGGAATCTAGACGAGTGGAAAAATGGCTCAAGCAGAAGGAAAAATTTTATCCACCGGCTCTCAAGCAGATTGAACCTTTCGCTCGTGCTGTAGAAGAGGCGGAGTCAGAACCAATGCTTCGACAGACAGAGATGTTTCTGCTAGAAGGAGGGGCACTTTCGCCTAATTGGCGAACATTGCTGGAAACATACCATTTCTCCTCTTCGGCACAAGCAGATGCGGCGGCGACTGAATTTATTCGGGGATTTTCATGGGTATACGCATATTATTTGGATTCTACTGCGGTGGATGTAAACTGGTATTATTCGTGGTCTTCCGCACCCACCTTTGCAACACTTGCTCGTGTTCTTAAAAAGATGAATAGTTTGCCATCTCCTTTGGGTTCTGCTGTTCCTGTTTCTGCAATCACACAATTGGTCATGGTATTGCCACCGCAGAGTCATGTGTTACTTCCTATTCCTGTTGCTTGGAGCCTAAGTAAATACTTTGAGTATTTGCCGGAAAGTTTTAATTTGGAATATTTTGGACATCGCTTCTTGTGGGAATGCGAACCGATTATTCCTTTTATGCCTAGGGCTCTAGCAGAGAAGATTGCTGGGTGCTAGAATTCCAGTTAAAATCTCGTAAAAAAATTGTCTAAATTTTTTGAAAATTATTGTCTAGCAAATGATGGCCTTGCGCCATCCTATTTGAATGTCTATGCTTTGATAAAAAATTTGAAAGCTTAAGTTGCCCCAGAATATAACCACGGAGAAATGTCGCACAGCCTAAAGAACGCAGCAGAAATGAATACAATGAGTGAATCAGCAATCAGGGAAACGAAGGATGGAGTAATTGCCGCAGAGGACCAGTCAGAGTCCCTGCAGGTCTATAAGAGTTTTGACGATATGAATCTTCCAATGAATCTACTCCGTGGAATCTATTCATTCGGTTTTACACAGCCGAGTAAGATTCAGACACGCGCAGTAGTTCCCTTTGCGCAGCGTAAGGATATTCTAGCACAGGCGCAATCGGGTACTGGTAAGACTGGTACATTTGTAATTGGTTCACTTGCCCGCGTGAATCCGGAACTACTTGCACCGCAGGTTCTGATTATTTCACCCACGCGTGAACTGTCAAAGCAGATTGCGGATGTCTATTCAGGTATCGGCTCATTTATGGGAATCAAGGTGCTTCTAGCAGTTGGTGGTTCTGCTCGTAATGAGAATACCTCGGATCTGCGTCGCGGTGTCCATGTAGTGGTCGGAACACCCGGTCGCATTTATGACCTGGCAATCAAGCAGAATCTCAGCTTTAAGAACCTGACTTCATTCATTCTGGATGAGGCGGATGAGATGCTACAGGAGCGATTTGCCGAGCAGATTCGGGAGATTATCAAGATTGGTCTGCCCAAGACATGCGCGGTGGGTCTTTTCTCAGCAACCATGCCACCCGAGGTGCTTGAGATTGCGGGAATGCTTCTACAGGACCCGGTGCGAATTGTGCTGGAGCCTGAGAACGTGACACTGGAGGGTATCCAGCAGTATTATGTTCCGCTGGAGAAGGATGAGTGGAAGTTGGAGGTTCTCTGTGATATCTATGAGGGACTTAGCATCAAGCAGTCGCTGATTTACTGTAATACGCGTGACCGGGCTGAAATGCTCTATGCCAATATGATTAAGCGGGACTTTACAGTGTCCCTCATTCACGGTGATATGGATCCTGCAACGCGGGCAGATAGGATGCGTGAATTCCGCGTCGGTTCCACGCGTGTTATGATTTCAACGGACCTGCTTTCTCGTGGTATTGATGTCCAGCAGGTGTCTTCTGTCATCAATTATGATATTCCGTCGCTCAACTCAAAGGAGACCTATATCCATCGTATTGGTCGTTCGGGACGCTTTGGTCGTAAGGGAACAGCGATTTCATTGGTTACGCCTACTGAGCACCGTAACCTCAAGCAGATTTCCGAGATTTATAAGTTCTCAATTGAGGAGCTGCCTTCGGATTTGAGCAAGGTTCTGTGTTAGTGTATACCATCTTTAAAAATTTGACCCATAATAAAACATTTTTGCTGCTGGTAGTAGCAAGAATGTCTTTGTCAGTTTCGTATGTACGCGCTGAATGGTGTAAGGTATGTAAGGTCTTGTTGCCTGAGGTTGAGGCAATGTGCAAGAAATTCGGTGTTCCTCTTACGGTCTTGGATCTTGAGGATATGTCCGATGATGAGCAGGCAGAGATTATTTCGCTTCCTTGTGTAACTGTGCTAGAAAATGGAATGCCGAAAGAGGTGATTAAGGAAAAGAAGAAGGAGCGACTGGAGGAGATTCTTTCAGAATCAATGAAGATTGGTGACATGGACTTTTGATTATTGCGGGTTTAAATCCTACCTTCTAAATATTTACTATATAAAATGAGCATTGAAGTGCTTTGGGATTTATCAATGACAGAACACAAAAAGATTATTGAAAAAATGCAGAATGTTTCAACAAGGGAAGAACAAGAAAAAATCTGGAATGATAGATGTCATATTTTGCGTTATATTTTAGAGCCTTATATCTACAATTTTTTGTTACTTACATATGGGCCCGCTCTTGATCGGTTCTGGCAGACATATATTCCTCCTAAGAAGGCTGATAATGCGTTTGTAATTGTGGAGAGAAGACCGCATCCTAACTTTTGGTATATTTTACGAAATATTGCGTGGGCGGCTCCGCAGATGTCTGTATATATTTTTTGCTCCGATGAGAATGAGGATTTTATTCGGACTCTGCTAGGTGATAAGGCAGAACATTTTAATATTATTCGGTTTTTTAAGGGCAATATAGCACGTGAACAGGCAATTCAAGATTATAATAATTTCTATACCGATTATCGAAACTATGAAATGATAGATGCAAAATATATTATGACAGTTCAAATGGATATTTTTATTCGTCGTAAGTTGGATATGGGTATGTTTATGACAGATTATTATGGAAATCCGTGGGCGTGGAATCAAGAAGATCCCGGTGGAGGTGGAGCAACTGTTCGTAGAATAGCAAAGATGATTGAAATTTGTCGGCGATGGAGACCGGACCCATCAATTAACTGCCCAATTCCCGAAGATGGATGGATTAATGAAAAAATTAAGGAATGTGGAGTATGGCCCGATAAAGTTACACGCGCAACAACATTTATGGAAACACTTCTTAATAGCAATCCATATGTTGTTCATCAAACGTGGTCTTTTACAGATGCTGTTTTGCCGGAAGGACGGGATATATTTTTACAATTATGGCGAAATCTACTAATCTTTACTGTGGACTAATTTGGTGTATTACAATTGTAAGTTATGACTTTCATGAAAATAATGAAGAATATCTATTTTAACAGAATTCATACCGTAAAAATTCACAATTAATTCACCCCATAAAACATGATCTCCCCATCTATGTTCATAGATACCATCTTTTTCATAAATCGTATCAATATATTCATTCACAATTGGATTATTTTTTATTGATTCTCTTATATTTTGTAAATTAAATCCTGTTACATTAGTGTAGGGCCCGTATAAAACATGATTTTCGCATTTAAATATATCAATTGAAATTTGCAATAATCCGCGTGTTACAAAAGGATAATCTTCTTTTTCCCATCTCCCACAGACAAAAAGATATTTTTCTAATGTTTGAAATTGTTGATCAATACTAAAATTTATATAGCAGTCTTCATCAATTCGTAAGAGTTTATCATAGTCTTTAGTAAATTCTAAAAACTGCGTAAACCAGAAGGCACACATATGACGATATCCCGTTCCACCCCAACGACTACTTTCTTTGGAATGTGGAATAGAATTTTTCTCCTTTTTAAAAGCATGGCCATTATTTACATTTATAAAAATTAAACGGAGTTCTGGTGTTTTTCCTTGAATATATGTTTGATGTTCCTCTAAAATATTTCCTTCGTGGAAGATTAAACAGTCTATATCTTTATTTTTAAGATTTTTATTAATATCATTATTTCTTTTTATTAATTTTTGATAAGAAGAAATATTATCATAACCACGAGTTAAAACAGCAACACAATTTTTCATTCTAACTATTATAAATAATTTTCAAATCTACTGAGACTGCGTTAGAGCGTGCTCAAATCTACTGAGACTGCGTTAGAGCGTGCTCAAATCTACTGAGACTGCGTTAGAGCGTGCCATTATTGAACAGTAGTTAAGGCTGACCAAGACGCGGGGAACTTTTCCGCTAGCAGAACTGATACTTGCTGCGCGTAATCCCGAATCTCCTTCTGCGCATCTGGAGCATCACGCAATCCACAGAGACGCGCATATCCATAAAGCGAACCAGTCTCAATGAACTCCGTATACATAGACTGCGGCAATACAAAGCGGGCCTGCTCGGGGCAAACACCCTGCTGCAGCAGTTCCTTATAAAGGTCTAGCGCCTGTGTATGCCACTGATGAACCTTATCCTGTACTAAGGCGTGCTCTTGAACAGGAGTATCCATTGAACCCTGCTTAATAGAGGGATTACGCTGACGCCACATCGTGGGTTCAAAGAACTCAGGATCTGTGTCTACATATCTGCGGCTGATTTCATTACGGGAAAAGCCGACCGTGTGCCGAAACCATTCACGAGCAATTGGAATCGGCATCTTGAAACGGAAACGAATTTGCGGATGGAAGAAAGGGCTTACGTGCTTGTGTGTTGCCAAATATTTAATTAGTTTTGCATCACCGGGTGTCATTACGGTGGATTCCTTACCCATTGATACGCGCGCCGCATTTACAACCGTTAGGTCTGAGCCAAATACTTCTAGGAGTTCTACTTCGGGCATTACGTATACCTTAGTTTCTAGCAAAGAAACTACTTCAAATTTTCTATGAAAATTAAGACAAATTTTAAGGAAAAATACGAGGGCCCGATGCCTTTTGAAGCATCGCCTTGGTTAATTTTGCTGGAGGCTTGTTATATTTTAACTTTCGAGTCTGCTTGATAGGATGCGGCCATTTATATAATTTTTCGGTCTTAAAAGTCTTGGCGTATATATCTTGAAGTTCCTTTGTCGGCAACTTAGCAAAAATCCAGGCATTCTTGCAAACCTGTTCCTTATAACCAGCTTTTAGACACTTCTTAGTGAATTGTCTAATAGAAGATTTCTTCATTTCTATATTAGATTACCAAAAAAACTCTTGGGTGTTGTTAGTCTTAATATTTCATTATATAATATATTTATTTTAGCATCACGATTATCACTACCATAATACATAAGTATTGAATTAAATGCGACTGCATTGGGTGAATCAATATAAGGATAACATGGCTCATTTGTATAATTTCCTGTTTCCAAATCATTAATAAAATTTTTCAAAGAATTCTCTTGTTCCTCTTTAAATTTTAAACAATCCGCAGTAGCATAAGCAATTGTTGCTTCCGCTTGAGCAAAATTATCATGACCATATGAAACTCCATTAAGCGTCGGTTGATTAACAGCATATTTCCATTCCTCTGCTGTATATCCAATTAATGGGTATTGCATAACAATACATCCACACATAACAGCCATAGTAACAAGAAAACAACATGGATCATAGCAATAAAAATATTTGGTAGTATTAAAAGTTTGAATTAATTGTTCATGATTAAGTCCTTCTAGATTTAATCCTTTTAATGGTATGGTATTATTAGTAAACATGGCATTAATTATTGGATTATACATACCTTTTTTTGCAATGTAACATGATTCATTGATTCTTGGTAAATTTTTATTCTCTAGACCGGATGGCCAGTGGCATACAGATAGTCTTTTTTGTGCCGGATTATTCTTGCAATAAGGATTGATATAATATATAATTTCATGTTTATGATAACGTGGATATAAATCAGTACCAAAAAGTATCCATCGTATAATTTTTTTAATATCTTTTGAAAGACCATCAATTATTTCTGGACATATTACAAAAGTATCTTCATCCGCAATTAATTCATTTAGATAATTTGTATAGATAGTAGATGTATTAGTTCTATCTACAACATATACTTTTGAATCATGTCCATACTCTGATAATTTTTTTGCTAGAATAAATAATACATTGCAGCCGCCACTTGTTTCATTGCAACTAGGTATAACTACTATAAATTTCATTCTTCTAGTTTAATACTTTCTTAAAATTTTAAATAGGCGTTACAATCATTTCCTTAAAAAATTCTTCACGATCTAAGAATGGTTCCATATCCTCAAAAGGACGGCTTGTAAATGTTCCATCTTCATTTTTAATAGCACTCATCTTAGGGTATCGTGTTTGAATACAACAAAAGATTTCAAATATAACATTTTCTTTAATTTCAATAAATTTATCAATTTCTGTATTGAGATTAGAATTTACGGAGGCTGACATATATTGAATATTATAAGCTTTAGCAATTTTTTCTGTATCGGGAAATGATAATCCACTAGTTACATCAACTCCAAATTTATTATTGAAGAATGTTTTTTGAGTAATTTCAATTGCTGCATAACTTGCATTATTAAATACTATAATTTTAATTGGAAATTTATGATGTATGATTGTCTGTAATTCTTGAATATTGAATTGAAATGTTCCTTCGCCTGTAAAAAGTATAAATTGTTTCATTTTATTTGCTATATGTGAACCAATAGACATTGGAAGATCAGTACCCATATCGCCATGTCCACTCCAAATGAAAGTATCATTCTTTTTAATATTTAGTAATTGATTCACAATAATTGCAATAGAACCAGAACCTGTTGTAACTATTTTATTTTCAGGTAACTTATCAAATAAACATTTTACAGCATAGTATGGATTAATTATTTCTGTATCAAGAACATTTGCTGGTATCTCAAATAACCATTTCTTTTTCCAAGTATTACATTTTTCTAACCAATTTGAATAGTTTGGTGTAATAAATGAAAATGAATCAAAGAATACATTAAGGTCTGAATTTATTGTAAGAGTATATGATATACTTTTCTTTTTTAGTTCATTAGGATCAATATCTATATATACAATCTTGGCTTCACGCGCAAATGTTTTTGGATTATAACCTACAACTGCGTTAGATAAACGGCAACCTAATACAATAACTAAATCACTATTTTGAATTGTAAAATTTCCTGAACGATCGGCATATAATCCAACTCTTCCTATAAAATATTTAGATGCTGTTTCAATAACATCAGAACCTAAGTATGAAGTTGTAACAGGAATACCAGTATCATTTACAAATTTAATAAATTTTTCTTGACAATTACCTAATTTTATCCCATTTCCAGCAAGAATTACTGGCCTTGTTGATTCTTTGAGTAAATTATACACATCTTCTAAATTAATTTTAAGGGTTGATTTACTTATAGAATATTCTGGTATATCATCCTCAATTAACATTGCTTGTATATCAAGCGGTATTGATAACCAAACTGGACCAGGTCGTCCTGTAGTTAAATTATTGATTGCATTTTGTATTACTAGTTTTACTTCATTTATATTTGTAATTTCATGACTATACTTTGTAATTGATGATACCATTGATATAATATCACAATCTGAAAATGCGTAATTTCGTAGTTTATCTTCAGTATTTAAGTTAATTGCTCGGATTGTATCAAATGTTTTAACTTGTCCACTTATAAAAAGAATAGAAACACTATCTTGATATGCATCTAGACACGGTGAAATTGAATTAGACGCAGCAACTCCTGAAGTTGTACATACAACTGATGGTTTATTATTTGTTTTAGTATATCCAAGTGCAGCATATCCACATGCTTGCTCATGATGATGATAATATGTTTTAATTACTGTACTTTTTCCAAATGAATCATTGAGATGCATAGCGAATCCACCAGTTAGGCAAAATGTAGTATCAATTCCAATAGACTCAAGTACCTTAACAATATAATCACTTACGCGTATTTTCATTATATATTAAATAAACTATGTCTATAAATGGAAACTATGTGATTTGTTCCGCTAGAATAAGATCTTGAAGACCATCTAGCAAGTCAATTGAAGGAATCCATCCAACTGATTTCAGTTTATCTGAATTACCACACACATGACTCGGAAGAAGATGTCTATCTTTAGTGGAATCAAATGTTATACTCGATGTACTTGAAATTTTTTTTTGGATCCACTCAACTATTGTTCTAACTGGATATTCCTTACCCGAACATAGATTTATGATGCCAGATAAAGATTGTATACTAACAAAAACACCTGTACAGAAATCTTCAACATGAAGATAATCTACAATGGAAGTACAACTATCTAATATTATCTCTTCGCACATAATTTGTTTTTTAATTAGTGATGGTATTAAACGGGTTGATACATCTTTAGGCCCATAAATTAAACATGGACGAATCCATTTCCATATTATACCAGATTCTGTGCATACTTTATGCGAAATACTTTTAAAACATGATTTAGATTGACCATAATGAGTGATTGGATTATCTATGTCTGTTTCTATAGCGGGTGCGGTAATTCTTCCATATTCTGAGAAACTTCCAATACCAACAAAGATTGGCTTATTAGAAAGAGTCATTAGTACTTCAAGTAATTCTAATCCATATGAAATATTTTGATATTGAATTAGACTATTTACATCTTTATACGTATTACCACCATCCCATGCACAATGGATCACAATTGTAGGTGAAAACTTAATAATTTGTTCGGATAAATGTTTATAACCAGACTTTGAATGTTGAATAAACTCAATATATTCAAGTAGATCATTTATATTAGAACATTTTCTAGAAATTACTGCTACAGTATAGTTTTTTTTTAAGAAAAAACGAGTAAGATTAGAACCTAAAAATCCATTTCCACCTGTAATTAAGACACGATTCATTGGTATTAATCTTTATCTATGTTTAAGTATTTTGCAAAAAAAACTCCTTAATTCGGTCACATACAGTATCTACATCTTCAACTGTCATTCCATGATGGCATCCCAGCAAGATACCATTCCTCATAATAAGATCTGCGTTGGTAAAAACCACAAGATAAGAGCGATATGCAGGATGCCGTGTGATATTTCCAGAAAAAATGACACGTGTTTGAATTTCATGATCTTCTAGATACTTTACTAAATCCAACCGATTTTCTACTTGAATAGGAAATGCTAGCCAATTTGTAGATGAAGTATCATTTGGTAGAAGAATACCTTTTATGTCTTTGAGATTATTCATATATCGTTCAATATTCCGGCGGCGGATGGCTAAGAAAGTCGGTAATTTCTTCATTTGTTCTAGACCGAAGGCTGCATTAACTTCTGATGACTTGAAATTGTAACCAAGGCATGCATATAGAAACTTATAGTCGTATTTTATATCATCAACACTGTGATTAAAACGTTCTACTACAAGTTCTGTATTATCTCCAATCCGGCCCCAATCACGAAACATAGTTGCGCGTTTTAGATATTTATCCTCATTGAACATTACCATTCCACCCGAACCGCATGCTGTAATAACATGACTAGCATAGAAACTCGTAGTTGAAATATCTGTTTCTGGTGTACATACTAATGTATCTGCTGAATCTTCTATTAGAAAAATATCTGATCGTCCCAGACTATTTAATTGATACCGGAGTTTCTTCCAGTTCGGGCAATTTCCAATTAAGTTAGGAAGCATAATAACTTTTGTGCTAGATGTAACCCTCTCTAAGACTGCGTTTACAGAAGGAACATACCCGTTTAACTCAACATCGCAGAAAATTGGTTTGTATCCTAATTGGATAATCGGTGCTACTGTGGTAGCAAATGTACAAGCAGGTGTAATAACTTCTGTTCCTTCTGCTAGATTCAATGATGCTAATGCTAATAGACAGGCGGATGAACCCGAATTAACAAAAAGACCATACCTCTTGCCAAAATACGTAGCAACTTCCTTTTCAAATGCTATCGTATATTTTCCATTTCCTGCCAACCATCCTTCTTTAAGACAATTATTGACTGCATCAATTTCTTTTTGGTCGTATGCTTCAAATTCATTTGGTGCATACCAAATCTTTTTACTCATCTTAGATGTCTTAAGAAGATATGATTCAATTCTTTAAAACCCTGTTGAATTTTCTTCTCATAAAATAAGATGCCTCCAAGGAGACTCAGCATAGGAATACCCAGTTCCGCAAGTTTAGCACGCCCGTATCCTACAAATCATATTGCTTATGCTACAAATGCTGAGGCAAGACGAACTTTAGAAGCACAACGCAGGAGATATTTCACTAATAAGCAGTGGACTGAAGAGTATGATAAATACAACAAAATGGAAACAGAACGAAATTTTAGAAATACAGAAAATGATTTGAATCGCAGAGGACTATGTAGGCGATTTACAAATGCTGTTGACGGAACTATAAAATATATATGCGGAATTCAAAGGAAAAGAACACGTAAACTTAAACATAAGAGAAATCTGACTCGCCGCGTTCGTTGAAAGTTTAAAACATAAATCCGGAGTCTCAACAGATGGGAGCTAACCAATCCGTTGATGCTTCGCACGTACGTATCTGGAATAATTTGTGCGGAATTCAAAATCCCGCAACAAAGGCCCAAATGCTGGAAACTCTGTTGGCTTCGCCTGAATACCGCAATGCTTTGAAACAAATGGGCGTTCATTCATTCTGCTTGCAGTGGTTGGCTGGTTATAATCGTGGACAAGTCTATCAGTGGCCCTACGCTCCTTCGGGTCAGCAGCAAAGACAACAACCTCCAGCTTCGCCAGCTTTTCCAGCTTCGCAAGGGCAAGGGCAACAGCAAGGACAACAGCAAAGACAGAACCAAAATTACGGCAACGAACTCATAGAACACCCCGCTCCCAAGAAAGCCCACGACTATTTCACCGAGTGCTGTGACCTTCTAGCAATTGATGAAAGTCAGCCGCTTTCAAGCGAACTTATTCGAGCCGCCTATAAGAAAGCCGCTATCCGAGCGCATCCTGACCGTGGCGGAAATCCCGTACTCTTTGATGCTGTTACCCGAGCATCTGCTTACCTTCAGAAAATCGTAGACCGTGTCTCCGGAATAAGACAGCAGGCGGCGGCCATCAGCGCCCATGTGCCGCAAACACAGGCGGAATTAGATAATTACTCACAACAACGAGCAGGAGCAGTTGCTCAACTCCAAGACCGTGCTCCAGTGGCATTATCCCCCAAGAAACTGGATATGTCACTCTTTAACCAACTCTTTGAGGAAAATAAGTTACCGGACCCGGAAAAAGATGATGGCTACGGTGATTGGCTCAAAACTACAGGGCAAAGTGATACAGTGCAAGAGAATTCCAGTCTACGAAAGAAATTTGCCCTGGATACATTTAATCAGACATTCCAGCAGGAATCGCGACAGACAAGTGGCGGCAACGGAGCCTACTACCCTTCTGCTATAATCCTTCAGCCTACAATGGGCGTTACACTCGGTGGAGAAAAGCCAGCAGATTTTACAGCGGCCTATGGTTCTCGCACTCAGTTTACAGATTTAAAATCCGCCTATACATCCGATTCAACATTCAGCCAAAATGTAGCGTCTGCAGCGGCTTCACTCGGATCTAGGCCTAGTAACTTAAAAGATATGGAACGTGCTCGTTCTGCTCCTGTAACTTTATCAGCCGATGAGCAGCGTCGTGTACGAGCAGCAGAGGATAGGGAAAAGATGCTAGAAGATCAGCGTGTTCGTCGCATGGCACAGCAAGATGAAATGGCCGGTCGTTATCATGAGAATCTTCAGCGAAATTTACTAGTAAATAATTAGCCGTATCAGTAATAGAGAAGATGGCCGCTGCTTCACAAGGTGAATTAACTGGCTTTGTTTTTTTAATATTAATTTTCTCAGCCGCAACTCTACGATACATCGTAAAAGATAAAACCGAAGTTATCACAGATAGATTTGAAAGCAGCAAGTCAGTTTGTCTCTGGTGGGTCGTAGATGACTTAGAGGGAAATTCTCGTGAATGGTTGGATTGGGGATCACGTCTCCAAAAACGAACACGCTCTCCGTTTTTGAATGTTCATCTGAGACGGTGCCGTGAATTCCACGATAAAGATTTTGTAGTTACTCCTCTTCTCGGCCGCAATGACGTTCATGGCATCCTACGCGAACATGGCGTGGAGGTTCCAGCAGAAGCCGATATTGCGCCTACTTGGTTATGGAAGGCTTGGGCATCAGCTCATATGTCCTGCTACGTGGGTGGTCTTTGGGTTGATAGCCGTGTACTTTTTATTAAGTCAATTATTCCGACACTTGGCACCATGAAAGCAATGCGATTTGGCACTGACCCCGATGAAGAGCGTGGAAACAGAGCATCTGATACAAATATCTGCTGGGCGATTGAGGAAGGTTGCGGCTTATGGCAGAGTTATGCTCGAGACTTACAGAAACTGATGCGTGGTGGGCCTCTTTCATGGAATGCCGCCAAAATCCGCAGGGCGATTCGCTATTTGCAGGATAAACATTTATCCGGGCAAGTACCGATTAATAGTGTGGCAGAATGGACGCGATTCAAATCAGGAAAAGCAATACAACTTGAGGATTTGGTAGAACGTGTTATTCCTTCGGATGAGTCAGGGATTGAATTACCGGGCTCCAGTGTTGTAGCAGTCCCGCTTCCTGATACTCTTGAGCGATCAGTGCCTAATGCGTGGTTTCTTCGTCTTTCTGAGGATCAACTCCTAGAGGCCAAATTTCTGTGGGCTCATCTTGCGATTCCTGTTTCGTTGGCATAATACTATATTCATGTGTTCGGAGTGGGCCGATGCGAATTTCTTTACTAACTAGAATGTGTTCCGATGCTTTAATAATTTGTCGGAAGATCTTCTTGCAGGATTGATAATCAAAGGTCGTGGGCCTTCTGCTGGGATAGTAATATTTCATCATCGCGTTGAATGCGTCAAGCGTAACAGGATTCTGTGCTGGAAATTGGAGAGACCGCCTATCACGTAAATTCTTAAAACCGAATGCTTTTATCCATTCTGTCACAACATCCGGTGGTAATTCTGAGCGGAAAGAGGTCATCCTTCTGTATTTCTCCAGCGAATACTTTTAAAGTCTCAAAGAAACCGAAGCGTCGTTGGATGAGCCGAATGTGAACTTCCGAGCAGCGTTCATTGATTTTGATTAGTTCAATTGGGTTGAAAAAGGAATACACTTGTGTGATAATTTGAATATAATGGAGAATATCCTCCACAGTGTATCCAATAAGCAATAGATCGTGAAGATGTTGAAATATTTTGAAAACATCATTTTTAAGAATTCCACTACAGAGTTCACGGATAGCATTTACAGGCGGCGGTGTAATATACGTTTGAATTTCTTGAAGGTTTATTTCATATTTATCAGTCTGTAGAGTTAAATCCTGTGTTTTAACAGCCTCCAGCAGTCGCAGAAGAAGACAGAACTGCCGCGCATTTCCTAAGCAAAATCCTACTATCCAATTCTTGGCATCTTGTGTCAGACTAATATGAGGCGAATAGCGTTTTTGGAATACTTCAGTGTGCTCAAACAGGTTTATAGGGAGAAGTTGAAGAATTACTGTGCGGCTTTGAATCGGTTCAATAAAGGACTGGCTAGCACAGGATGAAAAAAGAAATTTAACATGGGTTTCATAGCGCTCCATTAGACGACGGAGAGCCTGTTGTGTTAAGACGGGAAGACTATCCGCATCATCAATCCAGACCCACGCAAATATATCATACTTACGATTGGAACGGAGGAATTCCACGAGTTTCTGTCGCAAGGCTGCTATACCACGGTCATCACAACTGGAAAGTTTTAAGATGTAGCGATTTAATTCATTTTCAGGAATATCACGTAAGGCATATTGCAAAAACTGCTGACAGAGGAATGTCTTACCAACGCCAGTTGAACCTGTTAGGAGAAGATGTGGATAATCGCCTTTACATGAAAGAAGATACTCTACGATATGAGATTGTCCAATAACCTCTTCCATTAGTTGGAATTCTTGGATGGTGCTTAAATACGGAATACCATAATGAATTAGATGCCGAAGGATTTATACGAAACCCTTGAAATTGAACGCGGGTCTTCACAGGATGACATTAAAAAAGCCTATTTTAAGGCTGCTCGTACGAAGCATCCCGATAAGGGCGGGTCAGCAGAAGAGTTCAAGGAAATTCAACGGGCCTATGAAACACTATCTGACCCACAGCGAAGGCAAATGTATGATGTGACAGGGTCTGAAGAGGGCCAAGGAGGGCCTCAGATGGGTCATGGAATGGGGAATCCTTTTGAGAATATGATGCGTGGTTTTGCTGGAGCGGGAGCACCAGGAATGGGTTTTCATGTAGATGTAGGGGGAATGTTTGAGCAGATGTTTCAGGGTGCGCCGGGTGCTCAGGGATTTTTTGGTGTTCCTATGACACCGCCTACAGGTCCGCCACCTCGGACAGGTAAAGGGCAGAGCAAGATGCATGAGATCAACATGAATCTTATGGAGTTCTACAAGGGTCGTGAATTACGATTGGTATTTAATCAGGGACGTTTTTGCTACGCGTGTAAAGGCGATGGAGTGACTAGTTTTGTGGAATGCGGAGCCTGCGGTGGGCGTGGTTTTCATGTTCAACAAATTCAACTACAGCCCGGAATGTATGTTCAAACACGAGGAACCTGTCGTGACTGTGAAGGCAAGTGCCGGAAGCCGGGGCCACTTTGTACTGTCTGCTCGGGTGCTCGTGTCTTGAATCGGGAGAAAACTCTTGATGTGAAAATTCTACCAGGAATGCGTGAAGGTCATCAGTTTACCTTTGTTGGGGAGTGCTCGGACCAGATTGATTTTGCTCAGCCAGGCGATGTTATCTTAGTTCTGAAATGCCCAGATACTGCTGTTTATTCATGGACAGGCAATGATTTGGGACATGAGATTACTTTGTCTTGGGTGGAATCTGTAACGGGATTTACTCGGGTTCTAGCAGAACATCCATCTGGAGTGCCAAGGACGATTGTTTGGAATGGTGATATCTTATTGAATGGAGCTCGACTACGTGGGACTGGACTTGGAATGCCCTCGGATTCCGCTGGTGGATTCGGTGATTTAATTGTAACTGTGAAGGTAACACAGCCGGATGTGGGTGTGAATGTGAAGGCACTTCTTATGCAAGCTCTTACAGAATCGCAAAAAACGACTGCTGAAGGAGATTGTATTCTAACACGGGTTTAAATTAATTTAATTGAGCTTGCCCCCGGGAACTGTGATTGCTCCACCGAAAGCAGGATTTACTTGGTTCTCGTCAAACCACTGGGGGTTTAGGCCGGCTGCCTTGAGTTCCTGCGGGCTCAAGAGTGTGTAGTCACCGGACGTAGGAGCCGCCGGACCGAAACCGAGAGGCTGGTGGCTGCCACCGCGCTGCTTCTGCTTCTGCTGGCGGCTCTTTTGCTGCTTTCTTTGTTGCTTCTGTTGCTGTTGCTTCTGTTTACGGGTCTTCTGCTGCTTCCTTTGCTGCTTCTGCTTTTGCTGACGCTTGCGGCTGCCACCTCCAACCTGCTTGACCAACGATGATGTCTGGCTTAACATAGTATCCAGGCGTCCAGTGGCTGAGCCTCCGAGGATTCCAGACGCAACAGTTGTCATGGGACCAGTCATGCTAGCAGGAAGAACTTCGCCAGTTGTCTCAACGGGGGCTGCTCCGCCACGCTGTTTGCGCGTACGATGGTAAGTGGATGTCATTCTCTGAAAATTCATACCTTGCTCTGTTATAGTACGAGGAATTTTAGCCATCATTGCGGCCTGGCTATTTGGCCCAGATACTGCTGCGGCCGCATATGGAATACTGTTAAATCCAGTGACTACTTTTGCCGCACCTCCCTTTTGCGAACGCTTCCTGTATGTACACTTAGATGACATTTATCCTACTAATACGACAGGTATTTTCTTCTTTTGTAGCCGAGCAGCAATTTTAGCATAACGGTCACTGCGGGGTTGCTCAAAGATAATAAACGCGCTTGCTTCTTTAATTATTTGGGTATCCCTTTGAATTCCAGCAGACTTTCCAGCAGACCAATCCGCTTTCATATAGCGGAGCGGAATATTATTCTGTTCACACCACATATAAATCATTCCGCTTGTATCTTTGCCTTCATCCGATAAAAGGACGAGGTCAGGTGGGGCTCCCATTTTCACAAGAATATCATTTATGATGCTCTTTTGAAAATCATGAAAATCAGTGCGTTTTTGACCACCGAGAACACCAAGAATTTTTCTTGCTGGTCTTGTGTTTAGTAATGCAGGAGTCCATGAAGAATCTTCACTTTCCGTTTTAGCCGAATTTAGCCAGGAATCTAGGGACATTCTGCTTGTTGCTACTAGCAAATGAAGACTCAATTTTTACGAGTTTTTTTGTGTGTTTTGCGATTTTTTCTTGAGTGTTTTCTTCTTCTTTGGCTACTTTTATTGTTAGGTCTGTTATTGCCCATGGAATTGTTTTCTCCAGCAACACGAGCAACACGAGCAACGGGAGCAACAGGAGCCACAGGAGCCACAGGAGCAATAGGAGGAAGACCAGCCCCACCAGCGATTCCTCTAGGCATCTGTCCACCAAGAAGTGCGTGTCTATAGAATCGTGTACCAGGAGGATAAGTTCTTCCAACTAAATGCGTTTGGCCTTGATGGGCTCCTTGCATTACATGAATAATAGCAACATCTTGACCAACTACAAAAATTACTCTAAAAATGTCACCGGGCATAGGTAGATTACCTTGACCTGGACCTGGTAGAGGATTCGCAGAAGGTGAATAAAAATTTCCAACAACTAATCCTGGTATTTGAACCCCTACATTATCAACTATCTGATATGCCATACTCTAATTTAAACTTTAAAATATTATTTACGCAGTCGCAGTTGTAGGTCTGCCCGATGAAGAAGGCGTAGCCGAGTTGCCCGTTGTGATAACCTTCTTCTTGATAGAGCCGCTGACGATGTAGATGGAGTTCTCCGTCATGACGATATAGTCAGTCGCCGCCTTAAAAATCTTCTGAATGGGGCTGGTGTACTCCTCCGCATTCTTCACAAGGATACGCTCCTTGGTGTCCGGATCCTCACCCAAAAAAGCCTTGGAATTCTTGGTATCGTTGTAGTAATCCAGCAGAATGGGCTTGTCCTGCTCTACGGCGATACGCGCGGCGTGGGCCATCGTCTTATCGCCCGGAATCTCAGTCGTAGGAATACCTCCCTGATTTGTCAGAGCAAGTTGCTGTCCCGGTGTTGCGCTAGTTGTCGTGCTCATCTGGCTTTAAAACTAGGGGTTTCATTTTTTTGGTTTTTTTTACGCGGTCATAAATGTAAATGTCTGCATGTGGCGGGGGCTCGGATGAGAAATCCAGCGACTTTCATTCTTCTTTGATACAATCTTCTCAGGCATTGGTCTGCTAGGAGGCAGGGGGCGAATGATTTCCTCCGCGTGTTTTGTGATAATCATATTCACATAGTTATAGGCCTCCTCAATCTGAGTCAGGGTCCGAGCACCGGTAATAATAAGTTTACCTGTCTGAAATGGCGCAATTGTAACTGTCTTACATGATCCAAGTTCCGTACCTGTGCCCGAACCTACGCAAAGGGTGGGACATCCACAAAGTCCAGGCATTGTTGTTGCTGGACGCTTTTCATTCACGAAATACTTGGTATTTACACCTTGATAAATATCTGATTCAAATGTGCTGAAAAGTTTATAGTTCTGTACGAAAATCTTATGAAGACGGTCGCGCCGAATGGGAACACCAATGCTGTAGTCAGAGTTAACAAGTTGAATTGCGTATCTGTAGAGGATGGGTTCGGGATAATCTGCTGTTGCGGGGAATACTTCCTTGTACATAGCGGCGGGGACTTTATCCTTGAGTGTTCTTAGCAGAACTACAATTGACTGCTTTCCCATCTCTTCGGACAAGATGCCAGTCATTTGGACTCCGCCATTTGAGAACAACTTGACATTTACTTCCTTCCACTCATTCGCATTTGTAGCAAGACGGACAATAATTGTTGCTTGATTGTAAAACTTCTTCTTCTGCTTCTTGCGCTTCAGCATAATATCGTGGCGACACATTCCCTTCTTATTCATATTATGCTCCATCTTCAAAATACCTTCTGCTAGATTCCAATAAGGCATAATAGGAACTGCTGCCCACAACTTTGGAATATCAATCTTGGTGCCGATATGGCCCGTAACAGTCATAGTGCTAATTCTTAGCGGTGTGATTGTAACCTGTGCTGTATTTACTTGCGCCATCCTAACCTTTGAACTTAAGGAGGCTTTAAGTTGGTCGTCAATTTTTGAAAAAAATTAGACAAATTTACACCAATTTACAGACATTAAAATAGGATGGCACAATGCCATCATTTTCATGACAATGAACTAATATAAATTTAGACAAATTTTATGAATTTTTGACTTATTAACTGGGAGTATAACTACAATAATAACCTTCTGCGCCTTTGTAAATACAATATGGCCTATTAGATTGGCAAAAATTATTAGAAGCAGTGCTAGCACCTGGACAAAAATTCCTATTGTTTGGACGGGTTAGAAGCCACGTTGGATCATTTTCACCTGCTGGGAAGGGAGGAGCTGGTGCATTTGCTGGTTTAGTATTACACGAACCATTCCAGCACCATTGAGATGCTGTACAATCACTGTTTACTCTACACGTAAAATTAGTAGCATTACCATAATAAGGTGTACAAATACCTTGATAGCATTTTTCTGATCCTGTACAAGCACCATTATACCTACATTTTTCCCCAAAATGCTCACTGATTGGTTCCCCAGAAGTAATTAATAAAAGCAAGGCTAAAGAAGAAAGAAGTAAAAGATTTATTAGAAAAAAGTTTTTCATTTTATAATATACATAGGTTTAGTTTTCAATCCATATCAATATCTGTTATAACTGCCACAAGACAATCCTTTTCCTTTGTCTTCCACACATCAAAATTATTCACATCAAATACACTATTACTCGGCTTGCACAGGTCAATCATAATGCCGTATAGATTACAAGGGTGTGTCTTAAGAACAATCCAGCATAGATGATTATCATATTCATTTAGAATATCCACCGTCCAATGATTCAAAATAGAATTAGTATAGTTATCTTCTACTGAATAAAATGAATATCCATTATCATTTACAATTCCATACCCAACAATCTCATGATACTTCTTTTCAAGATTTTTCAGATTTTGAATATCGTCCTCATTAATATATACGAGTGAATACTTAATATTTTCACCTCTACATATTTTTTCCGCCATAATCTATGTTTTAGCCGCAATTAATCTTTAAATCTGTGTGTTATAAATGAATTACTGAATTTTGGATTATTCCATTTTGCCCAAACATATACCGTCCTTTACCTACACTTTCTCCCGGTTTTGCAGTGCCAATTCGTTTAAGATTAGCAATTTGATTTTGTGCTGTAACACTGTGTCTTCTTCTTCTTGTTGTTCCAATAACATTATTTGTTCTTTGGCGACCACCTAGATATTCAGCTAGAATTCCTTCAGGCCCGGGTCCACCAGGTACAATTTCTCCCAGATTTCCACCAGTAGCAGTCATAGCAGCAGCAAGTCCACTTCTAGCATAGAGTTTTGCCTTTGTTTGCGGTGCCCATTCATATCCGATAAAATAAATTTGTTGATTTGGATTTTCATTATTCTCATCAATTATAATTTCAAGAAGAACAGTCAAATCTCTAAATATTATTTCTGCTTTTTCAGAAGCATCATTAATAGCATTAATAGTTCTTTGGGTTTTCTTCAATTCGTTTAAAATATCAGAGTCTGCATCAGTTGATTCAATAAATCTTTTTATTTTTCTAAATGCTTCAATCATTTCTGATGGTCTTTGTAGGAAGTTAACTTGTTTAACATATTCAGATAATTTTTCATAGAACTCTACACCGGGCGGTTCATTATCTAATGTAGGCTTTTCATATGCTGGAAATTCAGGTATTGGTAAGTAACTTTTAACTTTATTTGTTAAGCGTTTACACATTCCGCGAACGCAGTTCATTCCACCGCGTTGTTGACGACGCGTCTTCATCCTATACTATAAATTTCTTTTCCTGCGCATCAAATGTCTCATGAAGCAACTGCTTCAAGGGCTCAGTAGAATGCGGAAAAAGACTGACATACATACATCCGTGGAGAAGTTTAGTGAAAACTTCCGGCGAATGATTGTCCCAGCCTAGCCATCGCAAAACGGATAGAATAGCCATAAGCAGATGATTCTGTGAAATATTCTGGAGGATGTCATCCAAGACAAAATCCAATTTGTTGCGTGGAGCATTCATAAGACGAACTACATACTGAAGTTTCTTGTCTATTAAATTACAATTCTGATACTGGATAACAATCTGACGCATATCGCCGCGTGTCAAATAAAGACCCAACTTGGATGGAATATCTTGCCTGTTCTCCAACTTACTGATATCTGTCAACATATTCTGCATATGTGTCGGTGACAATGAACCCATGTAGAAACAGAGGCAACGGCTACGAATTAGATTCTGTACGCGACTCAAGCAGTTACATATGAAAATGAACTGCGGGGCTTTATCCGGATTCTCATCATATTCATCGAGCAGGGCTCGGAGTGCGATCTGAGCAGAATCAGTCATTGTTTCCACTTCATCAAAAATGATAACTTTGCGGTCTATGCCCGGCCAACTCGTCTTTGCAAAATCAATAATACGATCACGGATAACTTCAATCGTCCGTTCATCACTGGCGTTCAAATACATGGAATACAGCGGCATTGAGAAAGTGGGATAGAGTTCACCCGTATAAGCATATGCTAGAGTCGTTTTGCCTGTGCCCGGCGGTCCATGGAATAATAGATGGGGTCTAGCAGATGGCTTCACTGATAAGATGCGGGTTAGATAACGGCAAATAGATACATGGCCGTGAATATCTTTGAGTTTTCGCGGTCTGTATTTTTCAGTCCATACTTCGGTTACAGACATCTATCAATAGAAACATAGGGTCGTATTTAAATACGGACATAAAGAACGGACATAAAAACAAAGTAAGATGAGTGAAAAGAAAATCCCCAAGCAGCGAAAGAAGCAGCCTCAAGTTGTCGCGGTTGTTACTCCTGCTGGCGTAACGGGTTCACTCAGTGGCGCACAGCGTCCTTTAATCGCCTATTTACCAGTGCGAACGGCTCAACTTCAAGAACAGACGCCGATGTCACAGATTGAATATAATCATGGAGCTGCTGGAGAGCCTGTGCCATTTGATCAGATGGATGAGAATGTAAGTTATTTGGGTCCTCTTGGATCTTCTGATACAACTGTAGTTGTTGAGAAGTTACCGGCTTCTTCTTCCGCAGGAGCAGCAGACGAAGATGTTGAGCATCTCGGTTCACTAGATATTATCCCGCCGCCGTCCCAGCAGCAGAGTATGTGGCAGGCTAAGAACAAGGAGGAAGTTGCGGCTCCTGCTAGAGGATCGCTGCCCTGCTATTATTCCGAGAAGTTGATGGTTCAGTACCAAGATAAGAATCGCTTGCAGAAGTTGCCTGAGAAAACGGATATTCACTGTTATTGGGACTGTCATGAGTTTTCGGGAACACCGTGTGTAATTCCTACGAATATTGTGGATGGCGTGTGGCGCGTATATGGAAACTTCTGTTCTCCTTCGTGTGCGACGGCTTATTTATTTTCACAGCGTCTAGATGCGGGGGAGCAGTGGGAACGTTATAGTAAGTTAAATCGGCTGTATCATAATTTCTGCTTATCCGCATCACAGGGCATTCAAGCGGCTCCTAGCAGAGAGATTCTGCGAATCTTCGGCGGGTCATTAGATATTACAGAGTATCGTGAACTGTTGATGCAGTCATCCATTCGTGTAGATGTGCTAACACCCCCGATGGTCAGTATTATCCAATCGATGGACACTAAGCCGATTGACTTCTATGAGGCGGCTCTGAAGAATGTTTTCATCCAGAATGATGGGGAGAAGTTACAGAAGGCAGGAATCCAAGGATTGAGGTTGAGGCGCTCTAAGCCCATTCGGGAGAAGGAGAATACACTGGAGTTCTGTATGCGTATCAAGTAGCTTCCTTGATAAACAAAAAATTTGATACCCAAAATACCATATTAGTAAGCATAAAAATGCTGTCTAATAAGGTACGTAATGACTCGTGGTGGCTTCTGAAATGCTTTGACTATCTTGCAGGTCCGCTCCAGATGGCTGACCAGAATCGTAATAATTTCCTTGACTTTCGCCGTGTGATTGAGGAGCGCATGGCTGAGTATTCTCGGGAGATTGAAGGTCTTGAGGGAAAACTCAAGGAGGAAAAGGAAAAGTCTCATCGTGTTTCTCTTGAAATTACCGAGAAGCTTCCTGTTTCACATGTGCAGGTAGTTCCAACTATCCAGCATTCAAATCAGTTTCTTGAGGTTCTTGAGCCAGTCGCTCATGTAAGCCGTGTTACAGTTACAAAGGAGGCTTCCCCTGTAAAGGCTAAGGTTGTTGTTCCTCTTCCTCCGGCAGATGAGCCCGAAGAGGAAGAGGCGGAGGAAGAGGAGGAAGAGGCTGAGGAGGCTGAGGAGGCTGATAATGAAGAGGAGGAAGATGAGCCCGAGCCTGAAGAGAACTACGAGCAGATTCGCATTAAGAAGACCAATTATTGGCTAGAGACTATTTCACGAAAGGTCTACGCTATTACTGCAGACGGTGAAGTCGGTGACCTTGTTGCGAATTACAAACTTGTCAACGGTGTTGCTACCCTTGCACCCCTATAATTCCCCCTCTAGGGAAAATTCCCCCTATAGAATAGAAGATGGACGTTAAAGAGTTCTGTACCCCCGCTACAACCTATATGTGTTTCGCAATCGCATGGACTATTTATTGTTTTTTTGAGTTAAATCTAACAGGTGCGCTCATTGCAATTGTGTTCGGAATCCTCGGTGTTGCCGCGCTAGAATTTCTCTGCCGAAACTTGAGCCCCGTTGTTTCATGGGTTCTCTTAAGTTTACCCGTAATATACATAACAATTGTTGCTGGAATGTTTGCGTACACAAAGACAATTGCTAGACTTCAAACATCAGTCTTGCCTGGATGCCATGGAGCCTTCTGTATGAAAGGTAAGGCATATTAAGCCTAAAGCCACGCACATAAAGTGAAGCAATGGATCCATTAACAAAAATAACTCTTTTTGCTGGAGTTGCTTTGAGTTACATTAAGAGATTTATCTATGAAAAAAGTTTTGGAACAATTACTGTTCTTCGTTTACTAGATGGAAATGTGTGGATTTGGGACGATGGGCGTTCAAGTCTTGTTGCTCCTTCGGTGGAATCTGATAATGATGGCTGCTGGTTCTATGATGCTCTAGCAAATCGTCTTTCTCTTTGTGTGGCTGAATCCACTGTATCTGTTGTTCGGCGGATTCCTTGGATGGCTGTTACCTTAGAACAGGGTGGGAATACGATTGATGTTTCTGACCATTTTACGGGATTGACTTATCAATCTCCTTACGGAACTTTGCCTTCCATTATGATTATTCGGACACTTCTAACACAGAAACTCGGCCTCTATGTTGGAGGAACGGCCATTTTTCGTGTATATTGTCGGTCTGATTTAGTTAATGAAAAAGTATTTGGCGCGGACTTGGAGGAGGAGAATGATATAGAAGAATGGAATTCTTCTTGGGATTAAATAGGATATGGCTGCTGCTGGTTTTGCGGGTGCTGGAGTTTGGCCTAGAAAGGATGAATTTCTGATACTCAAACAACAGACACAAAAACTAGTGCCATTGGATGATGTTGAGGTTGGTAAAGAATATTATTTAATGTTTGGCTACAATCCTAACCCTCTTTTTTATTTCAAATATAGTCTTGCCACATGCGTTCGTGATCTTGGGGGACCTAATAACGAAAAAGAATTTACGGGCGATATTGTTGACGGCGATGGAAATATTGTAAGCCTTGGACACACCTTTAGAATTGACGATAGAAGTGTAAGTATATTCATATGGCCTCCTCCCAACGCCGAAAGTGGTGCAAGTAGAGAACTACATCCACGCCCTGAATGGAATGGTGGTAGTGGAGGTACAGCCAGCCGTAAAAAATCTAGAAAATTAAAGAGAAAGAATCGTAAAAGTCGTAAGAATAGGCGTTAAGACATCTTCTGATCAACATGCGGCTTGTAGATGATATCCGCGTATGTAAGTGACGGGAGAAGAACCCGCACATCTGTCTCCTTCTTAAATGTAAGTGACTGGAGATTCCACAACTTAATAATATTAAATCCCTTCTTTGGTGAAATAGTTACGCCAACGATGAGATTCTCGGGGTCCAGCGATACAAGTGACATGACAGAAGCAGCCATATACCGCTCAAAGCACTCTAGACCCTGATCCTGATGGACCTTAATACTGTAAGAGCCTCCGCGCTTGTTCATCTTATTCTCCCACATGGGAGGGTAAGGATCTAGCATCCAGAAGTACATGCCTTCCAAGAACTTCTTGCTGCCGATTTCCTTCATCATTCCAAACATTTCTTCAAAACTGGCTGGAGTGCCAATCTTCTTATACGATTCCTCCGACCAGTCTTCATTATCTGGGTCGTGGTGATAGAGAGTCCATTTCTGATTATAGTTCATTTCTGCTGGCGTGCCTTACCTTCCAGCAAAAATATACTTTCAAATTTTTATTACCTATTGCCAGGTACAGTCCAACTCTGTTGGACAATCCTGCTGTTATAGATAGCATGGCTATCTATTACCAGGTTGCTTATGCGGAGCCAACGCCAACTTAATCTCACCCAGACCTGCTACCGCATACTCTACGATTACGGGGTAATCGTTTTTGAGATAGAGCGTAATGTCCGAGCAAAGTGATGTACACTTGCAGAACATATTCAAATGCTTGAGGGAAAAGTGACCCTGTACAATATCCAACTGATTCTGCTTGACCGTCATTGTGTTTCCAACATGGAAAACCGTCTCCTGCTCGGCGAAGTCGCCGCGGCACTTGAAGACCAGTTCGTTCGCTGCAGAACGCACTTCTACCGTTTCCGCCAAGGAGAACATATCACGGATAACCTTCTGGAAGTCTGTGGAGGGCATTGTAATTGTTGTCTGGAAAGCAACAGGCGGAATCTCAATCGGATGAATGTCAAGTTCAATCAAATTCAAGTGATACTTTGTGGTCTTCTGGTTCTCACCGTTGAGTGTTGTGATGCTGAGACGCGTAGTATCCTCCTTCTCCATACTCAGAATGAGCGACTCATTATTACTTACAGTCTTAATCAACTTGAAAAAATTAATCATGTTAAGACCGAGAATAAGACGCTGTGGGCAATAGAATTCCTCAAACCATTCGGAATGAAGACGCAAGTGAACTAGGACTGTTTGTGTTCCATCCATCGCAATGATCTTTAAACCATTGGGATCAATCTCCAGATTAGCCTCTGTAAGAATTTCCTTCAGAGCCTCAATCAAAATACGAAAAGGACTTGCCTTTACCGTGCGGATACGGAATGCGTGTTTTTCATTTTCCATTGCGTTTAATTTGATTTTGCCGACTTGCGTTTAAATACGGTTCCTCATGCCCTTCTTACCTTTGAGGGTTTGGAGCAACTTATAACCCAGATAAATGGAAAGAGGGGCTGCTAGAGCCTCAACATTCTTCAAGAAGGGTCCCATCACTGTGGGGGAAAATCCACCACGCATCTTGCGGGTACGGTTCTGTTGCTTTTGCTGCTTTTGCTTCTGCTGCTTCTGCTTCTGCTGCTTCTGCTTCTTATAACCTCCCCTCTGGCTCATAAGAACCGGGCGAATCATTGAGGAGGTTGCATTCGTTGAGACTTGAGTCCCTGGGAGAGATGGCAGACCAGATGTGGTAGGCGCAAAATAACTTTGAGGCAGGGATGTGGCTGCTCCACCGCGCTGCTTACGGGTTCTAGCAGAAGGCATTTCTATTTATAACAAATATTATTTATATTGCTCAAATACCTATGGATTTGAAAATTTGTCTAAATTTTTCAGCATTGTCTTTCGCTCCGCCACTACTTAAAAATTTGAAACCCTAAGGAACGGTTATAAACGTAAGACAGAATGAATCCGGAAAATTATACTAAGAAGGAACTTGAGGAGCACATTTTGGAGCTCCCCGATACGTATATTGGGTCAATTGATACGGCGACACAGAGTCGTTGGATCTTTGATCCCGCAATCAAACGCATGGTATGGAAGAAGACTCAGTTTTGTCCAGGTTTCTTCAAGATCTTTGATGAAATTCTCGTAAATGCGACAGACCATTATGTTCGGCAGCAGGAACGAATTCGCAAGAAGGAGGCAGGTGTCAATCCAGTAACGCAGATTCGGATTGATATTTCACCCACGCAGATTTCAGTTTCCAACGATGGCGATGCCATTTCAACAGAAATTCATCCCGAATATAAGATTCCTCTGCCGGAACTCATCTTTGGCCAGTGCTTGACGAGTGGAAACTACAACAAGGAGGAAGAGAAGATTGTGGGTGGCAAGAATGGTTATGGTGCGAAGTTGACGAATATTTTCAGCAAGGAGTTTTCAGTGAAAATTGTTAGTGTCAAAGCACAAACTCTAACAACCTACACCTGGACTAATAACAAGAAGGTCAAGTTGGATCCGGTAACAAAAAAGATGAAGGCAACTGAGCCGAAAACTATGATTACTTATAAGCCGGATTTGTCACGATTTCATTGGTCTGAGGACGGTGATGAAATCACGGAGATTCCAGCAGATATGCTTGATGTCTTGAAGACCCGATGCTACGAGGCCGCTGTCTGTGTGCCCGGTTGTGCGATTTATCTGAACGGGACTCCACTTCCCATTCCCTCAATGGCAGCATACATGGAACTCTTTACTCCGCTAGACACGGCCAGTCTTCCAGAAGACATCAAGAAGTTGACACCCAAGAAGCGGCGTGATGCGCTTATCGCATACGAGGATGCTGGTGAACGCTGGGAAATTGGTGCAATTCTAACAAGCCGTCTCTACAAGGATGAGCCGCCCGATGATCGCCATCTTTCATTTGTGAATGGTATTCTAACTCGGCGGGGTGGCAAGCATGTTGACTATGTTGCAACTCATGTTCTTAAGGAGTTCTGCGAACTAGCCAAGAAGAAGAAGGTTGAAGTTACACCTCCGCTTCTCAAGGATTCACTGACATGGTTTATTCGCTCTGTCATTGTCAATCCTAGTTTTGATACTCAGACAAAGGAGTCGCTAACAACTCTTGCCACCAAGTTCGGCTCTAAACCTAAAATTTCTGACCGGTTCTGTGAATCCCTCGTAAAGATTGGTCTGCTAGATGAAGCCCAGCACATTCTAGCAGCTCGGCTTATGAAGGATGCGAAGAAGACCGATGGAAAGAAACGGGCTTCAGTGCGTGGTATCGTGAAACTGGAGGATGCTCTATGGGCAGGGACGGCGAAGTCCAATGAGTGTACACTCATTCTGACTGAGGGAGATTCAGCCGCTTCTACTGCAATCTCAGGTCTGAAGGTTGTGGGCCGTGAACGCTATGGAGTCTTTCCTTTGCGTGGTAAGCTCTTGAATGTGAAAGATATGGCACTAGCAAAGAAAAATGCGAATGCGGAACTCAACCAAATCAAGCAGATTCTTGGTTTGTCATACGGTCAGAAGTATTCTAAACTGGAGCAACTCCGCTACGGTCGTGTAATGATTATGACTGACCAGGATGTAGATGGGTCACACATTAAGGGTCTTCTCATCAATCTCTTTCACACGGAGTGGCCCGAACTTCTCAAGATGGGTTTTCTCTGCTCGTTGCTAACTCCGCTTCTCAAGGTTTTCAAGAGTGGAAAGGATCCTTTGTCTTTCTACAGCCAGCAGGAGTACGATAAGTGGTCCGCCGCAAATGATGGAGGCCGTGGCTGGAAGAGCAAGTATTATAAGGGATTGGGTACTTCTACGGCGGCCGAAGCCCGTGAATACTTTGAGAATATGACAACAGCCGACTTTGAGTGGGATGCGGGTGCTGACGGCTCGATTGACATGGCCTTCAACAAGAAGCGTGCTGATGACCGCAAGAATTGGTTGGCATCCTACGATGCAAAGCGTGTTCTCTCAGTTGAGAAGGGAGGGTCAAAGATTCCTTACACGAAATTTATTAACGATGAACTGATTCATTTCTCATCGGCAGATAATATTCGGTCTCTACCCAGTATTCTAGATGGTCTGAAGCCGGGTCAGCGAAAGATTCTGTGGGCGTGCTTCAAGCGTAATCTAACACAGGAGATTCGGGTTGCGCAGTTGGCGGGATATGTCTCCGAAACGGCCGCATATCACCACGGTGAAGCATCACTAACCAGCACGATTATTGGTATGGCACAAATCTTCGTTGGCTCCAATAACATTAATCTGCTGGCTCCTAATGGTCAGTTCGGAACTCGTCTGATGGGTGGAAAGGACGCTGCTTCTCCTCGTTATATCCATACTCATCTGGAGCCAGTGTTGAAGACGATTTTCCGCAAGGAGGACGAGCCGATTCTCCAGCATGTAGATGATGATGGTGTTGCTGTAGAGCCGGAGACATATTTCACAACAATTCCAATGCTTCTAGTCAATGGCAGCATCGGTATTGGCACGGGTTTCTCCACAGATATCCTGCCTTACAATCCGGTAGATTTGGTCTCAGCGATTAAGGATCGGCTTTCTGGCGCTGTCAATGATCTAACAAAGCGTTCTTTCCAGCCATGGTGGCTCGGTTTCCGCGGCCCTGTCAAAGCAATGGAAGGTGGCAAGGGATGGTCAACATCAGGAATAATCAAGTGGGATGATGAGAAGTATCAGATTCGTATCAAGGAACTGCCTGTTGGAATGTGGACGCGGGACTATAAGGAGTTCTTGGAGGGAATGTTGGCCGGCGAATGTGCTGGAATGGATGAGCAGGGAGGAAAACTTACACTGAGGGGATTTGAGGAGGCGTATAATGATGTAGATGTGGACTTTATCTTGACACTGTCAGAGTCATCCTACTGGCATTTCCGGCAGACACCCGCCTACGAGACTGAATTTATGAGTAAGTTCAAACTTGTCTCAACATTCAGGCTGACAAATATGGTGGCATTTGATTCTGCTGGAAAGATTCGGCGGTATGCAAGTGTGGGTGAAATCATTGAAGAGTTCATTGGTACCCGTCTAGGAGCATATGTTAAGAGAAAGATCCACAAGTTGGCTTCTTTGAAGAGCCATCTTCTGGATATGCAGGCCAAGCGTAAGTTCATTATGGCTGTGATTGATGGGACACTAGTTATTGGTAAGACGGAGGACTTGGATCTTCTAGCAGATCTCCAGCAGTTGGAACTTCCTGCGCTGTCTAAGGGCGATGGTCTTGATGGGTATGAATATCTGCTACGAATGCGCATTGACCGTCTTAAGGCGTCCGCTGTTATCACATTGGAGGGAGAAATTGCGGGTGTGGAAGAGGAAATCAGTGTTCTAGAGGGCACAACAGCCGAGAAGTTGTGGCTAGATGACTTGGATGAGTTTATGGCGGCTTGGACCCCTTACACTGAATGGCGTCAGGAAGTTAATGTTCCGGCGGAATCTTCCGGTCCTAAGCCTAAGAAGAAGATTGTTAAAAGAAAGGCTTAAGAGGTAGACTCTTGGTTCCAGCACGGCTTATATTAACCGGTTGTAACATTGGAACAGGAAGAGTTGTTATATCCTTGCGATACTGATGATACATATCCACTTCACTTAGAATCTTAGGAACTGCATAGTTAACAACGTATGTATTTAATTCTTGAATTTGCTCTTTTATATTACATTCTAAGTTTTTACCATACTGATAATACATAGCACGCATGATAATCAGTAGATTTTCAGCACTTTGAGGACCTACACGGTATTTTCCTTGGCTTCTGGTATAAACTTCATATTGAAGACGATTTTGAACTATTTGTACATTTGCTGGACTAAAAAAGGTCGTATTGAGTGTATTTTTTTCAACATTACCTCTTACTAAGTCTGCTGCTACTGATGAATTTAGAGCTGTTGTGTAACTAAATTGACTAGCAACCTGATTAAATGACCCAGTTGGGCTCTGTGCAGGTTCAAGATTTACACGACCGTTCATTCTCTCTATTTTAGTTATAGGATTAAAAAAAATCTGTTTATACTATATAAGAATGTCCTCTGTTATGCGCTCTCCTTCTCAGTCTTCTGGCCCTCGTTTTTTCATCAATGTATCCTCATGCCACAATGCTATCTTTTCTCTGAATGCCACAACTGGTGCTGCTACTACACTGAATAGTCAGGCCGGCTGGTTTTCATCTCTTGTGGCATACAATAACGTTAGCACCCCTGGTCAAGTTATTGTAAAGGATATGGGCCGCTCTGTCTTTGTCAGCACGCAGTCAACTGTCTACCGTAAGGTTCAGTTGGTCACACCTCGTGGCGTTGGCGGTGCTTTCGGCGAGTCTGGTACTTCTAACGGCACGGACTTCGCGACCGGCTACATTGAACTCGGCTGGTTTGATGGTGCTGCGGGAGGAAACAGCACGGGTTCTCAGGGTGCAGTTGCGGGCCCTGGCTCTTACTCTGTTTGGGCGCGTACTGGTTAAATATAGAAATCTAGTTAATATACAAATTTCAGGGCATTTATACTGCCAGAAATTGAGTATAATTTTTATAAGGTAAAGTAGAGATGGCTATATCAAAGAGAACTCTTGATTTTCTTGCTCGGATATACACACCACTTGCTTTTGGCATTTTAATCTTCTTCGTTTATGTTGCATTAACGGGAACCTACCTTGATAAACAGGGGCGTCCGTTTTTGGCAATTGGCGCCGGCTTATTCCTAATGGCTCTCTTCTGGATGTTCTATGTCCGCTGGTTTGTAGCAGCATCGCAGTTTACTTACCCCACTTGGCCCCCGTATCTTTCATCTTGCCCTGACTATCTGACTTTTATGGGGACGCATACGAACGGCAAAATGATGTGCGTTGATTTCATCGGTGTTTCTCGTCGTAACGGTCTGAAGAAGTCAGATCCTCTCCTACCCCCCAGACCTGAGGAGAAAGATTACATCTTCTTAACATCTGCAACTGACACCCAGCAGAAGAAGTGTAACGATGCTCTGAGCCGCGGTCTTTCATGGGCGGGTATTACTGCTGGAACAGGCTGTGCGTAAAAATATAGTGGTATACTTAATCTAAGTTTATCTGCCCATATAAAACATGGACGGACAAATCAAAGCAGGATGGCTGAAGAAATTCATCAAGACATATTTCTAAAACTTGTAGAATGGGCAAGTAAATCAGGACGACGAAATCCCGTTGCTGTATTTTTATACGGAGGTCCCGGTGTAGGAAAAACAACTCTAGCATATCGTGTATGTGCTGCTTCTAACCTACGAGCAGTAGAATGTAATGCTAGCCATGTACGAAACCGTGCAGGTGTTGCGGAAATAATTCAGCCCTTGCTTCAAAGTAATAATGTTGCAGATTTTTTCCGCCCTGAAGGCCATCGTCCTCTTGGCGTAATCTTGGATGAGATTGATGGAATGTCTTCTGGTGACCGTGGTGGTTTAACTGAAATTATCAAAGCCCTGAAAGAATATACGGGTGTAAATGCGATTTTCTGTATTAGTAACGAGTGGGCCGACAAGAAATATCGTCCACTGATGAGATTATGTCTTTCATTTGAAATCATCCCGCCGTCTATTAGCGAAATTCAGAATTTATTAATTAAAAAGCATCCGACAGTTACACCCAGTCCTGATACAGTAACGGAATTATCACTTCTTCACCAAGGAGATTTACGGAAAATTCTTCAAATCTGGAGTACTAATGTTCAGAAATACGGATTGACTAAAAGCGGTGATTTTAAACCGCGAATTGAAAGTACAAATCGGATTAGTCGCTTAGAAAACCTAAAAGCAGCTGTAATGCAGATTCTCAATAATCAAGTGGATATTATGCGTGAAGTGGCTCTAGAAAATAACGATATGAACTTGGCGGGTCTTCACTTACATGAAACACTTCCTCATTGGCTAAAGAGTAATATCACAGATACGCGCAAATCATATCAATACTATAGGACACTTTTACATGACATCCTTCAATCTGATAGAATTGATTATTATACATTTTTCTTCCAGTACTGGAATTTATTTCCCTATTCCTATACCGCAAAACTTCAAGCAGTTAATACCCGTCTATTTTTTGAATTAATGAATAGTATTAAAAAACCGGTGAAGGATGTTACAATGGTTTATACTGCTGTTCTGAGTCGTCAATCCTGGCTCTTTAATCAGTTTAAATATTTGGGTGAAGTCCGCGATTTCTTGTCTAATCATAAATCACCCCATCGAAATGCGGGGTTTGAAGGAGCATATCGTATTTTAATTTCGTTTGCTGCTTCCTCTAAGACAGCAAATGCATGGTTTGAATTAACTTGTGTTCGTGAAATGCCTCCACCCGAACGTCTTGAAAAATGGTTAGAAGTTTTATTACCACCAACTGTTCGTCCGATTCATGGATCTCGTGTTATAGTTCCGGTGGCTGTAGCAGTTCCAACAGTTCGTGTACCCCGAAAGAAGGCTACAAAAGTTAAAGGTGAAGAATAACATTTCCTTGATCATGTGCAGCCAGAAAATGGTTTGAATCATAGGCTGTTCCAGTCTCATTCGCATGGAGTAGATGAATAACCTCCAATTCTGCCTGACGTCCAAAGCGATAGGCGCGACCAATAATCTGCTTTTCAATCTCCTCTGCCATCCTGTGGAACAGAATGACATGGGTTGCTGCTTCAATATTGAGACCGGCTCCAAAGTGACGGGCATTCAGGCAAAGAACCTGGTGCTTGCTCTCACCGAACTCACGAATAATCTTCTGGATACGAGCAGAAGTCCCATTTACCATGCTGTATGTGATACCCTTCTCCTCAAAGATAGGCGTCAGCTTGTTGAAAGTCTTGTCGTAGTTGCTGAAGAGCAAAACCTTGGCATACTTATTGCTTTCAAGAAACTCTAGAAGACGGACTGCCTTAGTCTTTTCCTCATTTGTCAAAGGCTTAGCCTCCTTCTTCTTTTCCTTTGGCTGTGCTTTATCACCTAGAACCTTGAGTTGACTGAGAGAAATGGTTGCACGACAGAGGGGACATGCCGGATTCCGGCGGAGAGACTCCACCATACAGACGAAACAGAAGAGATTCTTACAGCAGGGAGTTAGTGTAGGCTTCTCCAGGTCACAGAAGCAAATTGGACACGACTTATCCTTGTACTCAGTTACGCGCTCTTTTAGTGCAACCAGTTTTGCCTCAATCTCGGCGATTTTTCCGTCGCACTTTTCCTTCTCTTCCTGCTTGGCCTTCTCGGAAGGAAAGGCAGTTGACATGCGATAGTCTCGGAACTTGATGGCTGTATCCAGTTGCTGCTGGAGATGCTTAGTTACGCCCTCCACCACATTTGTGGCAGAATCCTCTTGGATACCGAGGGCTTCAAGTGCGGATTCGTGGTCTCCAGCATGAAGCATCTCCATAACCTGTGGGCCAATCATATCATGGAGAAGTTGGACATTCTGCGGGACAGCACAGATCCACCTGTGATGAATGATTTCGGGCATCTTGAGGGACTGCTGGATAAAATCCTCATTATTGCGCAGAATTAGACGCCAACTGTAATTTGTACGAAGAGTGCTGTGTGTTGTAGAGACACACATGCGACTTACAATATTATTACGGCGGACACCCTCAATCCGGATATAATTTCCCGAGTTCTTGAAAGCGTCCCATGCAAGTGGATAGAGTAGTTTGGATGCCTCTTGACGCCAGATGTTTGTGAAAGAGGGAAAGACCATGTTTAGCCAACTGGCAGAAATGAACCAATAGAAAGCCGCACGGACTGAGTCTTCGCCTGTGATACTGACGGGGCATGTATCTGCCTCATCAATGAAGAGACGAGCCCAGCAAATCTTATTTACATTTTCCTGCGCGGCAAAATCCTTCCACATTGTTGAACTGACGATGATTAAATCAAGATTCTTAATGTCCTCCTTGATTGTGGTACTAGATGCCTGCTTGCGCTGCTTCACCATCAAGGTTTTCAAAGTTGTCTGTTCCTTGACATAGCGTTCCCACTGATTTACGAGTGAATGAGGAATAACAAGCAGAGATGTATTTGCTAGAATATAGTCTCGTGCTAGAAGCCGTTTATTATCATCGTGCTTCTTAATCACAACAACATCGTGATTATTTGATGCCTCTGCGGTGAACATTTCTGTCTGGGGGCGGTCCATTCCGGCCAAGGAAAGAGCAACGAGGGACTTGCCAGAACCTACACGGTCTGCAATAACACCATACTTTGTATACATAACTGCTCCATCTTCACAGATAATTCCAGCAGGTCGGTTCGTCTCTAGTTTGCGGGCCGCATTTAGAAGAGCACGCTGGTGAATCTTAAGAGGAATTCTAATATGGGCAGGCTGAGGAGCCATTTCGGATTCACCTGTCAGTGAATTCTTCAGAATATTTTCAACGGTCTTCAATGCGTAGTCCATTTCTAATTCTTTTTGGCTTTTTGGGGTTGGTTGCTGTTATTCAAATTTTTTCAAAACCGTAGGCTTTTGAGCGTACTTTGAAAGACATACTTTATAGGAAGGCTACTGCGGAAGAAGGGACTTAACGCCTTCTTGTGTTAGTGTGATAAGATGTCAAGACCTTTTGTTAGTGTAGTTTGCCCAACATATAATCGCCGACGATTTATTCCGCATATGATTGCCTGTTTTTTGTCTCAAACATATCCGCAGAATCGCATGGAACTCGTTGTTTTAGACGATGGCTCCGATAAGATTAAAGACTTAATAGATGCGTCTGGATTGACAAATATTGTATATCTAGCAGAAGATGAAAAGATGAATATTGGAATGAAGCGTAACAAACTGAACGCGGCCGCAAAAGGAGATATTATTGTCTGTATGGACGATGACGATTATTATTCTCCAGAGCGGGTTGAACATGTTGTAAAGAAACTAATGTCCAATCCAAAGTACGATATTTGCGGTTCTTCGCAGATTTTCATGTATTATACCGATATTCAGAAGATTTATCAGTTTGGACCTTACGCACCGAATCATGCTACGAATGGTACATTTGCTTATCGGCGGCGATTCCTAGAGAAACATACTTACGATGAAACAGTGACTCATGCAGAAGAAACATCATTTGTTAATAAATATACGGAGCCGATGCTTCAACTTGATCCTTTCAAAGTTATGCTTGTAATGGCACATTCAGAGAATACCTTTGATAAGAAAAAGATGCGGGAAAATCCTAATCCTTTTGTGAAGTTAACAAATTATAAGATGAAGGATTTTATTAAGAGACAGCCGGAACTTCTTGCATTTTATGAGAAGGCTTAACCGATAATAGATTCAAGTGTCACCGGGATAGGATTTATATCTTTAGGATGCGGTGTCGGCTTTAACCATGACATTTGTTTAATAACATCATTATCGGGTGTCCAAAGTGTATTTATCCAACTATTTCTTCCAAATAAATAGTTTGAAATGAACCACTCATATTTGTCAACATAGGAAAGTGGAAAAAGAGCATATTTTTTAGGTGATGCAGCATTATTTGTTATTCCAATAAAAATATAATACGGAATAATAAAAAGAAAACACAGTGAAGCATAAATACCGAGAATGATTCGCATCAAAGGAGGTTTATAAATAAAATCATTCATAATCAAACTGGGAGATAATACAATAAATCCGAGAAGAAGAACAACTACAAACGACGCACCAACGTAAATTCCGAGTTTTTTGCCAAATCGTTCCGAGTCAAATGTGGAGCGATCTTGTAATGATTCGCCTGCCATAAATCCTATATTCTAAATAGAGAATGCTTGGGCATAAAACACGAAATAGTAGAATTCTTATACGAAAGACTTTACGTAAGAAAAGAGGATCGGCCAACTATATTGTTGCAATTCCTTCTTATAAACGAGCAGAAACTCTACGGGATAAGACTCTACAAGTTTTAAAAGACCATAAGATTCCAGCAGAACGAATCCATGTATTCGTTGCTACTCCAGAAGAGAAGGAACGCTATGCGGCCACACTTGAGGCTGGAACTTATGGGAAACTAATAGTTGCCATCCCGGGAATGGCAGCCGTGCGGAATTTTATCACTGAGCATTATCCTGTTGGCCAGCAGATTGTCAATATGGATGATGATATTAAGGGGTTTTTGGAATATTCTGAGACTGCTAGAAGACATGAGATGCCTCTCCGGGACTTGGATAAGTTTATCCGTGAAGCATTTGCTGAATCTGCGAAGACCGGTTTTCGCTTATGGGGAATCTATCCTGTGCCGAACGGATTTTTCATGCGGGCGGGAGAGCCTACAACTGATTTGAAATATATTATTGGAGCCTTCTGGGGAATTACTAATCCAGGTATTGATGTCTTGCGTGTTACAATCGATGATAAGGAGGATTATTTGCGGTCTCTCATTATGTATGTAGCAGATGGCGGTGTTCTTCGTTTCCGTACAGTGGCTCCCAAGACAGCCTATTATAAGGAAGCAGGAGGTATGCAGGAAGAACGTACTATGAATCGGGTCACTAAGTCAGCCGAAGCCTTGCACAAGGCATTCCCTGATTTGACGAAATTAAATGCAACAAAGAAGTCGGGGTACTTGGAACTCCGGCTGCGTGATGCTCGGCCTGCGGGGGAGAGGAAATTTGGCTTGGAAGCCTTGCGTAGATATACAAAACCAGTAGTTTAGACAGCAAACTGTAGCGATCCCATACCCGACGTGATAATTAAGAAGTTTACGCTTTCCACATAGACTGTGAAATCGTAATCGTATTCAGCGTTGAGTGGTAAGGGATAAGGATTAACTTCTAGTTGGAAGTTATTAATGACGGATACATTTAGTGACCCAGAAGGCTGGAGAAGGTCTGACCCTTTGACCGCAAAACTATATACATAAAGAGGACCGATTGAATCTTTTCCTACTATGCCAGTGGGCGCACCGATTAAGTTATCATATGGTTGCTGGAGACTGAAGTATTCCGCCTGTTTTTCTTCAAAAATCTCATTGCCCATACACAGGATTCTAGCAGATTGTAGAATATCATGTTGTGTTCCTGCGACTATGATTCCCGAACTTCCAGCAATAGGAACATTGCTAGAATCTCTACCCGCTTGAACTGGCCGAACATCCGCATATTTCCAGTTTGTACAATTTAAATAATCATTACGATAGACAATTGAATCACTGCGGCGTCCGAACCAAACCATTCGGCGAATCATATTATGCGCGTCCAAATCAAACTTTGTGCGGCTGTTGACTGCTTGGTAATTAAATCCTTGAATTTGTGTGGTAATATATTGGAATGTCTGTCCGGACATGAATTTTCGTTCTTCATCAGCAAGATAGATATAGTTCACTTGTAGAGACGGCTGTAGATTAAAATATTCTGTTGCGGGAACAGTAACTCCATAATCTACATAAAAGTTCTGTGGTGTTCCATTTGGATCATTGGAGGATTGATATCTCGCACTAAATGAATCATTGGTGCCGACAATGGCCACATTCTGATATCCGTAGCGAACACGGAATCCTTGATCATCTGTTACGGTGTAAATATTGCGAAGAGGTTGGAATGTAACCTGGATTTCTACTTCGTGATACTGTAAGGCAATTAAAGGTAGGGAATTTCCGAGGCCTTCACTAAACCAGAAAGGTAGCGGAATTAGGAGATAGCGACCGGGAATACTGGGATTATTTACTTGTGGACTAGTTGGATCAACACCTGTATATGCTTGTGTAACATTTGGGTATGTTTTACCTGTTGTTGCCGAGTAAACTCCATTTGCAGGGTCATTCATTTCTGGAGTATCACCCACTAGAATACGCCATTTACTATAATGATCTGTGTTGTAATCCAATTGAGCACGAATTGCCAACCATTCGCCAGTAAATTCTTGAATTTTTGAGCCTCCGACGAAGATAGCAATGGACTGAATGAGTTGGGAGCCTAATTGATGAACCCACTGGAATTTATGAGGATTGGCTCTTCCCGCCACGATTTTACTATAGATATCAGGAATACGCACGCGCAAAGAAATACCTCGTACTAAGTCAGCAAAACGTTGAACTTTGGTGCGAACGCGTATAGGCATATCTAAATTCAATTCTTGAGGACCATCCAGTGGAATTGTAATATTCTCTTCGCTGAAGTGGGAATGACGTTTAAATGTCTTGTAAAAATAAGTAACCTGTGGATTACCGTTTATAACAATATTCTGACGGCCAAATGAAACTAAAGGTATTAAGCCACCGGGCATCTCTGTTTTATCTGTAAGGAATATATAGAACTTCTTAAACTATGAATCTCATAGATTCAGGGTTTGGAAATTAGGGGTTGTATATTGTGTTTACATGCCTTGGTAGCTCTGTACCCACCAAGCATCCGCCATATACGGTGGGATTTGGTTCTGGGCACTGACAATCTTGGATGAGGGCCCCTGTCTGTACAATGAGTCAATCTCCGCATATGATAAGGCATACGCGAAATAGTTAAAACGGCTTATCATACCATCCGCCTTACCATTTACATTGTAACGACTATCAGGAGCAACATCAATGCGGTTGTCTTCATTTGAAATGTTCTGGAAGGCATATACATCACCGAAGTTGAGCTTGGGTACAGAGGATAGATTCATGCGCTGGATTACATTGCCGTTGATAAAAACATCAATGCTGCGCCCCTTGCATGTGATAACCAAATGAAACCACTTCTCCACCGGAATATTCGGGATTTCAACGAAGTTATCCCACTTATCAGCAGAACCCACGTAGACACGGAGAGTATTTTTATCACTCAATGTATACACTCCAGGGGAAATTAACGGGTAAGCATCCGGCGGCGGTGAACCCTTGTGGAAGACGTGGCGAAGGGTATTCTGCTCCTTACCGAAGTTTGAATTACGGAAATTTAGGAATACTGAGTATGTGAATTCTGTGCCATTTACTTCATTTCTGCTCATAAAACACGTTTTGGATGAATCCAAATTGGGCTCTTGTGTATATGTATCACTAGATGTTGTCGTATCAGGCTGTAAGATCGTGTTCATTTCCAGCCATGTATTGTAAAGTATTCCCAGGTTATTGAGAATAGAAAGAAATACATACATGAAGAGGACTACAACAACCGCCTGTAGAACTTGATCTAAAGTACCAGTACCAACAATATTGGGCATTATGGCATCCATATCTCTTCTCTATCTTAGGTGTAATAATTTCAGACAGTATGACTGTGCGAAATTATATATTTAGTATTTGAATTTTAGTATTTATTGTCCACCCGCAGCAGCCATGGGATTTGACAGTATATTTCCTAATGTACCACTGGTTGTCAAGCCAGCGGAATCCAGGGCATTCGCGACTGTACCGGGCACATTAACACTCTTTGAACTTGAGCAGGAGGCCTGCGGAGGTGTGACCTTGTAGGCGCTGTAAGTCAGATTGATTCCAAAGAGGGCCAGGAGTCTGTCAACTAAGGTATTGCTCTTCAGGGTAGGGCCGGCCTGGTAAAGGGAGTAGGCGCGGTCAGGCGTGATAGCATAACTAAAGAGTTGGACCTTGCTCAAAGCACCGCCAAATCCGCCGAACTGGCAGGCATCCACTGTGATACCAGCAGAACCCACTGCCTTGGGGAACTGGATCACATTGTCTAACATACAGCTGCGGCTCAACTTACCATCCAGATATACGTCGCAGACGCGTCCATTGACAACAACATTTACGTGAACCCAGCGCTGGAGATCAAACTCAGGTAAGTCGCAAATAGGGTAGTTAACGGTGTTCATGAAATCCTTCATGCCTGCATTTTGGGGACCGAAGAGATTGTTATAGGCAGTTACATCAGTGTACTCAGTGCCAGAAGTTGTAACTGTGTTGGCCGCATTGGCTCCAACACCACTGGGAGTATTTGTACCGGCTGTGCGGACGCGAATCATGAGTTTGTTTTCAAGGGGGTAAATACCGCAGACGATTGAGTTATAGTTTGCTCCCGCTCCCTTCAATGTAACTAAGTGCTTCATGCGGCCGGAACGAACTTCAAAGTCACTTACATACATCCACCAGGCCAGAGTACATTCTCCACCCGTAAAGAGGAGCGGCAAGTTGTCTTGGTCAGTATCAGTTGTCTTTGATTGTGCAGTTGCACCATCATTGAACTCCAATACTAGAGCCTCACGAGGGTCCTTCTGCGGATAAACAAGGCGATAAACCGCATAGACAATTACAAATGACACAAGAACATAGATGACATTTGTTGTTAAACTTCCGCCACCCGCACCTGAAAGAGCCGCTCTAGCATTGTTCATTCTCTAAGAATAGCAAATACAAAAACTGGGTAAACTTTGCTAAGCGTATTCGTATTTTACATAGGTTTTACAATCGCCCTTAAGTTCCTCACACCAGGGCATTCCAGGACAGAAGTTAAGATTTGGAAATTTAAATACGAATGAATAATCAACAGGTAAAAGAGGGCCCGATATATCAGATGTGCTTTTGTACTGTGCTAAAACTTCTTTATCCGATAGACGACCTTCAGTTATATTCCATAAAGCCATTTTGCCCAGGATTCCCGAATTTCCAACCATTTGTATGCCATCTGTGGACTGTTTTAGAATATTGGGTAATTGAATACTATTAGAATGCTGGCCATTCACATAAATATCTACACTACGACCTTCAACTGTGATAGCAATATGAAACCATTTATGCGGATTTATATTGGTTATATCAATCGATACAATCTTTTTAAGATTAGTCTCGGAAGCAGATGCGTGTTCATCGCCCGTCGGTGCAGTTCTAAAATCAAAACGAATCTTCTCTTCTGCGGGAATATAGGAAGCAAGCATTGTCGCATACGCATTACGAATAGGGTCGTTTATTCCCCATCTCCAGAGAGGTTGAGGATTCACACGTTGCTCTTTTGAACCTTCAATATAGAGATAACTGGAAAGCGTATATGCTCCTTTAGTAACTGTGCTCAACTGAACACCCGTTAGAACAATTGGAAATTCAGCCGGAGTAAATTTCCACGGTCCAGGATTCCCTTCCATTTTCCTATACTGTAAATACATCGCGGTTACACCAATGATAGCAAATATTAAGACAGCAACACCAATATATTTCGCTACATCTAAAGGTGTCATTGACTGTTCCATCCTGTTATATACGGCGTTTATGCTTCACATGCTTCTCCTGCCTCTGCTAATACAATCTTTGCGGGCATCGCAATACTTGCGGCATCTTTTACCTGCTTGGGATTTAGTGCTCCATTCCAGATTTTCATATTCTGAAGAACACCATATGCAGCCATTGGTCCACTGCGTCCATACCAATCTGCTGGAACAGTACGGGGCTCACCTTTTAGAATAATGGATTTCATTAATTCTCCGTTTTTATAAACATCAACAATAGTGCCATTCAGAACAATTGTTATGCGAAACCATTCCCTAAGCGGAATATCTTCCAATGCTAGACTTTCAAGATATAAAACATCATAGCCAACTACGGTCTTTTGAGCAGCTTCAGTCTGAAAAAAGAAGATTAAGTCATTACGGTACGGATGAAGGAAAACGCCGGGGTTCATATAAATAGGAAGAGGGATGCCTCCAGCAGATGCGCTACTTGCGGCTGACGCTTCAAATGCTGCATCACTGCTCGTATTTCCAGTCACCTTCTGTGTCATGCCAGAGCCAACTTCTTGGTTAAAGTCATCACTGCCTCTGTGAAGAATATGACGATATGAGCCCATGCCGGGTGCTTTTGAACTATTAATGTTTAAGTCAAACATTACACTGTAATTAGTTGGTCTCTTTGCAATACTATCATCTTTATTAACATAAAGTCCGGAGGGTGGGTCGCCACCTGTGGGTATCTTTAAATTTGTCCAATAACGTTTAGAACTCGGCAGAGATGCTAAAAGTCCATTATCGTAAAAAGCAGTGAAAGGAAAAAGGGAATTTACAATAAATAAAAGTATGAAACCCACCATTAATAAAAAAATAATGAGTCCTACAACTGTAAGAACTCTTTTAATAGGTTCACTTGCTGGAGGAAACCCCAGGTCAGGCAAAGATAATGATGGCTTTGGAATTCTTGATAATATACCACTCCCACGACCTGATACATTTTTGAATAATGAATCTGCGGCAGTTAAATCACGATTGATATTTTGCATGTCTCCCTACTTTATGCCTTTTTCTTAAGAAATTTTGTAAGGAGCGATGGAACTTGTTCGGGATTTTTATATAGATAATATACACCTGTTGCTACAACAATAACTGTGATAGCAGAAGCACCGAATTTGTATACATTTTGTAGCCCACTATTTATAGCATCGTGGTATAAAAAATACACATACGATGAGATAATGAAAATTATGAAACCGACTTCTACGAGCCAACTTCGTGGGGACATTCTATAGTTTAAGAATGATTTCTCTTACGTTTTTTTGTTTGATTTTCAGATCCCGACATAAAATTCTGAAGACGTCTTGTACCACCCCCAGGTATTCTTTGACGATATGTTTTAGCAAATGTTGATGCGGATTGTTCAACGTCATCAATATCATTATATTGCGGCAAAAGCAAGCTCTTGACGGGTTTAGATTTGGCTTTCTCTATTTCTGCCGCCTCATCAAATCCACTTCTAGCATAATATTCAGCTGTTTCTCCTTCATCGCACTGCTGGAGACGGTCGCGGAAATAGCAGACGAATGTTAGACGCTGATATCTTGCCTCCGAGCCTATTAAACCTGTTGTTGGATCCCTTGATCGGATGTCGGGGAGTGACATATTATAGACTTTATCCTCAGGCGACTCATACATTGGAGTATTACAATGCCATTCGTGAACATCCATCGCAATAAAATCCCCTGTTCGTACATCAAATCCCACGCCGAAACGGGGAAATAGAGTATAGCCGCCTTGATACTTGCCCCATTCAATTACAGATAAGTTGCCGAAGCCACCCTTAAAATCTCCATCGTCTTTGTGAAGAGCAGTTCGGAAATTGAGATTTACTGTAAGAGTACTAAAAGCAGTTCCGGGAATCTGATAATTCTTCTTTGCTTTTACTGCTTCTAACTGCCGGCTATGCTCTTTTGGCACTAATGCTTTGAACTGATTATCAATTGCTTTTAAGAATGGTAATCCATTCAAGAAAAGATGAAGATATCTGCGCGTATAAACAGTCATGCGACAGGCTGCCTTCATAAAGGGTGTTTCCTCATAGAATCCGATTACACCACTAGCAACTAAGTTATTTACCCGCATCTTGCTGACCTTTTTTGTATCTTTATTATCCTTATTTTTAACATAGTATCGTACTGCCCACTTAGAGGTTTTATCATCTTTTACCTTGATGGGGTCGCGTTTCTTCCAATAGGGTGAATTAAAATCAATGGGTCCAGCAGCGGCACCGCGATTGCGACCAGGCATTGCTAATGTGCGAAATGAATCCCAGCCATTTTGGACTGTGGAGGGCGGAATAACTCCTCGGCGAAATTTTGCTAGAAGTCTGCGTGTTCCATCTGGTTCTAGACCATAGATATCTGAGTCTTCACGAACAATTAGTTTTGCCACTGCTTCATCAAAATGTGTGCCCTCATATTTGGCCTTAAAGTCTTCATCAGACATGCTGGCTTTAAGTTCAATAATCTTTGGTGGAGGCATACCCTATTCTTCACTGTGTTTTTTATGCGTAACTTTTATAAAGTGCGATACCTATACCGGTTAGACCTAGAACACTTACACCTCCAGCAATGGCTCCTCTATAATAGGACCGTTCGTCGGCGGATTCATAAATTTTGTGAATATAAGGCGAAGGAGGAATAGGAAGACCACGGTCACACATTTCTTCATAGGCTTTCATAAATTGTTCACGAGTTACAGTTGGTTTACCTAAATCTAGATTGACTTTATTATGAAGTTTAAGAGTCCAATCCACTAAATCGGCGCGATTATCCAGGAATGGTTCAATAGGTGCGGTCTTCAAATGAGTAGCATAGTGTTTCCGGCAGATAGGACACGGTATAAGTTCAACTAAACTCATGTAGAATTCCTTCGCTGCTCTTTTTTGAGGATAACTCGGCTGATCGGGATATGCCAATGCAACTGTGTGAATTGTTGCCCAGAAAATTGGACCCCATACTTCTGGTGGCATTGATAATGGCATCTGTTTTGCTCTATGTTATAATGGAAATTTATACTAGTCTATTTAAACACACAATACCCTTTTCTTTATAGGGTTAAATTGAAATGTCAATTGTATGTACTAACTGTGGCAAACCAGGTCACTACTATAAAGTATGCGTTGAGCCAATAACAAGTTTTGGAATTATTCTTATTCAAATCTTAAATATGAAAAAAGAGGACTTTGTTCAGAATCTAGCAAATGATACTACAATTAATGGATTAGAAGATGCGGATTTTCGTTTTTTGATGATTCGTCGTAAAGATAGTCTCGGATACATTGAATTATTGCGTGGAAAATATGATATAGAAGACCGAGCATATATTCAAACTCTAGTGGATCAGACATGTATGCTTGAACGGCAGCGTTTGTTAGAATGGGACTATCCGCGTTTATGGGAGCAATTGTGGAATGGTCCAGTAAGCAAACCGTATCGTCATGAGTATGAGCCATCACGCATAAAGTTTGAGACAATACAAAAGACGATTCTAACAGAGGCCATTACTAGTTCTAGGACATCATGGTCTGAGCCCGAATGGGGATTTCCTAAAGGAAGGCGTGGTCCTAATGAATCGGAGATGCGATGCGCAATTCGCGAATTCTGGGAAGAAACCCGATTTCCTCTTGATTCAGTGATTATAAGTCGGAATATTTTCCCACTTGAAGAGAGTTTTTTTGGCTCTAATAAGGTTCACTACCGGCATAAATATTATATTGCGTTCTGTTTTGATGCGATTAATCCTGTGATAACTGCGGGGGATTCTGTGCTAGAACGCGAAATTGGCGCAATTCAATGGTTTACAGGGGAGGATGCAATGGAACATATTAGACCTTACAATATTGAAAAGAAGGAATTACTATTACATGTTTCTTCCATTTTGCGGAATTATTGCTTTTGGTTAAATTCACTAACAGCGGATGAATAGACTGGGCGATTTTATTAAGTAACCTTAGAGGATGTCTTTACAATCAAGGCGCGAAGATGTGCTCAGTAAATGGGCGGAGAAAAAAGAAACAGGAACTGCTGAAAGTACTCTTTCACGGATAATGACACGAGAAGGTATTATGCCTACTGAATGGACTGCGCAGCGGGAACAAGATGCGGGTCTTTATCCCGATATTGAAGATCCGGAATTTTCTGAGAAATTAACAAAAAAGAAGGAATTCTATGATGCGAAGGCCCAACCTTTTTCCACCACAGAGAAAGGCGATGCTTGCTCGTTAGCAGCCTATGAAGCATTTACATTATCTCCCGTTCAGCGTCTCGTCAGTCGTTTTATGAATCCTAGCACGCCATTTCTCGGACTACTTTTATATCACGGTGTGGGCGTTGGAAAAACTATATCAGCGATTTCAATTGCGGAGAACTTTCTAGCAGAGAGACCTATGAAGCGTGCCTATATTATAGTTCCCCGTTCAATTGCTCCTGGCTTTAAACGCACGATTTTTGACCCCGATGTTTTACGTCGCGCTACTCTGGATGATCCTGGTCGGTATGTTTATAAGGGATGGTATTCTGCTCAGTGTACTGGGACAACCTATTTAAAATTATCAAACGCAAATGATTTGGAAGAAAAGGAGAAAATTATGTTTCGCATTGAAGCTCTTAAACGAAGTCGCTACAGTATCAAGGGATATATGGCTTTTAAGATTTCAATTGACAAAGAGTATGCAAAAATTCCTTCTACAATAAAAGATGCGGATGAAATCCGGCGTCGTAAACATGAGATTCTTCGCCGATTTTTTAATGATGGATTAATCATAATTGACGAAGCCCATAATCTACGGCAAGATCCTAAGACAATGTCAGCGGACGAATTGGCTCCCGATGAAAATCCGGATGTGAAAGCAGTAGAGGAAGGAGCAGAGGCGAAGGCTATAGTACCACTTCTGCTGGATATTCTCATGTTCACTGAGGGCTGCCGACTGGTATTAATGACTGCGACACCCATGTTTAATACAGCACCCGAGATTCTCTTTTTATTGAATTTGCTCATTTTAAACGACAAGAAACAGATTGATTTGCTTAAAGGCGAATTATTTGATTCAAAAGGATTTTTGAAAGCGGATTCTGAGAAAATTATCAAGGATATTGCTACGCGCTATGTCAGTTATATGCGTGGTGAAAATCCTTTTACATTTCCTATTCGGCTTCATCCCGAGGTAGGCGAAGATGCAATAACAGATGCTCCTTACCCTGAAAGATCTGCTTTACAGGGAGGCAAAGACATTGATGTACCCGAAGAAATCCAGCAGGGGATTGCGGCTCTACCCATTCAGCGGGTTGCTCCGGTGGCAGGTTCAATCTGCGAAAAGGTCACACGTTTTCAGATGAATGTAACAGAAGGAGAGGAAGAAACAGGGGAGGATGTTATGGAAATTGGTCGGCGCAAGAACGTGCTAGATGCTTGGGCACAGATTGGTAATTTTACCTACCCGAATGAACGATTTGGAAAAGAAGGATGGGAAGAATATTTCCGCGAAGATAAACGAACTGTTGAATGGCGGAGTGATACAAATATCGATGATGTTTTTGGTCCGGCTGCTTTACCCAATCATGGACCAAAGATTGCTAAGATTTTGGATAGTGTGAAGACGAGCAAAGGAATCAATTTCATTTATTCCCGCTATGTTCAGCCGGGTGCTTTACCTGTATGTATCGCCTTAGAAAGAGCAGGATATACACGTGTAAATGCGACTGGAGAACCGGTGCCTCTGTTGCGTGGTTCTTCTCCGGTTGTGCGTCAATGTGCGATGTGTCCTAGAAAACAGCATGGACCTCTTTCACCTGAAGAATGCCCCGGTTTTCAGCCCGCAAATTATGTATTGTTAACGAGTGATTATACACCCAATAATGTTGGAGCTACAGTTGCTTATGCGACAACGTTTCCAGAACCGGTGGCTCTAACTGCTCGTGGTTCGCGGGTCAAGGTTATAGTTGGCAGTCAAATCGCAAGTGAAGGTCTGGATTTGAAGTGTATTCGTGAAATCCATGTGCTAGATCCTTGGTATCACTTAAATCGCCTTGAGCAGGTAATTGGCCGCGGTGTTCGTTATTGTTCGCATAGACAACTTCCAGCAACAGAACGCAATTGCTTAATTCATTTATATTGCTTATTTTTGGAGGATTATGAGACAAGCGATTTATACAGTTATCGTTTGGCTGTTCAAAAGGCTAAATCAATTGGTCTAGTTCAGCGTCAACTCAAAATGGGTGCGTGGGATTGTGCTCTAAATCACGAAGGTATTCTGCTAACGGGTGATATAAAACAGCATCACATTGATGCGCAGGGCAAGGATTTAGGGGAAATACAACTGGCAGATAAGGCAAATTCTAGCATGTGTGATTATCAAGAATGCTCTTTTCAGTGTCGGTTGGATATTAAATCTGTTAGAGAAGACGATTTGAACTTGAGCACATTTACTGCTCGTGATGCTCGGGCCTATATTTTACTGAGGGAGAGTTCTTTGCGGGAAATGTTCTCAGTTCAGCCTTTTTGGCCAGTCAGTGAAGTCCGACAACTTTACAAGGAACTTCCTGCAGAAGTCTTAACACAAGCTCTTTCTGTGGTTATTAATAATAGATCATTTGAATTGCGATCCAATGGCCAACCTGGGTATTTGATCTTGCGTGGAGGATACGTAATTTTTCAGCCGCGTGAAATAACGGATACATCTATTCCTCTAGCACTTCGCTACAAACGGTCAGATTCTACTGTAGATGGAAAATTATGGTCAAAACAGATTCTTCCTCCGGTTGGACCTTTTACACAGGATATTGATGACCGCGCACGTGCAACGCGACCGAGTAGTGTTGCTGCGGCTCTTGCTGCTGGTGCCGGTGAAGAGACTCAAGAAGAAAATACTGGAAGTGTAGCAACAACTAGAACAACTACATCATTATCAAGAAGTGTTCCAGCAGGACCTGAGTCACCAATTGAATGGTTGGACTTAGTTGAAGGTGTGTATGTTCAAACAGACCCATTCAAATTACCTGTTTCTGCGGACCTAAAAGCCAAAATGAAAGGGTTGGATGAATTAGGAATTATTGCATTTCGTTTTAAAGAACTTGTAGAAACAAAACAAGTTTTATTAGGCTTTGGGTGGGATCATTTTTACTCTTACAATACAAAGCAACGACTATATACAGCATATATGAATGGAAAATTGGATTCAGGAAATTTAAGTAAATTTGCGCCTGTAATGAAGAAAAATATATTCAAATCAGAAGATATTAATGGATATTTCTTATTAGATATTAAAAATAATAGAGTTGATACATTTTGCAAGAGAACTGGGCAAATGACATATGCGGCATGTCCCAGCAGTTTGGCTCCTTTTGTTGCTGCTGCTACAACAGATGCTTCTGAAAGTGAAGGTCATGCTGGGGCACCGATTGTTGAGATTGCTCGGCGTTGTGGAAATCTCTTTGGATTTCTAGTGGCTAAATCAGCGCAGAATATCTTATCCGCAAAGACAGTTGAAAATACACCGGGGGGCGCTATAACTGATGGCAAAGACTGTGCTGGTGATAGTAAAAAGGAGCCGCATTTGGAGCGAATCCGAATTCTACGCAAGGCTGTGGAAACATATGGGGATACTGACCTTTTACGAGTTATGTATCCCGTAGCGGCGATTGCTGCGGAAAAGAAATCAGTTGCTCGGAAAAGTTTTATTGAGGAAACATCGGATATGAAGCAATCCACGCTGTGTATATATTTGGAATTTATTTGCCGATTGATGGATGCTCGTCGGGTGGGCGGAAAGCGGTGGTTCTTGAATGATGTTGAATTTAAACGTTCCTATGATGCGCCTGGTTCTCAGTGGCCTAAGATGAAGAAAAAGTAATACTAAAGTAGACATGGCATCCCCTAAAGAGTATCATCCGACAGTGCGTGGTGTTTTAGAGTGGGCAAATTCAGAACTTGAACACGTAGGTCGCATTGTTTCTGTTGAAGACCCTGATCTTCAGTACAGTTATGCGTTAAGCACAGTGAATGGAATGGCTTACCTGAAAGATGCACTCTATGAACTTGTTAATGATCCTAAATACTCTACGCACAAGGAGGATCTATTACGTGTCCATGGAGCCGTAATCCGTACAATGAAGCACTTAGTTAAGGATTTCAATATTGATTTAGATGCAATCAAGGCTTTTAATACCAGAAAAGTCTTGAGCAATAGAAATTTTACGTACTTGAAAAATACAAAGAAAGAAAACAAGCCTGAAAACACGCCTAAAAATAAGTCCAATAAATCTGAAAATACGACTAATAATAAGTCTAATAACAAGACTAATAACAAGACACGGAAGAATCGCAAAAATTAAGTTTATATCTTTCATGATTTGGAAGCGTTGTACGATGCTTTAAAAACTTAAAATATTTTGATGCTAAAGCATATTGTGTAGGCTTTATCTTCTTAATTACTTTTAATCTAACATATAATATCATTCCAACTTGCCATATCCGTTTATGTGAATAACGTTTGATTTTGTATAAATGTTCTAATGTACGAATTGTATTTTCAACATCAGAAATAGTCGTATACTTTATTGGTATTGTATCTTTAGGATTTTTATCAATATATACGTCAAAACTTTTGTCAGGGTTCTCTGGATTGAATAAGAAAGCCTTTCGTGTCTTATTTTTTACATGTTTCTTTATTCTTCGGGTTTTCATTTTATAGTATAGTTAGAGTAAAATTTGTCTTAATTTTAGACATACATTGTCATCTAATGATGGCGGGATGCCATCCTATTAAAAAGACTAGGGAAGAGTAAAATTTGAAGACTTAAAATCCCACCTTTAAGAAGAAATAAGATGTATCGTCCATGTTTTCTTGAAGAACAGGCCGTCTTAACTCCTAAAGAATTTGAAACTGCCGCAATTGACATGGAGGGCTTTTTAACTCTTCAACTTCGCAAGAAACTAGAAGGACGCTGTTCACCGCAGGGATTTATTCGTGAAAATAGTTTGAAACTTTTGAGTAGAACCCTCGGAATGGCAAAGTCCGGAACCTTTACTTCTGATTTTACATTCCGGTGCAAGGTTCAGTGCGATGTGTTGTATCCAGCAGTTGGAGATATTGTAGATACGGAAGTTCTTAAAGTAAATAAGATGGGCGCATATTCCGCCTTTGAGGATTCATTACGTGTTCTTATGCCCCGTGATCTTCATCAAGGAAATGTAAACTTTGATGAACTCAAGATTGGAGATAAGATTCGTGTTAAGATTCTGAAAACGCGCTTTCAGTCACACGATGAATTTATTATGGCAGTTGGAACACTTGAAGATATTGTTGCTGCTGCTGTTCCTGCTGCTGTACCTGCTCCTCCTGCGGAAGTAATTGCACTATAAGTTCTTTCCGAAAATAAATGGATGCCGCTGAATATACCCGTCGCGAAAAGTTTTTAAATGCTCTCAAGCAACTCGGGGAACCTGAATATCTTGAGATACTTCGTCTGCTTCAAAAGAAGAATATTCACTACAGTGAAAATGCTAACGGAGTTTTTTTTGATATCGCCGCATTAGACCAAGAAACATTTAATTCTCTTGAACAATTTATTGAATTTGTAAAGAAGAACCGTACCGAGCTCTCCGAAAGGGAGACACTCATTAACTCATTTAAACAGAAGTAGACATTATTTTAATAGAGATGGCACCGTATACATCCTGGAAAAATTTGTCTTCTGCTATAAACTCAAATACAAATAGGCATTGTTCGCTTCAAACTTTAGAAAAGCAAACAATGCATATTATTGAATCTGAACCGGCGTGGCTGGCTGGAACGGGTTGGAAACTTCTTCATGAAAGTATTCCTGCTCATCCACTCAGCATACCCTGTATAGATGCTGACCCTTTTTTCCGATACAGTGATAAAATTAATCACTCCAACGGAATTCGCACACAAATTTCCGAACTCTCGCAGAAGTTTGATGATGTGTATAAAGAAAATAATGGTCGGACACGTGGCTGGATTAAATCACATTTTCTAGCCTGGTTTTTGAAAGCTGAGGCTCTAGAAAAGTGGTCATGGGATTATGACAGTTGCTTGAAGGATAAGTTGTCTTCGGCTGTCTGTGATTTTATAGCAGTCTGGTGCAGCATTACTATTGCTGTTTTCTTTCCCGAGCAGATGCGGATTGTATGCTATCCGACTGGCCGTCCTGTTAGCGACCGTGTAGTCTGTATTGATGGCGCTTCCAGCAATTGGCTACTTGGTCCCGCTGGACCTTATTCTACACGAGCAGAATTTAAGAGTTTGGTTTCTAAATTGGGCTGGAAGTGGCTAGCACCGGCATCGGTGTCAATTCCCGAGACAATTACCGAACTCAAGGCGAAGATTTCTGCTGATGGAGAGGGCAGCCTGCCAACAATGACAAAGCAAGAATTAGTGGGATGGATTTGGCGTGCTGCTTTCATTAAAAATTGAAAGCACTAACTATCCGCATATTGTAGGTATGGAACTCCGTAAAACAGAATACGAAGAAATCAAAGGTCTCTGGTCCACATGGCTGAGTCTGAAGGACACAGAGTTAGAAGCAGTCATTCAACGAGTGGATGCTACGCAATGGATGGATATCATGAAACGGCTACGTAGCATTGGTCTTCAAGAAGAGGTTCAGCAACCCTATCTTACAATCATTGTTGAAGGCGGAATGCGATGTGTTATTACAGGAGAAGATGCTGTTCGTAAGTACTGTCAAACAAACAAATTGCCTGATTCTGCCACTTGTAATCTGAAGGCAAATATTCGTGATATTCAGCCGATTGAACTAAAGGATTATGATGTACGAATCAAGTTGAAGCGTGAACAAAACGTGTCACGCGATGATATTAAGTTTCAGGAAATTATGCTCAAATGGCCGCTCTTACAGAAAAGTTTCCGATACATTCGGCGGTATTCCTTTTCTACAGCAAAAGGTGCCCGCTTTGATTTGAGCATTATCCGGCAGTCAGCCTATACACAGCAGAGGAGATATGCAACAGCAACTTCTTTTAAGGAGGCAGATATTCTAAATCAACCCCTGCGATATGAAGTGGAGGTTGAAGCCATTATGGAGGATGCTCCTACAGAGCCGCTGAGTTTCATCGGCAAAATCGGTCAAGTTTTACAGGGAAAACAGCGTTCGCATGCAGTTATCAAGAACTCTCAACGAGCGGCTGTACTAAATTCATTCAAAAGTCTATTTGGACAGAATACTAAATTTCCTGGGCCGAAAGCAATTACACTGGAGAAGAAACATTTGTTGCCTCCAGCAGAGAATACTCCCGACACGATTAGTCTGCTTGCTCTGAATGGTGGATATAATGTAACAGATAAGGCGGATGGTCTGCGTGTTCTGCTATTCGTATATGGAGATGAAACTGGAGGTGGTGGACAGATATATCTGATTGACATGAATATGAATGTTTATGCTACTGGACTAGTAACTGATCCGGCGGTATGGCGGGGAACTGTGCTGGACGGCGAATGGGTCCAGCAGACAAAGAAAGGGGAACCCCATAATACATTCTACAGTTTTGATATCTTGCGGACACGAGGCGGAAAGGACTGTAGGCCGCTTCCTTTCATCAGTTCATCACTTGTACCTACTGGTTCTGCCGGTGAAGGAGCACCCGTTGAATTAGAGGCTCGTTATCGCTTGCTAAAGGAAGCAGTGGCTGGTCTCTCTACCGCACAACAGTCACTTCGGCTACCTCTTATGCAGCAACTTATAATTGGCATTAAGCATTTTAAGTTTGCCTTACCGGGAACTCCTCAGCGACAGATTTTCGTAGAAGCAGCGGCCATGCTAGATACTACAAAGACGGTTCCCTATGAAACGGACGGACTCATCTTTACACCAAATGCGCTGGCTTTACCGATGGGAATAGGCACATGGTCTGCTCAGTTCAAGTGGAAGCCCGTTGAGAAGAATACGGTTGATTTCCTTGTCATTGTTGAGCGGGAGAAGGATGAAGATGGCAACTTTCTAGCAGATGATATTATTCAGACTCAGTTGCGCCCTGATACAAATGAACTGGTAACCTATAAGACCTTGCGTCTCTATGTGGGCAGTGTTCGGGACCCCGCCTTTAAGAATCCGCGACAGACAATTTTGGAGATGATTGCTCTACCTGGTGCGGATACGGATGACTATCGGCCAATTGTATTCCATCCACTGGACCCGGTGGATGTTTATGCTTCAGTGTGCCATGTTCCGATTATTACAGATGGTAGGGAAACGGATATTGCGGAGTCAGTTATTCGCACTGTAGCGGACGGGCAGCCAATTACAAGCAATATGATTGTTGAGATGTCCTATAATCCGACGGCGGCTCTTGGATGGCGGTGGCAACCCGAGCGTATTCGATGGGATAAGACTGAGGCATATCGTCGCGGTGTTGTTGGCGGTTCACTCAATGCGGAAAAGGTGGCCGATTCTGTATGGGCGTCAATTCACGACCCTATCACGGAGGAAATGGTGCGGGGTGAAGTTGAACTTGCTGCAGAAATTGAAGCAGCGGCTGCGCCAGTTGCAGTTGAGCGTTCGTATGTGAACAAGGTTGACCAGCAGAATGAATTCAAGGTTAAGAATTTGCGGGCTTTCCACAACTTTATCAAGGGAACACTTCTCTTCGGTAAGACTCTACAGGCAGGATCTGCTCTTCTTGACATGGGATGTGGTAAAATCGGTGATCTCCATAAATGGTCATCTGCTCGTGTCGGCTGGGTTCTTGGAGTTGAATTAGCGGAGGATTCACTGATTAATCCACGGGATGGTGCTTATCGCCGGTATTTGAACAAGAAACTAGAATACCCCGAGGTTGCTCCTATGGTTTTCGTACAAGGTCGGTGCGAACGACCTTTGGGCACGGGTGATTCTGGAATTACACCGGATGATCAGAGTTTGCTGAGGGCGCTATATGGAACACCCGGCTCTTCTAGCAAAGTTGCTCCTTTCCTAGAGGCAACTGGATTAGTTGGAAAAGCAGCAGAGAAGTTTGATGTGATTAGCAGTATGTTTACGCTCCATTATTTCTTTCAGGATCGGACTATGATTGACGGATTCCTGCAGAATATTGCGGATAACTTGAAGGTGGGCGGCTTCTTTGTAGGCTGCTGCTTTGATGGCGAAACCGTATTTAATAGGTTGGCTCCTCTTGGATTTGGCGGAGTTTTATCTGGAAAAGAGGGCGACACTGAGATGTGGTCGGTGGAAAAACTCTACGATTCATTGCCGGATGAACTGACTCTGCCGGATTCCGATGGAGGCTTGGGCCGAAAAATTAAGGTGAACTTCATCACCATCGGGGATGGTCATGAGGAATACTTGGTGAACTTTGTCTACTTGCGTAGTCGGCTAGCGGAGATGGGCATTGATGTTCTTACATCGGAAGAATTGACTGGGCTGGGCCTTAAGGAGGCCTCTGGCATGTTTAAGAAATTATATGATGAAATGGGTGGACGTTTTAATATGTCTCCCAAGTTGCGCGAATATTCATTCTTAAACCGGTGGTTTATCTATCGCCGGCGTTCATACGGACCCTTGTCGGCGGCTCTTGTTGGAGAGGGTGGTCTGCCAGTGACTGCGGCTGTGGAGGTTGTGTTGCCTGTACTTCCTCCTTCAGCTCCTTCTGCCGGTGCTGGTCCTACTGGAACAAGGGGACGTGGTCGCGGACGTGGTGGTGCAACACGGGGTGGAACACGAGGAGGAAAAGTCTAAATACTAAATCTTCTTACAGGTGCCTTCTTTGTAATAGGAATGGGTGATAATTCTAGCAGTGCTACAAACTTTACTATATCTACAGAACCAAAACTTACCTTTTTAAGTTTTTGTTTTGGAGTCGGTGTTCTATGGTCATGGAGCGTGGGTTCCGTATTAACTTTTTTTATTCTTATAGATAATCGCACTGTCGGCGTGGACCACTCCATACATATTAAGGGCGGGGATATTTTAAATGTATGTTGTATACGTATTTGTCGCAAATCGTGTCAACATAACATCGCGTGTAGAATACACATCATTGGAGAAGACTGACCCCTTCAATGACTTTGCTACTTTTTCTCTGTTCTCATCAATATCCTTGTTAAGAGTTGCAACCTCTACCGCATATAGAGTTCCATTGTAAAGAGACGGATCCCCGAACACTGTGTTAATTTCACCCACAATTGTGGCAATCGCAACACTGAGACCAAGACTGCTCATCTTGGGATTGCTAAAAACATCACAAAAGAGGAGCTTCGTGAACTCAAATGTTGTTGAATGGAATGCTGCACCAAGAACTAGAAGCATTTCTAGCATAGTCTTTACGGAAGGAACTGTTGTGATAAGGGCATTATTCTCATACTGCGTTCCTAGAAACTTAGTTAGAGCCGCATTTTCATTGCTTAGTGAATAGCCCTGCTTCTTGACAATGCTGCGTACAAACTTCTTGATGATTTGAATATTGCTCTTCATACCAGGAAGCCAGTTCAAGGTGGGGTCCGATGCCGCCGTGTTAAAATATGTATCAAAAACGGTATCAATATTGAAGTTCTCAATGAAATTACTAATCTTCTCATCAACATACTGCTTGAAATGCTCATTGTCGCTCAAGGTCTGATTGAAAATGAGGGGGCTGCCAAATAGGAGAAACTTAACTTCTGCTGCCTTAATGAAGACATTCTTGCTGCTCATGTTAAAAATCTTAAGAATCTCTGTGCAGCAGAGCTGGGAATTAGTCATGTATACCATGTGCGCAACCATCAAATGCCACACGGCGTGCTCAATAGAAACCAGCAGAATGAGTTCCGTGAATGCACTCTGTACAAGAGTTAACCACATGGGATGGTCTACATCAACGGGCTTACCGTTATAGACAATATAATCCAATGCTAGAAAATCATTGACCTTTGTCCTATCCACTGTGAAAACCATGGTAAGATCTAGCAATTGGAGATTCTCACGAAGAATGGAACTGAGTGTGCGCATTTCTTCACATGCGGATGCCTGCCCCATCTTCAAGAGGAGTTCAGCCGGAGTTGACCCCTTCTCTAGAAACTTACAGAAAGGCATATTGCTAACATAGCAGCCGAGGAGCTGCTTATTCTTGGATGCTTCAATAGGGAAATTTGTGAAAACTTCACTTTCACTGATACCCTTATAACCGAGGCCAGTCAGTTGTCCAATGTAGGACTTGCGAAGAGCCTCTAGTTTATCAGTATCGCTGCCAGCAAGAGTTCCAACAAAATCCTTTTGGGGAGGAGGCTGCTTTAGCGTAGGAAGAGCAAAGTTGCGGAGGTAAGGATCTGAGCGCGACCGAAAGCAGCAAGTACGAGCAGAAGCACACGACATATTAATATAGATTCTGTTCAGTTTCTTAAATGCTTTAGAGAATCATAAAAAATTTGAAACTGGGAACTCGTTTTTAAGTTAGTAAGATGCCGCAATCAATAGCAGATGGAGCACTACCTTGGCAGCGTTTAGCTGTTGAAAATAAACATCCGCGGGATGATAATATCTCATTTGAGGAATCAACTCACACCTATAGTATTGATGGTGATTCAACGGGTTGGAAATCATGTACAACAATTATCAGTCATCTTTATAAGCATTTTGACCCCGATGCGATTATAGCAAAGATGCGACAGAATAAAGAGAAATTTGCTACGGGGCCATATTATGGGAAAACGGATGAAGAAATTAAGGCTGGATGGAATGCAAATGGAGCAGTCGCATCGGAAGCAGGCACACGAATGCACTTGGATATTGAACATTATTACAACTCTAATCCTGTTGGAAATCTAGCAGGTGATAATTATGAACCTTTGGAATCACCGGAGTGGACAATGTTCTTGGAATATCAGCGTAAGATTGGTTCTAAGTTTAAGCCGTATCGCACGGAATGGCTAGTTTGGGACCGCTCTGTGATGATTGCGGGTTCTATTGATATGGTGTATAGGAAGCCCGATGGCACTCTAGCAATCTATGATTGGAAGAGGGCAAAGGAAATTAAGACTGAAAATCGCTATGATAATATGCTCGGACCTGTCAGTCATTTGCCGGATACAAATTATTGGCATTATTCTATTCAGTTGAATGTTTACCGGCGGATTCTGGAAGAGAATTATGGAGAACGTGTAACTGAGTTGGCTCTTGTAATTCTGCACCCGATTAATTCAAAATTTCAGGTTCTTCAACTGGCTATGATGCCGGAGGAGGTGGACGGGATATTTGCTGCTCGGAAGGCGGCTGTTGCGGCAGGGTCGGCTGAGCCGCTGCTATTTGATTAATTTCTTCATTCCATTCTTCGTTTTCTTGGTTTTCTTGGGGGGCTTCTTCTGCGGGGGCTTCTTGTGCTTCTTGAGGAGTGGCTTCTTCTGCTTCTTGAGGAGTGGCTTCTTCTGCTGAGGCTTCTTGTGCTTCTTCTGCGGGGGCTTCTTCTGCTTCTTGAGGAGTGGCTTCTTCTGCGGGGGCTTCTTCTGCGGGGGCTTCTTCTGCGGGGGCTTCTTGTGCTTCTTGAGGAGGGGCTTCTTCTACTGAGGCTTCTTGGACGGGGGCTTCGTCTGCTTCTTCGAATTCTTCAGCAGGTAAATCTATTTTTACTGCTTCTTCTTCTGGTTTATCATTTACAATACCAGCAAAAGCAACTGCTGGTTCTTGCAGTGATTCCTCTACAGGAGACGCGGGTGCTGGAATTATAGGTTCTCTTAAAAATCCTTCATCAACATCTGTTTCTACTGGCGGTGAAGGTGCCAATTCAGTGGGCGCAATTGATACAGTTTCACTGGGAACTGGTCTTTCCTCAGCAACTTGAAGAACATCCGCCACATCTTGAGATGGAGGGGCAATTGATACAGTTTCACTGGGAACTGGTCTTTCCTCAGCAACTTGAAGAGCAACAGGTTCTGCTGGAGCAGCAGAAGCCGTAGAAGAAAGTGCTACAACTGCAGAACCAAGAGATTCTATAGGGACTTGTAACTGCTCAATCTTCTTTATGGATGTTTCGTTACGATCCATTTGTTCCATTTGATTTGATAAATCGGGCGGAAGAGTATTTACATGATGAGTCGCTTTACCATCCAAATCTATAACCAAATCCGGTCCATCACCCCACAGCAAAATGATATCCGGCTTATTTTGAGGATTAAAATATGAGTTTATTACTACAGCCCCCGTTACAGATGTTGTGATTAGAGCCAAACGACAGTTTGCTACCAATGCAAGAGCATAGAAATCATAAGGTGAACTACGCCATCCTCCAGCAATTATATCTGCTGGAACTCGTAACATTTCTTGCTTTCTCTTAACTTGTGCATAAATGGATTCAATTGTTGGATTTTGTTTTTGTTGAAGAATGCTAAAGAGATATACAAGACCAAGTTTTAATCTATCTGCCTGTGCGTTAGAAACAACTGAAAATTTCTTATACCGGTCCTTGAATGATAAAGGTAAATCTAAGTGATATGCCTTTCCTTCTAAGCGTGTCATTGACTGGACCAGTGATGATGATTCATCAATCTGACCACCGAGAACTGCTTTAAGCATCTCCATTGTTGTCGGTTGCTCTTCTGCAAATTGTAAACCCTGTGTATATTTTGTTTTATGTATTTTTCCGACTTGACTATCAATTGAAAATGTATCTGTTGTAATTATTTCTGTTGCAGTTTCAACTGTACCCGATAGAGGACGAACACGACTAACCTGTTTTGTATCTATTTCAGCAAAAGCCCACGGATTACGAAGAATTTCATCTGTTAGACGAGCAGTTATATTTGCGGTAGAAGGAACATGTAACATACAGCGGGAATCGGACCAAGAAGCAATTCCCGGTGGACAATCTTCCAATTTCAAATTAGGATTTCCAATATTTTTACGAATACGTGGTAACTCTTTGAGTGTTTCAGTGTACGGTGTTTCTTTAATAAATTGATAAACAACTGAATACAAGATTGTATCAACGCGTTTGCGTCGTTCATAAAGTGGAAGATTTCTAGCATCACGCAGCGCCTTCAGTTGAATTAAAACACGCGCGCCCTCTGCGTCTCGTTTAAAATGATTTGCTAGAATTAACCGCAGATATTGATAGGCTTCATTAATAAAACCCTCTTCAGATTCTACTACAGATGCTGAGTTATGCTGAACGGGCAAAGGTGAAAGTTCTTCGTCTAAATCCCACGGGAAATCAGTCACAGGTTGGACATCAAATCCAGCAGAATCCTGTGTTGGATCAATGGGTAAGATAACACCACTTTTTAGGAGAATGGCAACATATTTTGCGGGTTGCTCTTCCGCAATGAGAATTTTAATAATTTGTAAACCATCCAAATTAAAGAATTTATTATCAGTATAAAATGTTTGTATTTCACCTAGTGACGGTGCAGGTAGTAATGCTTTACTTTCATAGAATCGCGGCCATTGATGAGTACTTGTTCCATCATCACGTGCTGGAACAAAGAAACGTTTATTCTCTTTATTCTCAAAAATAAAACCAACAAAACGATTGCTACGTTCCCGTACAATACCGCGCGGCTCTACAGAAGTAGAACGGCAATGCTTGAGAATATCACTTATTGTAGGAATAGAGGCTGCTTCTGCTGATTTAGCAGGTTGCCAAGTATATGGCGGTGTTTGAAGCCGACCACATCCAACCCCCTTCTTCTTAATTTCAAGAATCCATTTATGAATCGCAGCACTGCTAGATTGACCTAATTTTCCGTAAAGATCTGTAGAGTCAAATGATGTGATAGCCTTATCGGTTCCAGCATAGAGAATCAACGGCTCCCAAATACTATATTTACTGTCATGAATTACAAAAACGGGTGTCGGCTTATCATTTGTGCTCGGGATACCAAAAGCAGGACATTGGACGGCCCAATCATCGGAATCATTATCCCGAAGAATACGTAAGAGAAGAATTCCACGTGTTAAAAGGGCACCGGGCATCATAAGAAGATGTTCAAAGTAGCGAATATCTTTGGGTGTATTCGCATCCCGCACATAATTCATAAAATTCTGATAAGAATAGAAGAGTCGTACAAGATTAGCCCGATTTGAACCTTCATTTTGAGCATATCCATTTGCTTCTATAAATTTACGGAAACTATCGCCAACAGGTTCTGCGGGCAAGTCGGGGCGCGCAAATTCATGAACAAGAGTGCCATAGTTTGCATCTTCAAATGCATGAATAAAAGCGGGTGTTGTCATTCGTGCAATAACATCATTTAGATTAAATGTTCCCAACCAAAATCCCAGCATACTAAGGAACCGATTTCCCGGTTGCTCAGTATTTTGAAGACCAAAACGAATAAAAACCATTTGGTCACGAGACAACATTTGCTGGGGGCCAGATTTCTTAATTGCTTTAGCGGAATCTTGTCCAAAAAGAGAATCTATCTGCGGGGGAACTACCCCTAGTTCACCGGGTCCTAGTGGGTATTTTCCAACTGATTTAATATATTTAGATGGAAGACTACTGAGGATTTTATTAATTTCAACGAGAGGAACAACGCCCCTAGTTTGTCTTGCTTTTTCTTCCTCTTGTGCGGCAAGTTGGCTAGGTTGTAATTGTTCGGGTTCTTGCTCGGGCTGGATTGAAACCTTATCATATGAACGTGTTGTATCCACCAATTTATCTTCCTTCGCTTTTATTCCGCAGCAGGGTAGAGGATAATTATCGGGATGTTTTGATTTACTTTGAAATCCAATATATTTCTTAAAACCATTTTCAGTTTTTCGTTCAAGAACAGTTTGACCAGGTGAAGGTGAAGAACCCGTAATCTTTTTACCACCGCACTGAGGACACTCATTCTTAGCTTCAAACTCTGATTCAATAAGAGGAATATCGTCCCGAAGACACCAATACAGTGAACACATATACCAATTGCGTTTTATTTCAGAACCAGTTCTGAGTGTAACCCATACTGGTCTTGGTGGGGTAAAATTACTATCAAAGTCCCATGATACTTTGGGACCATATCCCAACGGAGGTTTATCATTGAGTTTCCAGCCCTTTGGTTTAGGACCTTCTATAAACGTGATTTTATCTTTATAGATTTCTTTGATACGAGCATATTGTGATTGAGATAAAGAATGAGGCATATCACCGTTGGATGTTTGGCATGCAGAAGAATATCCTTTGGACTTTCCAGCACGTTTGTCTTGGTAGCCAAAAAGGTCGCTGTCTAATTGTTTGAGTTTTGTAATATAAAATTTAGAAACATCCTTTTGAACTTCATCGGAAGAACTTGCTGTTGGTGCTACTTCAGGGCTTTCAACAGGCGCACGAGATGCCAATATAACAGGTGCGGCTTCTGATACAACTTCTGCTGAAACTGAACCGATTGCTGGGCCTGCTTCCTCTTGTTCTTTCTCTTCTGCTTCTTCTTGTTCTCCCTCTTGTGCTTCTTCCCCATCCCCTTCAAAAAAGTTCAAAAAATCTAAATTTCCAGCATCTACTGTTGCCGATGCTGTTGCAGATGCTGCACGTGTTTGTGCGTCCGATGATTCTGTGACCAAAGTCGCATCTTCCTTTTTAATCGAGGCAACTGCTTCTAAAACAGCTGGTGCTTCAGATTTTACAACAGTCTTTTCTAGCAGAACAATTGCTAGAGCTGTCATAATACGTCGGAGACTTTCACCCGCACCCGGTGATAATAAATTTGCAATTTCAATTTCGTATGAGGGGTGATTATTGCGAATTGTTATAATAACGCCATCGTGATGTACGGGAACTGCCTCTTCACCTTTACCTTGAGCAACTGTTTCCTGCTTTCCCTTATTTTCCAGAAAATGTTGAAAAATAGCCGAGGCCTCTTTGGGTGATTTACTAAAACGGCGTTGAATCTTTTCAATAAAAAAGATTGTCGTCTCTTTGAGTGAAAGTTCCTGTTCGGAAAATTCGGAGGCCGCTAGACGCGAAATATAGGCAGTTATACTATTGTTTGATTCATAATTGGTTAATGCTGTATAACGAAGATTAATTACACCGGGTTCACCCTTCTCAAGTTCAAATATATAGGAATAATTACGAAGACGCTCCTTAATTTCTTCAATAGAAGGACGGGGCGAACTTACAAGCGGATGTTCCCACACAAATTTCCCATGTAATTCAAGGAGTTCAAGGGCAGCAGAAGGTGGCTCAATTTGCTCAAATGAATTAGATGTGACAAATTTCTGAAGGCCTACAAGACCTTCCTCTATCAGACTACCTAAGAAAAGGTGGTCTTTGCGGGGTGATTGAATTTCAACACGTGCGGAATTATCCTTGAAGAATAGAACATCAAAAGCAGATCCAGCAGCGATACGATTTCCGCGAATTAGGATTTTACCTAGGATGAGTTGCTCCTTTTTACTGATAGGTTCTTTGAGCCATGCAGCCATAGCATCTGCTGGTATGTAAGCGTTTTTAAGATAGCGTAAGATGGGTTCTTGATCTCCACGGTCGGAAAAATAACGAATGAAAGGGAGTTCTTGAGAAAGTTTGAGTTCATAAAAAAGGATTTCTAAAGATTCGGGTTTAGGAATAATTGCTGGAATTTTAATTTTTAGTTTTTCAATTGCTCTACAGTAAAGTTCACCGATTCTACTTCCATGCTTTTTGAGGGCATCTTCAAGGTGCGCCAATTGCTCCTGTCGCGAAGTAATATAAGTTTTACAGATTTTATAGTATTCACTTTCTGCTTCATCCGTATCATATGCTTCTTCAATGCTACTAATCTCGGAAATCCATGGAAAATAAAGACGAATAAAACCATCAAATAACTGTATATTAATAGCAGTTGGATCAGGTCCTACAATTTCACTTAGACGCCAAATATGAAGAGTTGGTTGCTTTAAGTGATTTGATCTAAAACTATCCTCAATTGTAGCATACATATGGAAAGTTGCTGTTGCACCAGTACGATTTCCAGCAGAATCCACTAGTTCAGGGCGAGGTGTTTGATTTGTTAATGGATCGGGTAGTTCTGCTGGTAGACTTGATTCAGTTGGCCAGTGAAAATCCATAGGTACATACTTTCCTTCTTTTTCATAGGCTAGAAACACAAAATTCGGCGTATAACTTTCTGAACCGCCTACATCGATCCATATCATACGTTTCAAATCCGCAATAGTTGTGAAAGGAAACACATTTGTCAATTCATAATTTGCAGTAGTTCCATCACGTAAATGCTCAACATACTCAAGAATACCGTCACTTTCTAAGAAACTGCCGGTAAATTCCATACCTAAGTCTGCTAGGCTCATCCTATCTTCTATCGTCCTTTTATCTCTTCTTATTTAAATCATTAATTGCTGTTTCCTTATATTTCGGTTGGTCCGTAATACTTATTCCACAGTAAGGAACTGGTTGCTCGGCAAAATTCTGAAATTCATAGATACCAAGTTCTTCTGCCTGTTTTAGAATCCAGGCGAAGTTATTCCAGAAAAGTGGAGTATGTCCAATTTCACGTGTTCCAATATGTCCAACTTCATGTAATGTCACAAATGTAAGAACATTTACATCCACAAGATCTTGGCTGGAATTCTTTTGTCTCAAGCAGACGTGTATTTTTTCGCCCTTATTTAGTGTAAAGGATGTATAACTAGAATCAGGCGTAGATTCACTAAATCGTGTAGGATCTGCATCAAAGTTCTTGAGAATATCTAGTGCAATTTGATTATCTGTTTTTGACTGCTTAAAATGTGTCATTAATCGGAGAATACGACTACGAACTTCGGCTAAGCGATTTGCGGCTTCTAATTTATCAGGCAGGTTGCGAACTAGATAACTATTATCATCAACGGTTGATTTAACATAAGACATATCAAAGAGTGCCTTTCGTGTATAATACGTAGCCAAAGCGGTTCCCGTAATAGCAACGAGAAGCATAAACATATTCTCTTGACTTGACATTCCCTATCCTGTGTGCTTAATTTCAAACAGTTTGACTGTTTTAAATTAGTTGTCTAATGTTTATTTACATGACTTGGTGATTTACGAGCCAATCTCCAAAGGCTTGCGATTTACGTCAGGCTCAATTGTGGTCTGATTCCAGGGACCGACCTGTACCTGCGGGTTAGGCGGGGAAGAGCGGAGATCGTGGGAAGCATTACGGAGGGACTGGCCGATGGTGTCTACGCCAATCTGGTATCCAGCATTGAGGAAGTTCTTGTCCATGATTGAACCGGGTGCCATGGGGTTCGCCTGTACCCACTGGCTGTTAGGGTCATTGGGCAAGAGTTCAGAAGCCTTGAGTTGCTTCTTGGGGTAGCAGTTTTGCGGTTGCTCAGTGGACTCAAATCCAGACGCAGCCGGGGAAAGACCGCTGCTGGCCTCTACGTAGTTGCCGCTGTAGTTTCCAGACATTTGCTCTACGCCCGCAACATTAGGAACAGGGGGGTTTGCCGTCGGGTAGCTAGGCGCATCAACGAATGTCTCAGGCATTGTAAAATGGTTTCTAGACATCTTGACGAGACCACCGAATGTAGGATCTAAGAAATATACCAGTGCAGCACCCAAGACAACAATTACAATTGCTAAAAGGATATCACGAGTGTCCATTGCTTCTACTAATAACATAGGGGAGATTTCTTATTAAACCGCGAAACATCCAGGATTAACTATTTTATCTTTTTGAAGGGCTTCTTACAGGGTGGGGAGGAACTTCAACTTCTTCCTCTTCTTCATATTCATCATCTTCATTATCTGTTAAATCGTAATCTGAAAATGTGGATTCATCGTCATCCAGAGTAAAATGTTCAAAGAAGAAATTAAGTTCACGAAATGCCATTTTCTTGGCAACTTGGGCCTTCAGGCGGGATTCCTTAACACGCTCCTTGGCTGCAAACTTACGGTCCAAATAATTGCGGTCTTCATGGTGATTGAGTTTAACAGGAGCTGAATCAACATCAATATTGATTTCTCGGCTATCATCAATTTCTTCTAATTCATCATCGGAACCTTGAGTCCAGGGCATGGAAATCTTTGATACTTCATCCACTTGCCAGACAGAAGAGGTCCAGCGCGGAAAAATTCCTTCACCAGAAATTTGAACAGCAGTAAGTGTTTGAGAACCAGAATAGTTTTTACTCGTATCAGATGGCATTGCAAGATTCTTAGTATCCCAGCCTTTCATTAACTTTGTTAACATACTCTTTGTTGGAGCAGATGAAAACCAGGAAGAACGCTTTTCGTATAACATATCAATTAAGTGACGGCGTGTTTCCATAACAACCGCTAGCAACTCTTCATCATTCTTCCACTTCCCTCCTTCCCATTTAGTGAGTAGAGCAGGCTTTTGGCTTACTCTAATTAAGAAGCCAGACGCAGTCTTCTCGGGCTCAGAAAGTCTCAATTCCATTCTTGCTGAGCCTTAGATTTTTGGGTGTGGTCTTTACCGCATTGCGTTTTTATGCTGTGATTAATTTCATATTCAGGGTTAAATGGCGCAAACTCTACCAGCCACTGATGGCCGTTATAAGCAGGCTTTCGGTACTATGGGTAATCAAATGGTAACAAGTCTATGGGATTATATGCAAGCACCTGAGAATAAAGCACGTCTGGTTAATGTATTAGATCCATTGATCCAGCATATAATTAAGTCTATCTTTCCATATATCGCATTTTCTGCTATTTTATTTGTTTTACTGCTTATTATTGCTGTAGTCACACTTGTTGTAACACTCAAAGCCACTGGTTATAATCCAGTCACTGCGCTCGTTGATGTAATTCCAACAATGGCGGCCATTACGTCTGTAGCATCTGTTGTTCCTGCTGCTGCGGAAAATATAAGTTCATAAAATCGTATTTTCTAAAGAGATGTCACTTGTAACAACGGAGCCAACAAATCAACAGCGACTCCAGCAGTCGGTTCGTGCTTGGGTACATTATGATAATTTGGCAAATACTTTTAATAAACAGACTCAAAATGCTCGTGCTCAAAAACAGATTCATGAAAAGGAGATTCAGGATATTCTCTTCGCAATGAAACAATCAGAGGCTGTGCTAGAAGTAAATGGTGCTCGTCTTCAATTTCAAAGAAAAGAAACTAAAAGTAACTTATCATGGTCCTGGCTTCAGGATAATCTCAGAGCATGGTTTTCATCAGAAACTCGGGGTAAAACAGCAGATGATTTGTTTAAATATTTACAGATGCGGCGTTCCACTAAAATTACCGAAAGTCTTGAAAAACTATAGATGCTTAAACACATAATCTGAAAGATTAATAATAACAAGTTTTACGTTATGGTCGTGAATTTTGATGAATGGTGGTCTTCAGAGGATGTAGATGGATATACTCCTCGTCTATATATTCATTCTTTGGTACAAAATATAGGAAAGGCTTATAAGGAAAAGAAGTTTTCATTTGTAATGCCTCTGCCAGATATAGAACTACGTGTAACTAAATATTTTTCTTTGCTTTTTAAAATTATTCATAATAATCTGCAAAAAAAAATAGAAACAAATATCCAAATTTTTAAACCGGATGACTGGAGTGACCGAGATGAGAATGAATGGAGAGATGCTTATTGGCATTATTTTGATTCACTCTTTTGGGAACAAGTCATGGGACCTGAAAAATCATGGGAAAATCGTATTATAAAATGGCGTTATGCTTTACCCAGTATATTACAAGATTATACAATGCGTTCTCGTAATAATTTACCCCATATTGAAGAAGATATGTATTCTGATGGAGAATATGAATCATATCAAGAACATGATTAAAAATTGATTGTTTTAAGACGTATTATGATATACCATATCTTAATATGTCAGTTCAGTTTAATCAGTCTACTGTGGAGGCATGGGTTGCCTTGTGTAACGAGGAAGGAGAACTAAAGAGGCAGGGTGCTTCTGCGGAACTGCTAGAGGCAATGCGTATTCGTGTAGCAAAAGCTCTTGTTGCTCTTATTCAAGAGGCTCAATCAACTGCTCTTCTACAGCAGATTTTGGAGGTGCCAGCTACAGATGAAATAGGTGATCCAGTTTAGTAAGAAAAATTTGATGAAAGTATTTAGAAGTTAAATATTTAAGGATGGTACAATTTGTATTTTTACGCCATGGAGAGGCTACACATAATGAGGCATTTCATCAAAAAAATGAAAATGAAGTGTCTGTATTTACCAATAAAGAGTTTAGAGATGCTTCTCTAACACCTTTAGGAGTTGAACAAGCACACGCAGTTGGGGAAAAACTTGTTAAAGAGTTTGGTATGGATGGATGGACTGCTATATGGTGCTCACCTCTTACAAGGGCCATTCAGACTGCTAATGAAATTTATGAGGAAATAAATGTTCATGAGACAATTCTCCACGATAATCTTATTGAGATGCAGGGCAAAAATTATGTATGTAATCATCGTTCAACACGTGATGAAATTGATAAAATGTATTATAATATGTGGGAAACTAAGCATCTAGCAGATGTTCAATCTGGATGGAATAGGTCAGAAAATCCGACCGCGGTACGATATCGTATGTGGATGTTATGCGCATTTCTATCGGAATTATACAAGGATAAACCAAATCCTCGTATATTGATAGTAAGTCATGCGAATGCGATTCAGGAATTGACAGGAATTTATCTTAAGAACTGTGAATATTGTGTGGTTAATAGCCTTGATCTGCGGTTGCTTCACTAACCTCTTCCTATGGTTGGGTAGTCACTAACCACTCCACTTAGCCTTATTCCACGGTAGAACAACCATTGTATCCAATTGGTCGCGGAATTTTTGTACTTTACGATCAAAGTCAATCTCCTCAGGTGTGGCGGGGAGGGCAGCTCCATTTTCAGATAAGAGTTCATCGGTTGCTTTTTTATCAGGACGGATGCCATAGCAATTTACGCCAAATCGAAGATCAGGATTATCAAAATGTCCACCATTTATACCAGGCTTTCCGCACGCTCCCTTGTATTGCTCAGAACCATGCTGTAACTTCTCCCATGTTTCTTTCTGTGTGGGATAGACAGCCATTTGTCCCTTGACCCAGCCATAGTTACACCAATCTGCGCCCTGTTTGTGTGCTTCTTGAACCTGCTCAAATGTTGCTAGTTCCGCACCAAGAGCCTTACATACAGGTAAAGCATCCTCATAGGTATAGATATTACGACTTACATTAAACACTTCTCCTCTCGGAGGCATTAATGAGTTACGTAAATCTAGCGGAGAAACTGCAGGAGCATCACGAGAACCGGGGATTCCAGCAGGTAATTCATCCTTAGACATCGGAGCCTCTTGAGGCGGAGGGGGTATGGTTGCAGTTGCTCCTATTTCAGGCTTTTCATCGCCCCATAAATTAATTCCTACCGAACCTTCCTGTCTTTTTTGGATTAAATCAACTAATGAAGTATAACTGCTGTTTATCGTGTATCCAATATAATGCCAGTAAAGGTAAATTGCCGCTAGGAAAAAAAGAACAAGTCCAGCATAAAAAAGATTGGAAGAAAAGAAACTCCAGACAGAGGAACCTGCCTGTGAAGCTGTATTTGAGACATTAGATATTC